GGTAGTAGGCTCACATAGGCATACCCCGTCCTTATGGGCACAAAGTAACGGGGGAGGGTATATAGACCTATTCAATTATTTTAACCAAGCTCTAACATACAGACTAGCTTACTGTCAAGCAATTTATTTAATAAACTTCATAAAAACTTTTTTCATCTGCTTATCAATCTTAGTAAACATATTTTCGTTCTGCTTCTTATAACTCTCTAACCGCTTACCGTTTGCCTCTAATGCTTTTAATACTTCGTATGCGTCTTTCATGTTCATCCGCTCCTTATAATATGTTATTTATTAACTGTCTTTATTATATCATGCGTATTTACTTAAAGTCAACAACATATTAAAAGAAAAAGGAGAAAGTTTTTATTCCCCTTAATATTCGTAGAAGTCTTCTCTATTCAATCCGTTATATTCGTAATCGTCCAGGCCTTCATAGCCCGCCTGGTGCGCATAGTCCTCTCTAGCCGCTTCTAATAGCTCGCTTATCTCGCTCATACGATATTCAATTAAATCCGCTTGTTCCTCTGTCCTAGCATGGTCTAAAGCCTCTTCTAAGCGCTCATACTTATTCTCTAATGATTCAATTTGAATAGCTAACTCATTTAATAACATTATTTATTCATCTCCTCATATGTGATAGACTCAGCAATAAACTTTCCATACTTTATATGTGGTTCATCATACACTTTTACAATCCTCATGAAACCGTATTGGCTACGTGTCTTTGTTCCTTCTTTAACATTTCCATACGGATAGAAATTATCTTTATTAATAAAGCAATCCTCCTCAGAAGGTGTACCCATAAAGTCGTATCTTAATGTAAATCTATATTGTTCACTATTCATTTTACATATCCCCTTTGTTTGAATTATTTTCGTTTAATATCGATTTCAATACCTTCCGCGCCCAGGTCTTCTATATGAGTAATATTCTCTAGTGGTACGTTAATGTTTAGCGGGCTATTTTTATTATACGTATTCCAGCTAAACACCTCCTCACCTTGCATATACTTATGATAGTTCTCCATTGATACCCATACAGACATAGTTTCCATTATGATCCGCCCCTTTTATAGTTGACCTTTACGCCTCTTTATATTCGCTATCATAACCTTATAGATAGGTTCGTCTTTATGTTGCTCTGCATGACAGTCTTCACATAGTGTAGTAAGATTGTTCATATCATGCGTGCCGCCATGCTTCTTATGCTCTATATGATGAACGTTTAACCATTCCTTAGCGCCGCACGTAGTACAGGTATTGTTATCTCTTTCAAGAACTGCGAGCCTTGTTTCCGGCGGTGTCTTATATCCTTTACGTTTACTTTCCCTTTTCTTTTTAGACTTAGCTTCTAATGTTTTAACACGTTTAGTCTTTATTGGCTTAACTTGCTTTTTGTTATCAGTGTTAATAACCATCTCAACATTATAATCGATACCACAACAGAACCTATGATTTATTCTGTGTATAACCTTTGAACACTTTACACACTTAGTTATTAATGACATATGTAATCACCTCTAACTATATTATACACTATAGCGGCGATTACAGCTAGTATTTCTTTCAAGCCTCCTTATAGCCTCATACAGGCGTTTTATTTGTTTCCTATACCTAAACCCTAGAATCTTATTTAAACCTCACCAGCGGCCTTTAAACGGCCTTAGCGGGCTTAGCTACATTGATAACACTATTACAGTTACACCAAGTACAAGCATATTCCTCCTGATCTCCTATAACCTTGCTCAATACGTGCTCTGTTCCCTCCTGGCATTCGTAACAATATAAAGGCTTTATTAGACTAATCATGTTTATTCTCTCCTTAGCGGCCTTATAGAGGCTCTATTTGATATGTTGAAGAATATAGCAGGTTATAGGAGAATATTAGAGAGTATATCGGAATATCTAGATATATAGTTAATTATATAAAGTTAATGCCTGCGTATACCTCTTGTGTGAGACAAGCCCGCGAGCGAGAGCCGGGGCTCACTGTTTTTTGTTCCATACACTTAATTTTTGTTTAAGTACCCTTATTCATGTTATAATGTAGCTATGCCTGTTCCTGCTTATATACTCTCCATATGAAGAAGCGGGCAAAGTGTAGATATTCCTCTCCACTCATGTTATCTATGTTAGACATATGAGTATAGAATTGTTCTCCTGCTTCGATATAGATAGTTGTTATTTGTTCATCTGTTAATAGATTTGTATTAAACCCTAGGTTTTTTAACGTTGCTCTGTTTGTTATCCTTTCCCAACGTTCTCTTTGTTCCATATTCATTTGCTTATACCTCCTCTTCTTCTACAAGGCTGTCAATGTATTCTATTGCATCATCCCATGAATATTGTTCTTCCATATCTTCATCTGATTCAATATGGTGAATTTCATAACCTTCATTAGTAGCACTGAAACGGATGCCATACCCTTTATACTCTTCGTAGCCGTTTGCTTCTGTTAATGCTTCATAAAAGAAATAATCATTATCAAACTTTAGTAAAACTGAATCAGTATAGTTTCCTCGTACATCACCATATAGATGAACTTTGAACTCTACATAGAATGAACCGTCTTCATGTTGGTACGTTTGGAAATTGAAATGATTTGATACTTTACCTAGCCAGTTATATGAGTTGCCGCCTTTACCTTCTTCTAAAGCTCCCAGCTCTTCCATATATTCTAAATACTCTTCTACACTAACAGCGGTCGTATTATATTCTTGTAGCTCATACATACGTTCTTCTGCATCTTCTTCATATTCGAAACCATCCTCTATGATTTCGTTTACTGTATCATCTTCACTAGGTTTGACAATTGCATAATAATCTTTGTTATCAATATAGTGAACTTCATACTGTGCAGGAATAGTTGTATCAGCTTCATACCCTTTAAAGCTTTCTAAGATTTCAATGATATCTACATAACCTTTCTCAACACTTTCACCGATCTTGTGCGGTTGGCCGAAAACTGATACAGTAGCTCCTCTAGTTGCCATTACTTCATTAATCACGTTTTGAACATCATTTGTATTTGTCATTTTAACATTTCCCCTTTAGGTTTAATTTGTTTTATTAACTATCTTCATTGTATCATTTGTCTTTACTAAAAGTCAACAACATTTTAAAATTTTTCTATTGCTCGTGGTACCTTTATATCTAGTGCATGGTTCAATATACTATAAGCACGTTCCAAGTCGTCTAGCTCCTGGCCGTTATACATATTTGAATATATAGCAGGTCTAACAATGTTCACTAATTCATCATGATTCATTCTCCAAGCTTCTAACGTATCATGACAGCGAATAAATGCAGCTTCATAACTTACATTCTTAGCGGCCTGTAACACCTCCTCTGTGGTATCGAATGGTGTGATATACGTATACATTGTATTAATTGGTTTCATGACTTCATTTCTCCTTTTAGTTAGTTTGTAGGTTATAGTTTATATTATACGCTCTATTTGATAATGTGCAAGACTTCTTTTTATTCTTTTATAAGTATTCATCTGGTGTATAGATACCACTACTGATAGAAAGATATTCCTCTTTTGTAATAGGTGTACACGCTTCTACATAGTCTCTATCACCTTCTGAATGTTGGCCTATAGGAGAGTAGTATATTAGGTCTGACAGACCGCTATCTATTGCAACAAAGATAGCAGAAGCGGGAATAGGTTCCTCTGAGGCATCCTGGTCTACAAAGTAGCCTAACACCATGTAACCATTTATGTCACCATTTATAATACACTCATAGAATAGATCATTTAACTCTTCCTCACTAGTGCCGTGGAAGTAGTCATTTAGTTCGTTTGCTTGTAACTCTTCCCCGGCCTCCTCTGCTAAGAAGTTAAGAAGGCCTAGTGTATCAATATATAATTTACGCTTTCCATCTGTAATCATTGTGAATTCAATAGTATTTGTCATTTTAACATTTCCCCTTTTCGGTTTAATTTGTTTTTGCTTTATTAGCTTATAATTTATTATAGCATCTTTGTTTACTTAAAGTCAACAACATTTTAAAACTTTTTCTTAAAAACCTTTTGTAATAAGATAAAACCCAATAAGCTTACAAATTACAACGAATGAAGTGAGGCCAAGTGAAGTACATATTAATGTAAGAATGATTTGTTTAATAGTTAATTCAAGATCAAACAAACTAATAAGTGTTTTCATCTGCTTACCTCCTTATATTGTATGTAAGGACTATATAGAGTAGAACTAAATTCTAGTTTAATCCTACTCTATAATGTTTTTATTCTTCTGTTGCTAACTCTTCCTCTAGTTCTTCTACAATTTCAGCGGCGTAGTCCTCTAAGTCTGAGAAATAACTGTTATTGTCATACTCATCTAAGTTACCATTAATTCTCATTTCTAATTCGTCCAGGTCAATTTGTTCTGATTGCTCCGGTGTTAACCCTTCTAAGAACTCATTCACTAAATTGGCAACATAGTTGAATAATACATGTTCAATGTTAGCGTATAGACTTTGGTTATAGTACTCATAGTAACCGGCTTGGAACGTTTTAACAAGATCAAAATTAGATGTATCGACAAGGCCATTTTGAACTGCTTCCTCGATATAGTCTCGAATGTTGGCCGCGTTTTCCCAAACATCGTTATTATATAAAGGAATGTAGTTATCTGCAATCTCGCTGATAGCGTCACATACATAAGTAGTTCCATCATAATCATTTAATAAGCTTTCAACAGCGTCAACCTCATCAGCTAAAATCCCGATTAAATCATATTCTCTTAATTCCATTTGTTTAACAGTTACATTTTTCATTTTAATTTCCCCTTTTCGGTTTAAGTTTTTTTTTGTCTTGCTTTACTAACTATCTTCATTTTAGCACCTTATTTACTGTAAGTCAACAATATTTCACAACTTTTTTTAGTTAATATACTGTGGAAAAATTCTCTCTAACTCAGTTAATCTTTGTTGTGCTTCCTCCTCACTTGTAAAACCGTCTTCGAATAATTCCGTACCGTAACACAAAACCCATTCACCGCCGGAACCTGGTTCACCTTCTAACCATGTAACTTCTACCCATTCGATAACGCCGTCGTAATAGTCCTCTTCTTCCATTTCAGATAGGTTACGGAAAATGTTTTCCCAAGTTGAAAGCGGTAAACGTTCCGGCTCCTCCTCTCCGCTTGTTCCCTTTTCATTTAATGCATAAGCTGCGGCAAACATTTCAGCTTCACTTATAATGTACTGCGCTTGCTTTAATTCGTCGTGGGCCTCACCAGTGAAAGCTCCACTTTCTAGAGCGTTATAGATTTCAATGTAAACTTCCGTTTTACTATCCCACCATGCCGCGTGTTGCTCGCGGTTTGTTACATGTTCCGCGGCCTCCTTTAATTGAATAGAAGCATTTAGAAGATCGGTAGTTGTTTTATACATTTTTCATTTCCCCTTTTCGGTTTGTTTTGTTTAACTATATTCATCTTACCATTACTGTATACTTAAAGTCAACAACATTCTAAAACTTTTTTTTATAATCCGTATCTGCTAGCAAATGGACTAGAAAGAGCGGCATTAATGGCCCACTGTCCAACAACAATTTTTCTCATTAGCTCCATGTCTTCACTAGCCATTAAGCAAATACTTTCATTAAACTTTCTAGTACGCTGTGACTTTCTCATTTCTTTTTCTGCTTCTAAGTATAATGCAAAACCTTTTTCAAAATTTGATAGCATGTTAACGCCTCCCTGTTTGGTATATCCTAACTATACATCCATTCTATTGCAGAGTCAACAAGAAAATACATGTTTTACCTAATTTATTTAAAAATCCTAGTTTCTTCTTATATATAGAAAAAAAAACATTCCCGGCCCGGCTCTCAATCCTGCCAGCTGCCCGCCCGGTTATGGTGCAGTGAGCTACTTACGTTTTCGCCTTCTTTCTGGTGAGCTACTACATAAATAAACCCGCTACCTGGTGAGCTACTATAGCACCGGATAACGGGTTGGTATTAGTTTATTATATCATTAGTTCTTAGGTTCGAAGTGTACGGAGTTTAAGCTAGCAATCTCTACTTCCTGGCCTTCTTCTAGTGTAACAGTTACATTGTTTACTGCGAAGCTCTCATCAGTTCCTAGAATCTCATTTACTTCTGCTAGACCAAGTGTGCCATATACCATGAAGTTACCTGATTGTGATTGTGTGCTTACTACGTAGCGGCCTGGTTTAATGTCATCGCCTACTTTAAACTTACCAGGGCCAAGATCAACTGGTGCTAACGGTTCTGCTTTAGCCTCTTCTTTTTTCTCTGCAGGAGCTGGTGAGCTACTAACCTTTTCTTCTTTTGTTGTCTCTGCTGCTTTTGTATCTGTTGTATCCTCTGTTGTATCTACCTCGCTGCACGCTGCTAATCCGAATACCAATACTGACGTTCCTACTAAACTCATTAATAATTTTTTCATGTTGTGTTCCTCCCTAGGTGTATGTGTTTTATCTATATGAGCTAGGGAGCTACTACCTGATGTTAGGGTTAAGTTACCATTACTTTTACCTCGAGGCTGGTAGCAACTTCCTAGGGGTCTTTGTTAGTACTGCTTTAGTATACATTGCCATTGATAATCAGTCAACAACTTTTTTAATCGAAATAGTAAGTTTCTGTTGTGGCCGGTGCGCTCTCTACTCCGGAGCTAGCCCCAGTTACTGCATCGAATTCTAATTCAACAGCATTTACATCCGGGCTATCGATTACATACATGTGCGTGTATTCTTTAGAAGTCTCTCCATAATAATCTGGTGTAATATCATTTCCGTTTTCATCTTGACCGTTAAGAAGATCATCGTCTTCTTGATTTAACCATGTACCATCATCAAGAGATATAGAAGCTAAGCCATACCATTCTAAGTTCATTAGGGAGGAGTTATCGCCTGTGAAGTTAATTGTCATATAGTAGAAAGTGTCCCCGACTGGTTCTCCTTTATATCGTTCGATGTCTGCTTTAAATGATCCTTCTGGATCGTCTACGCGGAATATCTTAATAGCATTTACAGTGGCGCTCATTTGATTAAGAGTAATGGTCTCCTCCGGGTAGATATCCTTTACTACGGTTAAGGTACCGATACCCTCCACGTATTTCGATTCATGTTCTGGTGAGCTACTAGGCTCCTTATAGTCTCTATCTGCTACAGAATTTACGACGGTGTTGTAACCAACTACTGAAGCGGATAAGAAGCATATGACTAAGCAAGAAGCTAGGATAATAAGAGGTTTCTTTATCTTATTCTTATTCATTATAGAATAGATTAACATCCCTCCCGATCCTGCTGCACCTAGCACACTAACTACTGCTAAGAATGAAAAGAATTTCTCCATGTTGCTCTCCCCCTTTGTTTGGTGTAACTATAATGTACATACAGTTTACTTAACGACCCATTTTGTTGCTAGTAAGCCTACAAGCCCTTTATCTTCGAGGAAAGGTCGCTCTTCAAAGCTAGCAATATCTCGTTTAAACCATACCATCTTTCCATTGTATTTGCATTCAATTCGGTAGCCGTCCTCGTATGCTTCAAGTGCTTCTCGCCAGCCTACATATTTAGGTTGTATACGTACAGGTGTTTTTAGTCTAGGTAGATTAAAGTCTACGGGACTACCTAACTCACCGGCTATATCTTGCCACACCAGCTGTGTATTAACAACAGTAATATTCATTGTATTAGAAGGTACCTCAAGTACATCCCCTTCTTTTAGTTCAGGTAGCACCTCTAATAGAGGTTTATACTCTTCACTGCTGTCTTCCTCGATTGTTGGTAGTATCTCAAACCCTTCAAGTTCTTTCATTTTAGTCTCCTCCTTAGTTTTATAACGTTTAAGAAATTTGTTAACTAATTCTGCGTTATAGACCACACTGTTGATTAACCCACGTTCACACTCGTGCAACTCAATTAGGTTTATTCTTCCCTTAGTTTGAATAAAAATAGCAGGTACTACTAGTGATTTGAAGAATATTACATCATCGGCTGGAACAATAAGCCCTGGTACTGTTATTAGACCTTTAAACAACTCACTAGCATTGTCTAAGCTATTCTCTTTCCCGGTATAGTACCTGGTTAGAGAGTCCATAATGTGCTTAACACGTTTTTCCTCCGCTTTTGCTGTTTTAGTACTACTCATTTGTTATTCCCTCCCTCGATTAGTCCTTCTACTAGACCCATAGCGTACCATTCTTCTTCAGTTGGTTGGTTTCCTTTGTCTAATGAGTCGATACCTGTTAGATAGTCTAGAGTGAGTACACTATGTATGTTTGGATCAACATCTGCTTTCTGTAACATTTCAATAATTTTATACGGCTCCATTACGTCTCATCCTTTCTACTGTATCCAAGTTTCTAAGTGTTGCACGGTTTAAACGGTTAATTGATCTTGTTAAGAACACCATACTTATAATTAGTGCAACCCCGCTAAGGGCTATAACAGTTAAAGCAATTTGAATGAATAACATTAGACTCATTTTCCTTCTTCCTCCTTATTTTCTCTTTAATATTGATATGATGGTTATTGCTAGAATAGAACCTATTGCAGAACCGATTATAGTAACCAGTAGCTGACTCATTTGTCTTCCTCCTCATACTCCTCTTTCCACCTCTCAATTGTTAAGTCTAGTAGTAATGTTCCGATGGCCGAACATAATCCGATGAGCGTTATAACTGGAATTCCTTCTGCATCATATACATTTGTTAGTAAGAAAGCGGCTATCATAAGAAAGAGAATAAACCCGACTATAGCTCCTATGATATATAGACCGTCTTTAATTTTTTGCATTTTCTGACCTCGTTTTAACATACCTAGTTTCTAGCTCACTGTAGACTACATCGGGTGTTAAGTCCATCATCTTCTCTATTGTAGCTTCTGTAGGTGAGTGTACTTTGCGTTGAGACACTAGCGTCCCCTCCGAGTCGTACATTTTAAGTACTGTTTGAATTATCATTTGTTATCTCCTCCTTATCTGTAACTCTATTGTATAATACGGTTTCCTTAAAGTCAACAACTATTTAAAAAAAAGATTTTATTTTCCGGCCCCTAGCGTGGTGTGCTACTAAAGGCCGGTATACTTACCCTATCCTAATTGTCTCGTCCTCGTCATCGAGAACAATAACCTTCATGCCCATATACTCGTTTGGCTCCTCAATGTATTTCGTATAGTCAAAAGCAGGTGCAGTTACGTCTATTTCACCTAATATTGCTCGTTGGGCCTCTACTATCATTCGTTTATACATTATTTTAGAAAGAACCAAATAGTTACAATCCTTATGGAGCATCTTACGAAGGTGTTTTTCTTTCATAATATGTTCCTCTACTGTTTTACTTTTCAGCTCTATTGTGTACTTATTTTCCTCGGTCATACTACTCCCCCTCCTTAAACTCGGCTAGAAGCACTTGGACAGATTCAACTAAATAGCCTTCCTCGCCCATGCGGTTGTATGGGTTATCTTGATGAAGGTGATGATTATCTATTACTAGGTACTTCTTTTGCAACAGAGCGATAACCTTCCATAAGGCATCTTTATCGCTCTGTGCAGAATACAGAATGTTTGCAATGTCTAAAGCTAACTCCGTTTTTTCCATACTAGTTTCCCTCCTTATAATGGTTTATACGGATTTTCTTTTACGTCTTCTAAGTAACTGGCTTGCTGCTCGTTTACCTCTGGTATAACTTGGCTAATCATAGTCATGTCCAGTGTATTATACAAACAAGCGATATGATAAGCGTAATTAATCGGGTCATCCCCGACCCAGGCACCTACTATATCGTCAACCCATTCAGTTGGTGTCTTCATTTGTTCCCCTCCCCACTCTTAAATACCTTAGCAGGATCAAGCGTAGTCGCACTTGCAATATATTCACCATTCAAGTAAAACTTTACTTCCTTTGGTACATGTTTAATCTTATTAGCCTGGATATAGCGGAAGATAGCGTCCCCTACAGGCGTGTCGTTCCACCCCCATCGCATTGCTTCTTCTACGACATGTGCGGGTAGATTATCTGTAATCTCGTTTATCTCTTCCTGTGTCGGACAGCGATCATATACATTTACAAATGCATCGTTAATGGCAATGTCTCGTTCTTCGTTATACATCTTTCATTCCCTCCTCCGTTAGTTCACTTAGTCCGATAGCTCTAGACTTACTTACCGATTTAAGGCTCTCATCGTCACGTAGAGACACGTTCCATCGGTCGGGCAACTTTGCCATTCTTGCTAAGGTAGTTACCTGCAGGGCTGTTGTGGCGATCGTTCCACACTCTATACCTTTAAACAGTGTAATAACCCTATCAGAATCCGCGTTATAGATCGTTACGTTACCCGTCTTTTCATCCTCGTACACTCCCCAGTCTTCAACATCGAAGTGTGTCTGGTCTCCTATAATCATCACTACGTCACAACCTACACTAAATGTACAGGGTTGGTCTTCGAATAGATAAAGTACACCATTCAAGTCTTTCACCATTTCGTCTACACTGTTATACTTCCTCTCTTCCCCTGGTTTAAAGATTGTTAGTTGCTTAGAGTTAATACTACCTTCTGTACCTGTGTTAATCTCCGCACCAGCTAATGACACGGTATACCCTTCTGAAGCAAAATAATCGAATAGTTTCTCCGCTACCTCTTTTGTTCTACAATTGATAACGTCTAACACATTTTCATACATATTATTTACCTCCCTGCATTTTTCTTCTATACTCCTTGTCTTCTTCTGATAACTCAAAGACTTCCTCCATGCGATCTAGTATAATAGTGGCCGCGTCATCCGAACCTTTTCTGTATCCTCTGTTGTATAGTAACCACGAGTAAAGTACAAAAGCCGCAACCCCGCCTAGGATAACATCCCCATTTACTTCCATTTAATTGTCCTCCTTATTAAATGTTTCTTCTAAAAGAAATTCTGTCTCATTATCCATATGGAATATATCTCTTTCGTACAAGTAGTTATCCGGGTCTGGTACAATGTCTGCGTCTATTACATAATACTCAGCTGAAAGATAACTCATCACCTTTAATACTGCCTCCACTTTTGAACCCGCTTCTTTCGTTAGTTTCACGATGTCATCTACGAATTGTTCATTTAATCCTGTTCCCATTTCCTTTCCCTCCTCTAACCCTTCTTCTATGTATTAACTGATTTGCTGCTGCCACTGAAGGATTTTCTGTTTTAGTTTCTTATACTTATTCCAGTAACCAGGATTATATGGGTGCGCATATTTGTTAATGGCCGACTCATACGATCCAATTGCCATGTAAAGATGTAAACCTTCTGGTTGTGTGTTCTTAGCTGCTGTCTGTTGCATATCGATTACTTCCTTTCTCTCTTGTAATACCAACCCATCCCGCCGCATTTCTTACAGAGTGGATTAGGTTCAACATGCTCTTGTAGTTTTTCACTCCACACATAACACCCACAGTTTATCTTTTCAGGATCAGAAACACTATCAAGTATTTTAGTAAGTAGCTCTGTTAAGTGAGGTAGAGCCGTTCTACAATCGTTCTCTCCTATAAGGTTCCACTCTTCGAGAATTTCCATCTTCTGTTCATGTGTTATTCTCACTTTGTTACCTCCTTTGGTTGATAAGCTAATTCTAGCACCATGTTTCTTTAAAGTCAACAACTATTTAAAAAAAATTCTTTATTTACCCGAACATTATATTATAGATGGCTCCTGCGATTAACCCTAAACCGATAATTACTCCAATGATACCGAATAGATACGCAAGCACGATCCCTAACACTAGCATCACACAGAACCAGATAAAGGCGGCCTTAGCTTCACTCTCCGGGTCTTCTCCTACCTGCTTACCATTATCATTCTTAAACACAAAGTAAATAGCTACTAAACTAATAATAACCCCTAGGAAACCGAATAGGTATCCCATTATAAACATCCCGGCTATACTTCCTACTATTTTCATTAGAATTCGTTTATCTTCCGCATTCACTGTAATTCCTCCCTTCTTGTTATAGTTTATACTATGCGTGCAGTCTATAAAGAATGACTACTAATTTGTTTTTGCTTTTATAACTTTTAGTACGTCCTTCATATATAGCAAGTACTCCTCGTCCTTAAATAGATCGTACAGCTGCTTGTAATCGTTGTGAAGGTCTAGTAGCTCATCAACACTCCAAACTAGCAAATGCTTTACGATTGGTCTTCCTGTCTCTTCTGCTTCAATAGCCTCCATAAAATCATCGAATAATCCCATCGGTTTCAGAACCCCTTTCCCGCCTTTTATAGTTTTACCATTTGAGTGGTTAATTGTGATATTTTCAAAGTTAGCGAATGGTTTTGTCGGATCAGTCCAGTTACCATCCTTGTCTTTAAAGCTGATGCCGTTCATATCTATTTTAATATGTGGATCACTTAAGTCTGTAGTATCTTCCATTTTAGTAAGCCCGTCTAACTCACCGAAGTCTACCTTAAACTTAGGCTTCCCTTCAGGTTCAAATAGAAACCCCGCACCCTCGCATTGTATACAAGGCCCTCCTAGAGCAGACCAAGGCGAGGCACCGCTACCATCACACAATTCACACTTAATTTTTCTCCGCATTACTAACTCCTCCTTTAGTATGATAGGTGGCTAACATATGCTATAAGTCAACCACCTACTAAAATATTAACGGTTGTCCATAAATGCTACTAACTGTCTGTATACACTCATCTCTAACGTTTTGTTTCCGTAGTACTTCCAGCCTTCGTCTGTCATGCGCTGCTCAGCTACTGATACGTACTCCTTGTCCTTTAGCATACATAACTTATATTCAAACTGCTTTTTATCTGATACAGGGTAAATACCTAGTAACTCCTCTGAATCCCAACTAAAGTTCTTCTTTGCCAACTTGTACTCATCCTTTCCTTGTATTGGTTGATATAGTTAGAGTTTACTACACCAACCAATACCTGTCAATACTTTTTATAAAACTTTCGGGTAGACAAATATACTGTTTTTAGGTAGTGTAACATGCGTCTTAATTCTCTTCCATTCCGCTTCCTCTACATTCAGTCGAGTGACCATTTTCTCTACGGTACTGAAGCTATGTAGATAGTTACCCAAGATGTCTTCCGCTTCCTCTCGGCTTCTTACTGTACCTGTAAAATTAGATACATAATCTTCCCTCGTCATGTTTATATGTGTTAAAGCCTCTACCACTGTGGAATACCTGCAGTATAGCCCGTTGGGTTGTAACGCAATGTAACCGCCCATTTAACAGCACTCTCCTTCATTTAATTTTTCTAACTCTCCTTCGGCTTTTTCTTCGTACTTCTGTATAATCCAAGGGATATCCATTAGCGAATATTTAATTTCATTGAATGATATAAGCTGGTTATAGTCATTCGAGCCCCGTTCCCATCGTTTGTGGTAGTACGGCTCCCCTTTTATCCATTTCCTATATCCCGCTGCATGTAATACTTGAATTGCTATCTTAGCATCTGTATAATTCATTCTAACTCTAGTACCTCCTCCCAGTTTCGGCCGTACTTCCTATATAATTTATTTTTCAAGTCTGTGTACTCCCGACTGTACCTTCTTTTGTCTTCTTGTTCTCTAGCTAAGCTTCTTCGTAGCCGATTTAACAAATCAGGATCATTGCTCTTAGCAAGTTTGTCGGCTTCTCTAGCTAGTGAACGTATTAGTGAATTCTTTAGTATTTCCTCTTCCACAGTTACTTCTTGCCTTTTAGGTCGCTTGACACAACGGCCCTCAATATAAACCCCAATATGGGTGGGAATTTCTAGTTTAACCTTCTCATAAAGTTCCTTAGTCATCACATAGTAGTTGTAATTACCGCAGAAAGTCTTGTAAGCCTCACTTCTAAAGTCCGCAACAGAGGACTTAATCTCATAGCATCGCCAGATATTTTTTGTGTCGTAGGTTATGAAATCCACACGCTCTTTCCCGAACCAACCGATTGTAACCTCAAAACAACCAAACACACCTTGTTTAATCGTCGCCGTGTAAATTGCCTTTTCTAGCCTACGAGTTATATCTGACTTGCTCACTCTAACTCCTCCAAACAAGCCACAATAGGCTCGTTTATTTTCACTGGTGAGACAAATAGTAAGTCCCGGTGTCCGCTCTTGTACTCTCTATAGAACCCACAAATAAGAATACCATTATAAGGAACAAACCCTTCTCGTTCTGCGTACGCTCGTATTTCCTTTTCAGAATCGAATACCGCTACTACATCGGTCTCTAACTGCTCATGTTCTAACCCATTAGAATACTGGACAACAAATATGTTACTCATTGTTATTCTCCTCCTGCTTTTTAATGCTGTCGTGTAAAAACTTCTTTACACGAGCTAATTCATCTTCGATGGTATTAAACTTTAAGGCATCCGTACTAACAATAGTAAACGCACCATCAATATTTCTAATAATAGACAAAGCTTTCATAGCAGACCAACTAGCCTGGAATCCAGTCAATCCGTGTTCGTCTGCTGCTAAATAGTTAAATGCCGCTACTGTACCATAGGCTACTGCTTCCGCAGATGTGTTGTAATCTCTAGAGTACTCTTTTAACTCCTGGAAGTAAGCGATAAGTTCATCAATATTCTTCGGCCATTCTTCTTTTAGCAATTTTGTCATACTAATTCTCTCTCCCTTTTATATGGTTTCATTGTTTGTACACTTTCACCGGCCATAACCTTAGCGAATAAATCTATAATATCTTCATGCGAGTTAGGCTTTAACCTATGTATACCTCTTCTAAGTTCGTTTAGCTTATACTCGTTCTTCTTCTGTAATTCATTATCTAACGCTACCTTATAATAATTAACTGCAGCCATCATGGTGTCTTCTACATCTGATCTAAGCTTAGGTGACGGGTGATCTACTTTTCCTGTTTCTTCCCAAATCATATGACAAACGTGGTTGGCTTTTGCTTGTACACGGTAATCATACTTTAGAGTCATCTAATTTCCCTCCAATACTATTAGAGTTAGTAGTTCTCCTGTTTCGAACTCCTCCATATAAATAAAGTGTTCATTACCTGTTCGACTAGTAACTACAATCTGGTCAAATCTAGTTTCCTTAACTAGATATACACCGTCCCATTTCTCCCCATCTGTATCATAACCTTTAATTCGAATGGCTTTACCGTTTAATTTTCTATTGAACACCTTTTCAGTTACAAACAGCTCCATTTACTTTTCCTCCTGATCTTTAGGGAAGTTTATATTGCTTTTTGGTTTTGCTGATTTGTTTTCCTTACTCGAATCAAGTCCGCTTGTTACCGTACCAACTGGATTGAATCTAGTAGTGTCACCTGGTATAGTTTTAGCTTTTGCAATCTTCTCACCGTTTAAATAGGATGTTACTTCTTTAGGTTCATACTCTTTCATGTCGATTATACCATCATCGTACAAAGGTCTATCTAGTTTTGCAACATCTAGCACATACGATTTACCATCATAATCTCTTGTGTATCTTTTGTCCTTTGTAGGTATAAATTCGGAGTCATCACCGTAGTAACCTTCTTCTATATACTCGGTGTAGCCTTGGGATGCTGCATAATCTTGTGCTTTTTTAAAGCTACCAAAAACACCTACTACAAAAGAGTATTCACCCTCACAATCGATAATTTCTCTTTCGCTCAACACGTAGAGTTTCATTTACTTCTCCTCCCATTAGTTACGCTTATTTCAGAAGCTACCAATCTCTCGTCCTCCCAAACGAGAGCTTGTATCGCCTTCTGTAATTACATAATAACACCCTATTTACCAGAAGTCAACAGCTTTTCCAAAAAAAAAATACAAGACTTTTTAGGTCTTGTATCTTCACTTACATATAAGAGTTATCGTACAACTCGTCTTCACCGTAAACCGCTCCGTCTCTAGATAAACGATAAGCAAACTTAGTAGGATCAGTATTGTGTTGGTACACCTCTTCAATAATAGCTGCATCCTTTAGCCCGTCAACACTAACATAGAGTACACGGTCATTAATCATATACTTATTTTCTTTCGTAAATGCATCCTCTGCAAACTTAAAGCAGGTAAACAGTGAGATATCATTTAGACCGATGTTATACGTTGTCCAGTAACGTGGGATATCTTCATCCCGGACTGTAACATCATAAGAGACTTGTGTAACCGTAAATTTCTTTTGTACAAGTCTAACAAGTACGTCTACACCTTCATTACGTTCAAACTTTTTAAGGAATAAAATCTCACCTGCTAACAGGGCCTGTAACTTAGATTCTAACGTTTCGTATGTAGCAAAAGGAACTAACGTATATTGTAGTAGTTCTGTTTCATTCAACGCCACGATAAGTCACCTCTATCTTTCCTCTTTTTATACTGCTTGTGGATAGTTCGCCAACCTCTTGTAATCTCTTCACCGTTGGCGTTCATTAAACGAACCTTATTAATAACCGGGAAGTCCTCTTCTTCTAATAAAGTATACCCTATAGAGCTAGCTATCTGCTTCTTTTCTTCTAGACTAAGTTTTATTACTCGTTTATGGTTAGTCTTGTTTGGTACTACACACTTTAGGAAGTGACCCCATTGGACTTCCCACTCTTCCCCTGTCTGCTGGTTTATGACCGTCACCCTATCTTTATTAACAAAATTGTACATAGTATCTGGGTGTAACGTGTAACCTGCCTCCTCAGCAATTCTTTGTTTGTCTTCTAAGGTGCTTGAGGATAAACTTGACCATTTAGGGGTGAACTCCACGTACTCAGTCAGTAAGTACTCTTTAAGGATAGGTGAAGCGAAGTCTACGATCTCTTTTTGTGTACTATACGTATAAGGGATAACAATCAAAGGTACCTTTTTAACTGCTGCGTATTCCTGCTTTAGTTTATCAGATAGTAAAGTCAGCTCGAAAGCTTTTTGACCAAAGCAAGGTTCATAGTGTTGTTTGCCATTATACTCTACAAAAGCTAAAGTACGGCCATTTTTATCTTTTATACAGAAGTCGAAGAACCCCTTCTTACTCTCCGAGTAATCTACTCTATACTGGTACTCAAAGCTATACTCACTAGCAAGGTTAGACAAGAAAAAGTAATAGAGGATTGATTCACCTTTAGAGTTGTTTTCTTGGTACCCCTTGTGTAGAAAACTAGCATACCAGACCGTGTATTCCCTCCCAGTAGCTAATGACTTTATTCTTGCCTGACTGTTTGTATAGAAGTTGTCTGTTTCTAGCAGCTTATAACCTCGCTCCGCTGTCTCCTTTATTTTCTGGTTTAGTGTGGTATGGCGGGGAGAATTCCCATTAGTAAAGCTCCCCCAGTTCGCTTCATATTCTACTCCGCTTTCGTTACATCGGATAATAACCTTACTCCTATTTGAGAAGTCTGTGTCCTCTAGGAGTGTATAGCCTCGATTACGCGCCAGCTGTCGCTTACCTTCTAAGGTTAAGATAGCTGGCGAAGCCCCTTTCACAAAGTGATCCCATTGCACCCTGTACTCTAAACCATCTAATCTGTTTGTAACTTCTACACTGGATGATGTAGTAAAATTATCTTTCCTATGGAGAGTGTAACCTCGTGAAGCTGCATACTTTATTTTACTCTCTAATGTTGTCTTACTAGGTTTTATACCTTTCGTAAAGTTACCCCAGTGAACAAGGTACTCAAAGCCTGTGGAATTTTCAATCAGATGTACCTGTGAGTTCACTGTGAAGTTTTCCGTTTCATTAAGTGTGTATCCTCGCTCATCTGCTATAGCTATCTTGTCAACCAACGGGACTGTTTTCTTGCTCTCAAACTTCATAGACCTTCCCCTCCTTAAAGTCCTAGACCGCTTCTACGAATTGCCGCAGATATTCTCTTTTCCTCCTCTGTTAAATCTAGGTTTTCGAAGAACTCTTTTTCTGAATTTTCGAGGTCTTGGAATACGTCTATATGCAAATCCTCTGGGACGTATTTCATGATTACTTCAATTAACGCGGCCTCTTTTGCTGCCTGTCTTAGGTGAAGCTCCCTCAGTCCTGCGAGGCTGAGCCCGTTAAGAGAATTTCCAGTTAATTTGGCCTTTAGCTCAATGGCCTTCATACCTAGAGGAAGGTCAACCACATCAAACTGCTTTAAGCCTTTCATCGATTTCCGGATTGTTTCGTCCAGTAGTTCTAGGTCACTATAAACACTATCTCGCTTACTAAGATCATGCACTGTAGCTGAGGAGCTACTAGTTGATTCTACTGTACTAAATGGTTTAACTTCCTTATCTGCAATATAAGAGACGTTATCTTTCGCACGCTTGTCCAGTAATTGAATGAGTGGCTGGCCTGTTTCGATAGATTCCTCACGCTTCTTCTTATAGTTAGTAAGAGATGCTTTCGACATACTAAAGTTCTTCGAACTAAGATACTCTTGAATATAGTCGTATGTTTGCCCCTCGTCAAGCATATTCTCTACTTTAGATCGTAACTTTGGATTATTGTACAGCTGCACAAGTACTGAACTGGAACTAATATTTTTCTTTTTTAGGTCTTTTTTATTTGTCATAAGTTATTTCAACCCTCTCAAAATAGTGTATATGTTAAACAGAGTATAATCCTTGCTGTCTAAGCTTCTGTCTCTAATATAATAAATCTCTCACCTAATTTTCGAAAATGTATAAATATACACGAAAAATCCACTGTTTAGTTAGGATTTACTGGTTAAGATAATTTAGTATATCTTGGACAAAAACAAATAGGATAAACATAATCGTAAATAATTGTTTATCCTATAGTTATATTATACACTATTTGGTTAGGTTTTTACTTTTGTAGATGCTCGTGAATTCTTTGTAGATTTTCTGTTAATAACCGTGTAGTCGTATACTTAGCTGCGATGATTTTAATATGGGGAGCACCCTTTAATGTACAATCCTCTTCATGGTCGTTACAAATATTTTCAATCTTCTCTGCAAAAGGTTTGTCTAACACGATCTGCTCATGCTTATCCCCACGTTTAACTACCAGGATAAGATGACTAGCTACCTTCTTTACATAATTATGATCCAAAGAATCCTTTAGTTTAGTTAACGTTAAATGTGTATCCATTAAAAGTCCGCTCCTTTATCTAGGTCACTAATTTGTTTGATCTCATGGATGTCGTACTCTACATCATACTCAGTTCCTTCTTGACTTTGCCAAGATGACCAACGAGCATACACAATAGCCGTAAAGAAGTGGCTTTCCTTATATTTAAGATTATGTTTTAACTCTTCGATCAGCTCATATTCAACATCTGTGAATATATCTGTATTTTTAACGTCGTTATTCACGAAAGTAAATATTTCAATACTGTTCCCAAATTCAGGTTCTTCGAAAATATGTCCCGAGATAACTGCCTTATACACATCTTTTTTAGGGACTTTAGCCTCTTCAATAGCTTGTAACTTGTCTAAAATCGTATGATAGTCTCCATAGCTGTCTATAAAAGACTTACATGTACCTACAGTTAGGGCTCCGATAGGGTCTTTTGCGACCCATTGACGGCTAGCCTCTTGCATGATATAACCGAATTGGTGACTATTTTCTGAAATAAACTTTTGTACACTATCCATTTTATTTTCTCCTTTAGAACTCCTCAGTGACCTCAAGCTCCACTATATCATTCAACTCAGTTACGTCTAACGCATCCATGACTTTAGCTACATGTACCTTATTCAGAACAGACCGTGAATTACGAGACATCTCTGAAATAGTGGCACGCCTTAATCCAGTCATTTCAGCTAGGTCAGCTTGAGAAATTCCTCTCTCCGCTAATAGTTGTTTAATTTTTAATTTGAATTCATATTTTCTAATTGCCATTGTTAAGCAGCTCCTTTTTAATAGGTGCTTAACTGTTTTACCATTCGTACCTCGTTAGCCTGTCTCCGGATTAATTTATCGCAAGTCGAGTCAGCTACTACTTGCCAAGATAAACAGTTTAAAATTCTATTAAACTTGTCTAATCGGTAAGGTAAATTCATCCCATAACGATAAACCCATTCTTCGTTAGCTAGTACATTATGTACGGTAGACATCTGGCTAAGTAATTCCTCATCTGATAACTCTCTGTAGTTCATTCTTACACCTCCTGAGTTCAGTTAATCCATTGAACCCTCCCAAGATCAGTAGATTATCTGTTAGTATGGATGATACCCGGTAGAAGTCCTCCCAAACGTTCTACACTGTATCGCCTACACTAGGACATGTATTCATCCCTGTAACTCATAACAAAAGTATACGGGACATACTACTAAAAGTCAACAACTATTTTGATAAATTTTCAGAGTTAGAGGTACCTGACGTATTTTAATCCGTTGGTATTGCTGGCTTAGAGGTACTTTTAAAAATATTCCTGACATATTATACGGTTTAAGCTCCTCGTATTATTATATTTATTATTCTCTTATATATCTTTATAAATAATTAAATAATATATAAAGAGGGACGTTAAGATTATAATGTGTCAGTTATTTAGATAAAACAGCTAAGAACACAGTCATATCAAGGGTCTTAAATACGGTGTTAAATATTTCCTGATACGCTTATTAGTAATATAACGGTTTAACGGACAAAAAAAATAAGCCTATACAGGCTCAATCTTTCCATTCTGCGAGCATATCTTCGGTAGCAACCAGCTTATAGCCTTTTGTAGGGTCATTATCTTTCTCTAGCCACCCTTCTTCAACTAACTGTGTCATAAGGGGCTTCATCTTATCACGACCAATACCTAGCTCTTTTCTTAGTGGATTTGATCGGGTTTCTCCTGTATTTGCAACAATTTTCTTTAATTTATACAGGGGATCATCCTCTGTACTGCTAAACATAGCCTCTAACGCCTCTAGAGCTTGCTTAGGGGTCTCTTTACACTCTTCTGGTGTATTTACCTTCTCTTCTTCTAAAACGTCTTGTACGGGCTCTAACGGTTTATCTGCGACAGCAATCTTGTAGTCCACAATTCGGCTCCCTTGATAGAAGGTGAAGATATCTCGACAAACCTGCTGCTCTCTCTTCTCATCCACACTGACCATAGGACTCTGGAAACGAATAAAGTCCCCTCCACTCGCTAACCGAATAACCCCATCCCCCTTACCATCTAACACAGTAGTACCTAACCCGACTCCGAATATAGTTGTGTAATCCTTATTCTTGTTCAGTCTAAAACTAATCGCAGTAGGTAAGTTGGCCTTAATCCGCCCGCTTACAATATCTGCACTAGGATACTGGGTAGCCACCACTAAATGTATACCTGTTTTCCTTGCCTTCTGCCCTAACCGAGCAATATAATCTTCTACCCCTTTGTCAACAGCACGTAAATCTGCATATTCATCTACAATACACACTAGATAGGGTAACGGCTCCTCCGCTACTTCATTATACAAAGATAACAACTTCGTACCTTTTTCCTTCATAAGAGCATATCGCTTATCCATCTCCATTGTCAGCCCTGCTAATACTTGGCAAGCTTCTTTAGCATCTGTCACTACGTCTAGTACGTGTGGACTATCCTCATACTTACTTAGCTCTACCATAGCCGGGTCAATCATAATAAACTGTAGCTTTTCAGGTGGATACATTAACATCATGCTTACAATAATCACATTTACGAAGACCGACTTACCGCTACCTGTTGTCCCTGCCACCAATAAATGTACACATTCAGTCAAAGATAGATAGATCGGCTCCCCTAGTGTATCTACACCAGCCACGAACATTAATTCTTTTTCTTCTACCATACTGATAAACTCCTCGGTTTCAACCAGTTCACGGAGACTAATAACCGGTGAAGCAGCTAAAGGAACCGTAAACTTAACCGTGTCGGCAATATCCCCATTCTCAACACCTAACCCGCTAATACCTGTTGCAGCTCGTAAGTCATTAATGGACTTTTCAATCTTAGAAAAGGTTACATCTTTAGGTATACTTACCTGGACAACCCCTAACCGCACCCCACAGTCAATCCGTTCATTGTATAACCTAGCCGTATCAATCAATTTTACCCGCTTCATACCTTCCGCTAGCTTACTAACTATTCCTTCATCTAGAGTACCTTGCTCTCGCTTATACATAGGTAACAGATCAAATGGGTACGCCTTACGCTCCACTACCTCTTCTAATACTTTTTCCGTTTTCTCTACTGTACCACCTAATAAGGAGAATACTTCGTTTAAGCTAAGTAGTTGATCTTTTGTGTAAGCTGCTAATACACAGTCAGTATAGTTAGTAATAAATTGTTTATCTGACGACTTAACCAGTTTCAACTCGTTTAAAGCCGTATAAGACCCTAGAGCGTATTGAATATACTGGATGATATCGTTTACCCTCTCGGACTTAACTGCTATTCTGAGCTGAAATTGGAAGCACTCACTCTTTATCTTCTCTTCTGCTAACGGTTCGTAAGGCTTGTAATCCTCTGGCTGTATTTTGTTTAACACTCGAACAGCTTTATCCTGCAGTTTACGACTCCATCTAGACCAAGAAGGTTTTTCGTTCCCTTGAATATAGCTATCGTACATATCAATTGCGCGATCTTGCCAACCATACCGCCTGCGTAATAACCATTGCGCATGTACCTCTTCATCAGGATGTAAAGCCAAGTCCAGTAAATCAGTAAGGAAGAGGCCGTTCTTATCCTGTCTGAGAGGGAGAAAGAACGCTTCCGATAAATACCCCTCGAAGAAATTAAAACCCTCTGTAGGCGCTTCTCGATGTCTTAGAACAAGTTCTGCCCCGGTTTCGATATGAGAGGGTGCAATGACAAAAGTATTAGCCCCCTCACCGGTTAAATGGGTCTCTACTCCGAATACCGAATCGTTAATCTGTTCAAGGATATCGACAAAGTGACCTTCTATATCTTCTACAGGCATAAACAAGTTAGCTAGGTTATGGTAATTTGCAGAAAGCTTTTTCATCTTCTCTCCCCCTTAATATGCTTCATAACCATTAAACTGTTTGCGATCTGCATCCCGCTGCTGAAAACAAGCGAGGTAAGATTAATGATAATTAATACTGATACTGTACTCATGTTATTCACTCCTTATTTTCTTTTTGGTTTAGGCGTAGACTTACCTGGTTTTGGTACTGGCGGGTGGAAACGTTGCATACGAGTCTTACCTACCCGCTCAGGAGTTTGTAATCGCTCGTGTACCTTCTTTACAACAGTAGTAGGTTTACGGATAATGTCCACTGTATCTCGGAAGTTACGAACTGTTTTAGAGACTGTATCTTTAGCTGGTGTATATACTGAGTCAAACCCTGATCCATTATCTAAGTGTTTACTTACAAATTTTGGAGGAGAGCTTAACTTTGAGAACCCGCCAATGGTGACCAGTAGCTTTAAGATAAATCCAGTGAAGCTCGCAGGGGTCGGTGTGCCGAACAATACCCAACCGATCACTAGAAGAAAAATAGAATAGTATACTTGAACAAGAGACAAGTGTTTAACATTTCCCAACCATGTGTTAAAATAATTTCTATAGCTGTCAAATATCCAGCAGGTGCAGGCGAGAGGACTTACTAGCCCGAGCACTAACAAATCAAAGAACCGGCGACCGTTTTTCCACAGCATTGGTACGATTGTTGAGATGAGCACGATATCGAATAAGACAAGGGTAGTTACTTCGAATGCACTGATAGTAGAAGGGAGACTAATATTGGTCATCGTCTTAGCACCCATACCCGAGATCATATCGGATACTTTATTCAACAATTGAAAACCTTTTTGAAACACAATCGGTAAAACAGTTGTGAATCCAGCTACCACAAACCACCGTTTCATAATGGTCTGTAATTCCATTGGTTGACTATTTCTAGTACCTTTCTTGCGAAGACCGGAAATCATACGTTTCATAGCTTCCAGGATAGTAAGGACAGATACTAATCCAATAGATAATAAGCTAAACATATAGGTAGTATTTTCGAACCATTCATTATCGAATAACCATAAAGGCGTCTTCAATATTAAGTCTGAACATAACTCATACAGCCATGCCATTAAATCAACTGAGCCTTGAGCAATGTTGTGAGGTAGGTTATGCCACCATTCCTGTACACTGGTAATCATATCACCGATTTGTCGCATTACGTTTGGGGCTTCTTTAGCGTTTTCGATTACTTTCTTAGTAGAATGAATGTGTGCTTTCAAACCTGTAGGATTATCAACAATAGCTGCGAACGCTTGGGAGGAATTTGCGGTGATGAAGGTTGAGGATAGTACTGCAAACGGGACAACAAGTAATCGAGTTAAAGACTGCCTAGAGAAGGTAAATTTTTGAATACGATTTGAGCTAGGTAAAACAAGATACTTACCAACGGTACGGCTACTAAGGACTGTACTAAACCTTTTAGAATGTCGCTGCTCCATTGGTCGGCTTTTTCGCCCTTTCTCATCATTTTGTAGAAACTGGCTACGATTAACATTATCATAGAGAGACTTACACTTGCGCTTACTCCGAGTAAAGCTAGAGATGACCCCCATTTTAGCACCATACTTGGAGTTATTGTTTGACTTGCTATATCCGTTCCAGCAGCTAAGGCTTTGGGAGCTACCTGGGCACTTGCCACTAACACTGCCATAACCCCTCTTAGAATCTGTTTTGTCTTTCTGGTTTGTCGAGGATGAGACCCTTCTTGAATTTCTTTCTGAAGAGCCTCTAGGGTAAAAACCATATCTTTCTCCACATCATTTACTAATGAAACTTCTTTCACCGGCTGAATATAACGAACGCCTTCTGTTAACCCTCTAGATTGAATATTTATTTTCATGTTAATCTCTCCTTATAAGTTAGTTGATTTTACTTAATGTTTGTTCCGTTATTCTTGCGCATTTCAGATATACGCTGCCTATGTGAGTCTCCGTAACCGCCTGGAGAGTATGAAGAACCTTCAGATCGTCTCTTTTTGCTGAAATCGACCTCGTAACTGTTAAACCATTTTAGCGCTGCTACTGCCCCACTACCTACTGCCATCATTAAGCTAATTCCGCCTGCGATAGTAACTAAACCTGTTGTAATCATTATAAATCTCCCCTTATTATCAGAATGGTAAAACTAAGTTAATAATAAAACCTAATGTGTCTAATGAATATTGAAGAAGTAAATCTATAAAGTTAGTAGTCATCTCAGATAGCCCTTCGTTAAATCGCTGCATTGTACTATTAAATATCTCTGCACCATCTAATTTGTCATATATGCTACATCCATCAGTTGAAGGTATCTCAACTTGAGGAATCCTATCGTTACTAGCTAGGTAAGGCTCGGGGTTTACAAACTGGCCTTCCTCATTCTTTACCCCAAAGTGGAGGTGGGGCCCGGTACTTCTCCCTGTGTTTCCTGAAAGAGCTAATAAATCTCCCTCATTAATGTGTTGCCCAACGTGAACTTTTGTATTGTCTGAAAGGTGACCAAATATCAAATGGTTACCTTGCTCATCTCGCATAATCACCCCTTTACCTATATTCTGACTGTGGTAATCGACAATTTTTTCTATGACTCCATTAGCTGGAGCCTTTATTTCACTGCCTAAATCCATCGCAAGATCGAGACCGGTATGGCCGCTAGGGTGTAGTGCATCTTTAGCCCCAAACTGGGTTGTTACTCGATAAAGATCATTTCCGTTTAATCTAACTTGCATTGTAAACACCCCTTAGTTAATTTTATAAAGTTATAGCTTAGGTTATTCCTTAAAAGTTTTTTATTTACTTTAAACAAGCCCTATGATATAATCTTGTTATAGCCAAATCATAAATAGGAGGAGAAACAATGGAAGAAATGTGGAAACCGCTTAAAGATATTGTTGAAAACGGTGACAACTATGAGATAAGCAACTTAGGTAAGGTGCGAAATATTAAGACAGGTAGGCTGCTATCCCTTAAGTCCGGTCGCACAGGTTACGTTTCTGTAATGTTATCACTAAAAGCTAAAAATAAAACCTATAGAGTACATCGTTTAGTGACACTAGCTTTTTTACCCAACCCAACAAGTAAAACCCAGGTGAACCACAAAGATGGGGTAAAAGACAATAATGTGCTTAGTAATCTTGAGTGGGCCACCCCTCTCGAGAATATTCAACATGCTTCTGAGACCGGCTTACGTGATGGAACAAAAGGATCTGGTAACTATCAAGCTAAACTGACAGAAGATCAGGTGGTGGATATTAAACAAAGGTTAATGGCCGGAGAAACTATTGTGTCACTAGCAGAGCGTTATAAAGTGTCAGTAGCCACTATCTCTTACATTCACCAAGGTAGGGTTTGGTCTCAAGTAAAGGTAAAAGGTTTCACCGAGATCAAAGGAAGAGCTGTGGGTGAACGTGCTTCTACGGCAGTGTTGACCGCAAAGCAGGTTAAAGAGATAAGGAGAGTATATTCGATAGGAATTCTTGATTGTCGACAACTTTCTGAAATGTTTAACGTTAGCTTTCAAACTATATGGAACGTAGTTAACTACAAAACTTGGAAACATGTTGAGTAATCTTCATGTTCCTTTTTTTCGTTTAATTTTACCTTAAAATTGACCCCTATCTAGCTATCCAATGACTCCATATTCCTGCGTAATCCTGGTGCTGATATACACCCTTTCTTTGGCTCTAGGAGTGGGTTTGTAGCGTTGGATTATGTGATCCTAAACGGACTACGGGAGCACAGGACTACGGGAGCACAGGACTACGTATTTTTACTCTATTACTGGCTCAGCTATAAACAGCTCCTTAAAAATCATCTAACCGAGCTTTAATTTCCTCGTCCGCTACTTCTTTTTTAGTTAGTTTTATATCTGAAAAGTCCAGGTTCCTACTTTGTAATACCGGAGAAGTTTCGACATTTCTAGGTACAAACTGGGCAGTAGCACCACCTGCCCGGAACTTAATCCCTTCCCTTATCAATCCCCTTACTACAGAGGAGAAGTCCTCCATCTCGATTAAAGGTTCCAAATACTCGATAATATCCTGATCCTTCTTGTCTCGTAGGTACAGTGTGCGACGAATAGCCATCTCATCTAGCCCCTCTTGCTGGTTTCTTAGATTTTCTAACACCGTACTTGCGTAGCCCACTAACATTTGAATAGCGCCCTAGAAACTTTACATTTACTTTATCAAGCGCATCTCTAAGGTAAGGTTGCAGTACTTCCGCTCCACCGCCAGTAAACACAATGTTATCCACAAAAGCCCAAGAGTCTAATAAAATCGTGTGTAGCGTAGAGATGATGCTATCTGCGTGATCCCGGAACACCCGGTCTACGATAGGTGAAATGTCTCGACCTCTTATCTCCCTGTTCTTAATAATGGAAGGGAGTTTACCATTAGGGATAGTTGCTTTAAACTCCTGTTCTAAGAATCTGCCAATCTGAATATAAGATTTAAACATGCCTTGATTGTCTTGGAGAGATAATGATTCCTGCTCCTCTAGAGCATCTACTGTGAGAATATTAAGTGTACGGGAGCCGATGTCTACCAGTACGTTAAACCCTTTTGCTACCTCCATATCGATCATATCCCCATTATGGTCTAGAATGATGTCACATAAGCTTCCAAAAGGCTGCTTCTTAATGTCTAGGTTCTCGATGTTTACTACTTTATCGAAGAAGTGAACCCCGTCTGTGGAAATTCTAAAATCATGGGTACGTACTACTCGCTGGATTAAATCGAAACGTCTTTCAGGAGTATCGAAGTTTAGTGGTAAGTTCATCATAAGCATATTGATTACTTCTTTATTACCAGAGCACATAAGCCCTAGGGACGTTTTTAAAAGGACATCGAAGTTATCTGTATTGTGTTTATGATCTGCTGCGTTCCATCTAATGTCCGGATCAAGTTTAGTAGCATAATCGCCTACTACATAGCGTTGACCTTCTATCTCTATGGCAACATATTTCAACTTATTGTCTTTTCCGAAGTCTTCTTTAGGCTTAGGTCTGAATGAGGTGACGAATGAAGGGATATGTTCCGGCTCTCCTTTACTATCAAACTTAGTGTCCCCGTACCCATCATCTAAAGCGTAAGTTGTTAAAGTATCCTCTTTTTTCATATAAATCGCTCCTTTTGTGTGAGGAAGTATGAGTGATAATTACTTCCTCAGATTTTGTATTACTTTCTATACTTCATATATACGGAGAAGTTCACAAATATTGCGTGTACCAATAAAAAAAAATTAAAAAAAAAGAAGAGGACTAAATCCCTCCCCTCCTTACATTTCCCTATAATAGTAAACTACTGATTGACCATCTTCAGATAACCGTTGCATTAACACATATCGGGTAGTAGGTATGGTAAGCTCCGGAGAAGGCTCTGAAACCCACTCTGTAGGTTTTCTAGTATGGGCCGCTTCGAACATTTCACCTTTCTTATAGCGGCATTCCTCACAAGCACACTTTATATCATGGAGAATCGGAGTCGTTGATTCCCCAATACTACGTCTCTGCTCCCTGAACGCAGTAAAGATGAAATCAAAACCGTTCGTACCCATTAGAGATAGATAACGATTAATTACTTCCTTCATACTTAGGCGACTTGAGTAGTGTTTACTATCGTTCAACTCTTCTACACTAATGTCATGTATAGCAGCAACATCGATCATTTGCTGTCTTAACCTATCTGCGTGACGACTAGCAAGCGATTTATCCGCTGGGTGTCTTATAATAACTGAGTCCGGATCATTAGGTGATGGGTGACTGCTACGTAAGTTTTTATCGAACATTTCCGTGTTAAACTGGTACCAGAGCCATAAACGGTCAATCATGTCTCGCTTCTTAGCTTCATAGTGCATACCTAGATAATGGTTTTCAAACTTCATTGAACTCCACCCCAATCTCTTGTATGCGCAATTGTATTTCCTTTTGTAATCGACTCAATACGCTCCATAGGGATCAGAACAACAAAGTCAGTATTAACAAACCGCTCTGTTGATCCTTTCGCTGCTTTACCTCTATTATACTTAGAAAGTTCGATGTAGCTGAAATACACTCTAACATGGCCATGCGGATCGGCCATTGACTTGATATTGTGTCGAGGGTCTTCTTTACACTTTTTCGTATAGTCTGCTACAATCTGTTGGATTCGTTCAACGATATTACTCATTGGCTATACTCCTGGTAACTAATCTCAATCTTTTCGCCTGTAACAGGTTCTTTTGTGTCTTTGTAACAAAGCATTTTCCAAAAGGAGGAGAAGGATATATGCATCCCATCCCCCTGTTCACCTCTACCCGTCATCCAGAAAGTTTCTCTCATTATTCTTCATCCTCCTCATAATTATCTAATGTCCATTCGAATCCTACAGCTTTCATTAGCATATTCATGGTTGTAACACCAGGAATAACATCTCCCGCAAAGATAGCTGCTACGGTGTCGTAAGGTAAACCTGATTTATCGGCTAGCTGGTCTCTTGTTAAGCCTAATCGATCCTGGCGAGCCATTATACGTCCTAGCGAGTCCAAGACAAATTTCTGGTAAGGGTCTACCTCGTGTAATTCCTTTTGTACGTCTGCGAATGTTTTAATCTTAGTCATTGCTTTTCTCCTCTTCTGGTATTTCCATGTCTTTAATGAAGTCTTCAACAAGTACGTGAAACTTAAAGTATTTCTCATGGACAACTGTTATCGCTTCTTGTATAGCTATATCCATCTCCTTCGGGATATCTACGGAGTTTTTCCGCTCGGAGTTGTACCAGGAGGTCATTGCGAGATACTTTCTACGTAGTTCGTCTCTTTCTCTTATGGCATCGGTCAGTCTCATTTCTTTTTCTCCTCTTTTTTCTTAGTGACCGAGGGCTTTTTACCCTCGGATGGTTTACTTTCACTGAGTCTAGATGTTAAATATTTATGTAGTTTACCAGTGAATGACCCCATTATACATCACCGCCTTAGTGTAAGACAAGCCTTATTTACTTTTAGTCACGGAAAACGAAGTAGCCAATACCAAGACCGATCATTACGTGGTAAAAATCATTCCAATATGCAGCTGCTCTAGGGAAGTTTAACTCACCTAAAATCGCCCAGATCATCGAACCAACAAATGAAGATACAACTAACCAGATTATTAGTTTACCATAACTCATGCGTGTTCCCCTCCTCAGTCAATAATAACGTATATTTTCTTTAACTCTTTTTCTAGTTCTACTTCCCAGGATCGTAACTCACTTCTAAGTGCGTATAATGCCACGGTTGGGAGGTTATTTCGTTCTTCGACTAAACGTACCCCCTCCTTTAGGCCTGCTATGCCCTGTCGTATGGAACTTATGGAGCTACACACCTGAATACCTGTTGTTAGCCTCTTTTCGAAATTTGCAAGAGACAAGTCACCTTCCCAGTGAATTACTCGGGAAGCACATACAGCCTGGTAATTTTCCTCTGCTTCCTTCTCTGCTTTCGCATCATTTCCTTGGTAGTTGCCTCGCATACTACGCCAAAACTCTATACGATCGTGTAGCTGGTGCCCTGTAATTTGCTCAAGATTCACTCACTTACACCTCCTTAAAGGTAACTTTAGCAAAATTGTCTAATTCTTCTACTGCAGAAACGTGAGCCCCTTTTATAAGCTCGTAGGCTAGGCTATCAAAACCTAGTTTGGATTCTGCCTCCACCGATGCTTTCTCCGTTATATGCACTCTGTTCTCTAATTCCTCATATGTTTTAACTATCTGCCCTACAGTCATTGTACGTTGCCTCATATTAACTCTCCTCCATTTCTTCTTCTTCTTGTAAAATAATTCGGTACTTTTCACGAGTAAGACGCTCAATATATGCTTCGACATCGGATATATAAGCCTCTAGTAGCGGTGGCGTTTTATTTTCGATGCAACCACCATACCTGTACTTATGCTCAACCTCTCGTAACGTAGCCAAATCGTCTTGAGCCATTTCGAGTGCCTTCTCTATACCCTTCTTGCCTAGCGCTTGTATAGCTTCTCTGCTTGCCTTAGTATCATATTTACGGATAATAGCCTCAAGCACACCAATATGGTGCTGTAATGTTGCTATCTGCTTCTTCAACTCGTATATTGTTTGTGAAGCGCTTTTCTCTTTTTCTGCTTTCGCATCATTTCCTTGGTAGTTGCCTCGCATACTACGCCAAAACTCTATACGATCGTGTAGCTGGTGCCCTGTAATTTGCTCAAAATTCATTCGTCTACCCCCCGAAACAATAACATATTTTTTCCGCTTCTCTTTTTCTGCTTTGTTATCTCTACTATTGAACATAATTAATTCTCCTCCTTTGTCGGTGTAAACCTCACTAACGCATAATCCGCAGCACATAGTCCATTTAACTCTTGTTCTAGTCGAGATAGCTCCCTGTTTAACGTTTGTGTAGCTGCATTGATTTGAGGTAGTCTAGTATTAGCTATAGCATCTTTACCCTCTAATAGTTGTTCTTTCTTCTTATAGGCTGAGTAAATGCTAAAGTAGATGTCATAAGCGTTTCGGTCAGGTACACCTAGAACTAAGCTACCTCCTGGTTTATCAGCTAAATGATACACATGTGCCTCTGCTGCCTCCTTAACTTTCATTAGCTTATCTCGTTCCTCTAGGAGCACCTGCGATCCTTTTGATAATCCTCCTCGTTTCTCTACTACATACATTCTTGCCACTTCAATTTCCTTAATATCCTCCATCGTATGACGTAGTGCCTGATAAATTTCAATACCTGTTGTCAGTTTTTCGAATTTCATATTATTTGTCCTCCTCTAATTTAGCTATTCTTTTTTCAAGGCTCGCTATACACTTAGCTTGCTCGCTCATTAAAGCCATAACATCGTCAAATGTATCTGTTAATTTATCAAGTATGATAGTCATTTTTAACATGTTAAACTCTGTTGTCGGTTCCATATTAGTTATCCTCCTAGGGGACTACTTAGTTTAAGCATCCCGTATAGTGTAAATATTCCTGTTAAAGGTAGTAAAGGGTCGAGGGCCGGAGCCTTAAAAGGGTTATGTTCCTCGACTGGTTGGGTTGTTACACTCGGCTCCTGGACTTTCTTTTGTACAACGGGTTCTTTATATGTAGGTTGTTGCTCTAAGGTGGCGATCCGCTGCTCTAACTCGATGGTGTTGGTATGGTAAGCTTTCCTGGTAGCATCCATTTGGAGTGCTAGTCTATTGATCTGGTAATCTTGGTACTTTTGATGTTGCATAAGATAAGCGTACTTCCCTGCAATCATATTTGCTGTAACAAAGAGTAACAATATTAGTAAGAGTATGAGAAGACGCTTAAACCATTTTCGCTTAGTTGGTTTGCGTTTCTTCTGCATAAGGTTTACTTCTCCTTTCTGCGGTGACTGGCCATGTAACCTAGTGTATAAGCGCCTAGAAAAGTAATCATAAGCTGTGTAATAACTGACGTATGTTGGTCGGCCACTAAGCCATCTGTGACCCCTACTGCAGCAGCCGTCAATAAAATAATACCAGCGTCGATTAAAAAGTTTTTCATTTAATTTTCCTCCTTCTCTGAATCTATCTTTATTGTACAAGCTTATATACTAAAAGTCAATACTTATTTAAAAAAAAATCTGAGGGAGTTTTTAGCTCCCTACATTGATCCGGAAATTAACTGCATCGATGTCGATATGTGATAGTACAGTCTTTAACTCGTCTAACTTCGCAATAACCTCCTCCTTAGAAACCATTTGACCAGACACGTTAAAATTAAAGTTATACTCTACTTTAGCTTTACTCTCTTTAACTAATTCTGGTTCGTCCCATTGCTCTCTATTTAGGCTATTGGCTAGTGCAGCCATCTCTTCTTTTGAAAACTTATTTTTCTCGTCCATTTTGTTCACGTAGTTCATCATCCCTTCTGCTTGTACTCTTATCATATGTGTAGCTAACTGTTTACCTTGCTCCTCCATTCGTTGCATAGCCGGAGACAACTCAGCGTTACCTAACACGTATATATCTTTTGGTGGAGTCGGTGTTGCAATAGGCTGTAACGGTACCTTCTTAGCTACCGGAACACTAATAGGTGGCGTAGCCTGTACAGGAGTAGCTTGAGTAGGTGCTGGTTTCTTTTTCATCGTCTCCTTATTTTTAGGCTTCTTATTACCTTTACGAGGTGCATTATTCGCTCTATTTTTATTCTTAACTGCTTTAGAACGATACTTACTAGCTAAGTAACCTATAGTACTCAATGGAACCTCTGTACGAGTTGCAATCTCCTTGTACGTTAGCTCTGTAGACTCCAATAAACGAATCGCTTCCTCACGGTTTCCTTTTGGATTTTTATTATAACCCACAGTATCCATCTCCTCTTCTTTTTGTTTTTTAACTTTACCCACAGCAACAACCATCTTTTTAACTTTAGGTTCTGGTTTAACTACTACCTGTTCCTCTTCGTTAAACCCTTCTTTCATACTAGCTAAGATTTTCTTCTCTAACCTAGAGATTTGAACTTGGGATACGCCCAATTCATCTGCTGTCTCACTTTGGGTTCTATCTTGAAAATATCTAAGTTGTACAATCTGCTGCTCTCGCTCGTCTAACTTCTCAATAGCTTGGCGAAGTGCGATATTATTTAACCAATTAGCACCGTTTACGTCACCAGCCATTTGATCCCCTACAGTAATAGGGTCGCCATCATTCTCGTATACTGTTTCGTCGGTAGATATTGCCTGCCCACCTTTCTCTTTGAGATACCGTAGCGCACTATTTACATACCCAACTGTTGTACTCTCTAGTCCAAGTTTTTCAATAATGATTTCAGGCGATTCTTTATATAGATTTTCCCTAGCAATCCTGTTGGCTAGTTCTTTGAGTGTGCGAGGTACCTTAACTGTACCATCGTCTCGAATGAACCGTTGTATTTCTCCTATAATCATAGGTACAGCGTAGGTAGAAAACTGTACATCATAGTTAAAGTCAAACTTGTCAATGCTCCTTAGTAGACCCATAGCTCCGATTTGGAACAAGTCCTCGGGTTCATAACCTCGGTTGATAAATCGTTGCACAACGTTCCATACAAGACGAACGTTTTTTTGGACTAACAAATCCCTTGCATCCTGATCCCCTCCATGTGACTTCTTTATCAACTCCCTTACCTCTTCCTTAGATAAAAACTTACTCTTCGCCATTGCATTCCTCCCTCTCCTTAATGCGTCTATATGTACTAACTTGTCTGTAACTAGATAATAACATAGACAATCCTACCTTGTCTACATTTATTTTCCAAAAATGCAAAAAAAAATAAGGAGCTATTTATGCCCCTTACTGCACAGCTACTAGTTCACGGTTTGCTTGTCTAACTTGGCGACCTTTCTCTAGCGCTCTGTATTTAACTGCTGCATTCTTCTCCTTCGAACGGTATTGCTTAGATAATCCAAACATAGTACCTGCAGGAACACCCGTCTCTCTACTAATCTCTGAGCAGAACATGTCTGTCTCTTGTAATAGCTTAATAGCTCTTTCTCGATCACCTTTGGGGTTACCTTTTACACCTAGTCGAGCCCCTGTCTTATCATGAACCTCCTCTTTAATCTTTGTACGGGCTTTACGTCGATCCGAGTACCCCATATATTCAGCTAGCTTATCTAACGCCCGTTTCTCTAAGCGAGAAATATGCATTTGAGATACGCCTAGCAGCTTACCAGTCTCTGTTTGGTTAAGTAAATCAAAATAGCGATAAGTAATAACCTGTCTCTCCTGGTCACTTAATGCTCGTAAAGAGAGAGAAAGCACTTCATTACTAATGAATACGTCTACCCAGTCTTCCCCGTATAGCCCGCCATTAATGTCACCTGCAAGCATATCCCCTAATGAAATTTCTTGGTCTCCGTTATAATCATTCGCTACAATGGTTGTATCTAGTGACATCGGCTTACCTGATTTAAGTTGAATAAAGTAAATAGCATCTACTACATGCTTTTCTTTAGGTACGCTTAGTTGCTCCATAATATCTTTAACCGAGTGCTGTTCTAGCTTTTCCTTTTTAATCTTAGCTGCTAGCTCTTTAATAGTACGCGGAACCTTAACCGGGCCGTTATCTCGCATAAAGCGTTTAACTGCACCTTTTGCACAAGGTAGTGCATAACTTAAAAATTTGTTGTCCTTATTTGTATCGAATTCGCGGATTGCGTGTAATAATCCTATGTATGCTACTTGTTGTAAATCCTCTAGATCGTGACCTCCCCCTGCCCATCCACGGATATGTTGTGCGATAAGCCGTTCGCAGTTTTTAATAATCGCGTTCTCTGCATCCTCACTACCTGCCTGCGCCTGTATAACTAACTCCACCATTTCTTCATTTGTTAAAAATTCTACTCTTGTCATTGTAAATTCCTCCCTTTTTGTTATATCTAGATTCTAACATACAGCTTTATATCCTGTCCATACTTTTTTAGTAAATTATGTGAGAAAAAAGAGAAGGTGTTACCCTTCTCATCCCCAATGGCCATGTTTCTTTAGAACTGCAATAACCTCGTCAATATAGGGTTCATCTTTGTTAACCACAATGTAGTGGTTGTCTTCTACTTTACCCTCTATAGACCGTCCAGCAGCTATAGTCTGAACAATATTATACAAATCCCATTCCAACTCATCGTCTAGATAACGATCTAAATCGCCATTTTTCAATACAATAAATTTACCTATTCCTCTAACAATTGGTTCACCCATTATATTTTCCCTCCTTTATATAATCACACTCAATATTAACGCAGCTGTTACAAGTAAAAAACCAGCCCACACCATAATGACAGGAATTAGAAAGTCCGGGTCACCGAACATAGTACGTATACCTTCGAAAAAGGATTCCATATTACCTCTCCTTAACTTTTAACTGTAAATTTAGGTGTCCCCGGCATTGCAATTTTCATCTTCTTAATCTTATCTGCTACTTCTGTAGGTAACTTCTTCGTCTTAACCAGGCTGTTTAATTTATCTGCATTAATTCGCATTTCCGATACTTCTTCAAGTTTGTGCTCATTTAAGACCGTAGCTACCTCGTGGTACTCATAATCAGTATACGTTGACGTAGAGTTAGTCTTAGCTGCTGGTTGTAGCACAACCTTCTTACCTTCTGTACCGTAAATTTCTTTTTTATCATTATCCTCCATGTACCCACGTACACCTTCTTTTAACTTCTTCGCACGTTTATTTAGTTCTGCAATTTGCTCATGAAGGCGGATATATTCATCTACTTCTTTTTGAACAGCTACAGGGACTTCTTGGCTTACTGCACGCTCTACTACTTTGTCGTCTGTACCGCCTGAGTAAGAAGTAATTTCCGTGATCTTACCTGGAACAGCTACAGTCATAAATTCATCGATTTCTATTGGTGGCCCTGGGCGTTCGCCCATTAACCAGGACTTCTCAAGTTTTTCGTGCTGCTCACCTGGTGTAATAGCTAAAGCTGCCTCCCAGCCGAAGGCTTTAAAATCTTCTGTAACTGACTCGAATGTATGCTTAGGGCTGAAATTTGTTTCTTGATCCCCTCTAATTAAACTAACCACACCGTTTTCCTCTTTTACTGTAGCTTTTTGGTTTCCTAATACAAGCGTCATTACTTTCATATTTAACATCCCTCTCTGTTTTAGTTTGTACATTTAGTTTAACATCTTATTTACGTTAAGTCAATGAGTATTTTAAAATTTACTGGATACAAATTAATGTACCCAGTATTGGTGAACTTATTTATTTGTTACACGTACGCCCCCGAATAGTAAGTTGCAAACAAATACAACTAAGTAGGTACCTCAGTATGTTTGCCAGAAGCTTAGGCCGAGCCCTAAAGCTTTTACTGCGATAAGGTATATAATGGTTGCAGGAATAAAGTTTACCACTAAGGTTAGAAGAGCAATCGCTCCTATAACACCTATTATGGCTGCTATTGTTTTCATCTTATTTCCCTCCTAATTTTCTAATAATTCGATTGTACTCTACTGGCGACATATTGTTAACAAAGCTGATAAATCGAGACATCGACATATCGTGACCCATATAACATACCTTTCCACCATCCGGGTTATCAAAGTACTCTGTACCTTCGTATGACTTACCCTTAATAGCTAGCCCGTCGATTACCCACTTGTGTTTTTCATCTTCATCTACAATACGTTCGTCTAACCACACTAGCGTTCTGCCTTCGTAGTAAACTTCTCCACCTTGTTGTAGGTAGTTTAGTATAAAATAAGCTTTAGCAGCATCGATCTTCATATCACACCTCGTAAGTTACAGAGACTTTTTTAACTGACTCCTGGCCATGCTTCGTAAGAGTAATAAGTAACTCGTCCCCATCACGACGAACACGAATGATAGAAGGTTTCTTTTCTTTTCGCTTGTATTTACGAGGAACCTTAGCCTCATCTAGAATTGTATATAGTGTATTTTTATTCAGATCAAAGATTGCCATTAACTCGGTTACTGTGTACTTCTTTTCGTTGTAAGCATCTACAATCATTTTCTTATCTTCTTTGTCTAACTTAGCTAGGCGTTTCTTTGTAACGTTTGGTGTACGTTTCTCGATACCGGCAACATCCAACACTTCATAGATCGTACGGGTAGACACTGTTAACTTGTCTGTAATTTCTTTAAGCGTTGCATTGTTTTGATACATTGAGATAATCTGTTCTTCTTTTGTATGTACTTGGATGTTAGGGTTAAGTGATGCTGCCTCTGCTTCTGTAAAATCATTTTTAAAATCGATTGTGAATTCTTTTGTCATTTGTTATTCTCTCCCTTATATGGTTTGTCTTGCTATATTTATATACTAGCATATACATTGAGTTATAGTCAACAACTTTTTTATAAGAAGTATATAAAAACCTTAGCTTAAAAGAAACGTCTATTGTAGAATCTATCTCTGTGCTGTTTCATGGCTGTAATATCTGCAGGTTTAAAGTCTACCTCTTTACGGTTTGTACGCATTTTAGCTAACTCATAAGAACCAGTGTAACCCCATAAATAGTTACTGTGTCGATCTTTGCCCATTTTCTCCTCGTATTCATTCATGCCAAGATCATTTAGACGTTTAACAAGTGGCTCTAGGTCTACGTCTGCTACCTTCTCTCCCTCTATCTTAAAGGAGTGAGACTTAACCACATCAAAATTACCGCTGTATACTCTATTACCTTCTACTAGTTCACCTGTTTCTAGGAATTTTTTAATATAGTCTTTATTCCATTTGTCCCAATCTGCTAGTAACACACCTTTATAGACTTTGCTGATATTACCTGAATATTCGTCAATATTGGCTGAGTATACACAACCGAGGAACAACTTAGATTTACCTGAGATAGTTGAATACACATGTCCCGGTTTTAAATCTTTGTTACTAATCTTCTTAGTGTACTTCTCACGCTTCATACGCTCCGCTAGGGCCTCTTTATGTGTGTCAGAACCTTCTAGTATTAGTTTTGTCTGTGAACCCTCCTTAGCGAAGCAGAAGGAGCCATTTAAGCGACCACCGGCTTGGATGCCATGACCAAGAATAACTTCCATAAGAGTAGCTTCACGTAAATCCACCTTAAAGAAATGTCCATCACGTTTAACGATAACCTGGTAAGCACGACCACCTTCCCCTCGAATATCTAAGCTCTCGATTGTAACATGATCGAACCCCCCATTATTCCATTCAAATGTTATAGGGTCTTTCTGGTCTATCTGCCAACTATATTGACCTGTAGCCCAATATCGAGCTGAATCATGACTAGCTGAAGAGTCCACAGGGAAAGCGTGGTGGACTCCGGAAATATCGGCCGGTTTACAATAAAAGGTGATTTTATTAGGTGCTATCATTTATTTTCTCCTCCTTAATTGGTATAACTATACTCTAACATACAGGTTTACGTTTAGTCAACAATAAAATAAAAAAAAAGATGAAGAAATTAATCTTCATCCTCTAGCGCACCTAAGAACAGTTTGTCTAGCTCGATACCGTACATCATCTTGTAGTAACAAGTCTCTTGATATAGATACCTTCCTACCTCATCCATCGCGATCTGTACATTTACCTTAGTAAAAGGTTTATCTTTCAGATGGCTGTCCGATATACGTTTAACCTCTCTACGAATACGGGCTCTAGCCTCTCCTATAGTCTCTGTGAAGGTTAGCATACCTTCGACCTGTTCTATTTTTAACTTTGCCTTAAAAGGCTCGGAGAACCCGAGTTCCTGGCGATAAGATTCTAATAGTTGTTCAGTTTGGTATTTTAGCGCATCCCTCGTCTGTACATTGTTTGGCTTACCTACGTACTGATACCCTGCAACTTCCCTCAGATGCTTACTCATTGCTTCGATATCCATAAGCTCCTCCTATTCCATATATAAACGGATTGTATTTTTATTATTAAACAGCATGATCTGATAAGAACCGCCAGGCCCTTGAGGAATTACGCGCATTTTATAGTTTCCTAGTTCATCTTTAGGAATTTTTAAATGGCCGGCACCCATACCAAAGATATAGTCCCCGTCCATTGATACATAGGAACTGATTAATTCCTCATAAGGGTTTACAGATGCAGATACACCATCTACCGATTCTAGCTTTACCTGTTTAATTACTTTACCTGTAATGTTCTCATCCATAATTAAGTCTAAAATAAGCTTACTGTCCCGTACACTTAGGTTTTCATTATGGAAGTTAGAGAAGAAATAGAGATTATCTGCTTCCCCGAAGAGTAAAGTTACCATCTGTTCAAAAGGAACTTCTTCGTAAGAGCCTAGGATGTTATGAAGGTTCACTAATGTAAATAGCTTACCTGCAATACGGAACTCTTGGTAAGTAACATGAACATATCCCATGTTTAATAGGATGTCTACGTTATACAATTCTTTAGTAGTAGCTACCACATCGACCGGTAATGGCTCCTCCTCTAGATCAGAACCTTCAAAATACCCTTCCGGTGTAAACCCTGGCACATCACCTGCGTTATACGCTACTAGCTCCTCTAACGTATTCTCTAGCTCAGGTAAGCCACCTCCTTCGATACGCATGGAAACTTGTAACTTAATTCTACCCTCCACTACATTAATATCTTTTATTAGGGTGTATGCGCGAGCTAAGTAACGTTGAGAGAAGTGAGTATTTTTATAGAAGACCCCTTGTACTTTTTTACCCGGATCGTTTAACAAATTTTTTACCTTCTTGAGTGAGGCTGTATGCACTTTAAATGAATTGATTTGCATTAATACTTACCATCCTTTCGTTTTCGGTCTGCTTTGTTAGCTTGGTCTACAATTTGACTTTTAGTTTTCTTTTTATAGGGTTGGATGCTGCCTAGCCCCTTTTTAACCGGTTTTAAGGCCTTTCCCTTTTCTTGGTAGACATAGAGTAGGTTTATGCTTTTCCATAGCCTCTGAACACGTATAGAGAGCTTACCGGCCGTTATAGCGCCTACCTTTACATAGTATACAATGTCTAACGATGTTAGAGTCTGTACAGGTTTACTCTTCTGTTTTAAAACAATACTTTCAGTTGGTACCGCTAATTCTGCCGATAACAAGTCTTTAGCATATTTGTTCCTGAGTTCTACATCACGTTCTGATACACCCCCATACTGCTTGGTAAACTTTATGTAGTAAAATCCTTTGTTGCTTTTTTTGGAGATATTGATTGCGTCCTTACCTACGTCGACAACACCTTTTTTGTGCCCTCTAGCATTCGCACCTCGCGCCTGGGAACGCTTTATATAGTTATAATCTTTCTTCTTTTTGCCCGACATTACTTACCTCCTCTCTAACTATACTATAGTATACACTACCACCAATCAATCTGTAATTTCTATCTTGTAGCAAGTTAAAGCTTGATATAATTTCTTAGGAATACAATCTCTATACTGTTCGGCTACTTCGCATATATACGCTTCTTTATGCTGCTTATACGCATTGAAAGCCTCCTCAATTGTTTTAAAGACACCTAAACTACAGCTGTGACTATCTCTACGGTATTTAGCAACATAGGTTTTACCGGTTCTAACGTAGGACACCCCAATAGGGTATTTTCCTCGTGACCTACCATTATTAATAATTAAAGTATTAATCCTTTCAGGAACAAAGATACAAGTATCGGGACTGTACGTTTTATTACCTTTATTTATAATATCCTTATCAAGACACATTTTTTGTGTACCTACTGTATACCAGTTCTCGTTGTACCACTCTGCGAAATTTTGAAAGTTATGCCACTCCTTGGCTACCCAACACCCCTTATAGGTGGGTTGTTTAACAGCATGTCGTTCATCGTAACACCTATATAACATATGCTTCCACGTTGCATATTCCGGTGTCGGCTTCCTATTCCTGTAGGCTGCATGCTTACCTACCCCCAAAAATCCTACACCGTGTACGGTACGATCATAGGGGCTAATCACATTACCTTTCTCGAAATAAAACCACCTCGTTTTTACCAGGTACCCATTGGAGAACTTAACTGTGATATCACCAGCTGTGTTGTATAGAACCACCTCCATCCAAGAACCTAGTTGATTCTTTTTTCGTGCCCCTAACCTTTGCGTTCTCTGAGCTACTGTTCGCGGGTCATTCGACATTATGCATCATCCTTTCTATAACATGGCTCTATTATATAATATAGCTTGGCCTTTTGTCAACAATAAAAAGAGGCAACCTTTTCACTAAGGTTCACCTCCGATTCCATACATATTATGTTACCAGCCTTAGTGCATATCGACTAGCGATAATGTCTCTAAGCTATTTATGGCTTGTAGTAATTTTGCTTTATTATCTTGCGCTGTTTGAATTGTTTTATCTAATTGGTTAACCTCTGCTCTAAGTTGTTTTAACACGATTGATCTGCTTGTTATAAGTGAAGAACTATTTATATCTTCATCGGATTTCATTACTTCATTAGTAGCTATTCTATCTTTACGTATAAACTCATCTGCGTCCTTCATGAATTGTTTTACTGAATTCGCATATTTACTATCAACTGCAAAACGCTCATTAATTACACCCATTATTTGAAAGTTTATTAATCCTGTTCTAGTCACACCTTTAAATTCTTCTGGGTTGAACAGCGGGTTAGTGATATTTTCTTGTGCAATATTTTTAATTTGTTGCTCTCCTCTGAAGGCTACATAGTTGCTAGGGTCTTCCTTAATACTAAAAGTTCTAATCGCACTCTTAACAGATGCTAAGTTAGAATACCCAGCTGTATTTCTAACTGAGGTCGCTGAGCTGAGTGTAACCCAATAGTCTCCTGCGTATTTCACTAAGTTTAAATGTTCCATCTGTAAATCGCTCCCTTTTGCTATTTAGTTTAGTGTTGTTGTAACTCTATGCGGTTAGTATACCATATTAGGTTGCTGACATGCAACCTAATCTAAAACTTTTTTGTACACTGTAACCTAAAACCAAATTATTCCTTATTTTTAAATTGATAATAGCGCAATAATTTTGAAGGATGTTGCTTGCGATTAGCGAAGACTCTGCATAGAAACCGGTTAGCCTCCTCTGCCCCTAATCGGTTTACAATGGCCTTTATCAGCTCAGGCTTCCTTACATACTTACCTGCACTAGATGATTTAAGCATACCATCTACACCCCCGCTACGGCTAGCAGCAGAATTTACCTTCATGCCAAGCTCCTCTAGGGTGTTCATTTGGCGTTTAAAGCTCCCCAGGATCGATACTATCTCCTCGCGCCAAAGTATGTTGTATGCGGCGTGTACGTCCTTATAAGGGGACTTTGTAGCCTGCTTATATACTCCCACAATCGGTACACCCTTATACTCCTCATAAGAAATAATCCCTACATGGTTATGACCATTCTTGGTTAGAATAACCTCTGTCTTCTCGATATGGTCATCATGACACATAACGAAAACTTTATCGCAAACTAAGCTGTAGTGCTTTAGTTGTTTGTTTAACCTCTTTGTAGTATCCCGTTCCGTTTTTATTTCAACCCCTATAATACCTTGGGATACGGAAAAGATCAAACAATCAGCAATTGTAGAGCCCGTTACAATTGCTTTTTCAAACAATACAGTATTTTCATCCTCACTTGGGACAAACAAATGCTGCTTTTCCAGGATTAAATCTTTGATATCCTGCTCATAAAATTTTTTCATATGTTATGGCTCCTTTACAGTCTTTTCCTATAATATAAAAGTTATACATTATTGTGTTATTTTGTTGCAAATAAAAAGGTAGCCGAAGCTACCTATGGTTAGTTGTAGTCTAGCCAAGTGGATAGTAACATAATTAGGAATATAACCACCAGTAGTATAATACAACCTACTAATACTCCTAGAAATTTAAAAGCCGCAAGTAACCCGATAATAACTCCTAGTGTTACTGCCATGCTTACTAGGAGAATTCCTGTTTTGACTAATGCTTCTACAAACATTTTATTTTCCTCCTCCAAAAGTAACTTCGTGAACTGCAAAAACGCAGGATATTAGAAATAGTGCAACGCACACCATACCGATATAATCTGGTGTACCTAACTCGTACCCATGCTTAACGGTTAAGGTTAGGGTAACAATAGCCGGGATAGAAGAAATACCTAAAACAATCAGAATACTTACAAGCCAATTTGTCATTCATCTTCACTCCAATCTCCGAATATCAGAGCCCATACACAAGCCAGCCATAGTGATAAAGATACCCAGAGGGTTAACCCGAAGGCTAACCACCCAAAGAATAGGTATACTGTGTAGTTAACACCAAACATTAAAGGGATATACATTATTGTTAGAAATCTTAGATTGTTTCTCATTCTGTAAACAATCCCCTCTCTTTAACTTCTTTCCATCTTTCTGTTTCCCATATACGATGTAGCTTTTGTGTAAGTCCACCGGCCTTAACTGTTAGTGATACTTTAACAAATAACTTTCCAGGAAATTGAGCCGACCAGTCCATACTATACGGCCCTTCGTTATGCACCTCTTCGATGTAGTAGGTAGTTAATTTCATTTATTTCTCCTCCTTCATTTTCCAATGTACATCCTTCCCGAAAGTACCGTGCTCCTGAATCTGTTCCCATTTCTTCTTCTCAAATACTTTAGATATGGTCTCGTCTTCCTGATACCACTCCGCCGCAACCATCTTAACCCGCACATACTCTTTATCGGGGTGTATAAGAGCCCAAGAGCCCTCTTCTGGTTCTACACTAAGTACCTCTCGTATATAGGTTATATCGGGTATCCATAAGCTCATTTCTTGCGCTCCTTCACCACTATCTCGCCTTCTAAGATACCGAAGTTACTAGACTCTTTAAACTTATACGTCTCTGCCTTATCCTCTTTGGTCATAGGGCGAGTTAGATACCATAAGTGGTCATCTTTCCAGGTGATGTTCATAAGCTTCTCACCTTTAGGTAGATCAAGAGTAGCTGTACCGCCAAACTTCTTAGCGAAGTGCTGACTCCCAGATGTTTTCTCTCCGTCTTGCTTATCGGCTACCTGTTGGCAACCGACTGCTGCGAATAATAGTGTAGCTAGTACAATTGGTACTCGGATACGTCTTCTCATATCATTTACCTCCGCTTTCTTTAATAGCTACTACAATTTCATCTTTTAACTTAGTCATATCATTAACCAGCTGCTCGATAGAAGTTGCTTCGGACAATCTAATCTCCTTGTCAATAAGCCCATTGCAAGCTTGTTCTAGATTTGGGTAGAATGCAATTGCTGAGTATGTATCTTCTGTGTTGGGGTTGTCTTCCTTCTTCTTGTTCTTTCTATTAAGGATAACATTATGTTGATCGGATGTGAGCTTGTAGTTTTCGTTTAATTGAATATTCATTTTATTTCTCCTCCTTATAAGCTGGAACTTCTCTTAGCATGTCTACTGCGTCATGTAACCCACCAGTCATAGTTTTCATAAAGTCTTTAACTTCGTCCGGTACATCTTCATGATCCTCTATAACTGTATTAGCCCAAGATAACAGGTTAGCTGCATTTTGAATGTACACAATAGCCTGAAAGATAGGGCTCTCTAACTTATCAATACGTTCAAAATTGTCATACAGTGGCATAACATCTTCTACCTTAATTTCCTGCGTAGGGATTTCATCCCCTGGCTCATACCCGTAGATATCGATTGTCTCATTCAAGACAGCATCTATGCGCCCCTTAGCTTCATCGATCAACCCTTTAAGTTGCTTCACTGTTTTTGCACCGTCGTAGTCTACTAGAATATCTCTAGTGTCCTCTAAGAAAAATCGTTCTTTACGTTTCATTTTATTTTCCTCTCCTTTTTAACTTTTATAATCTTTTCCATACCACATTTGTTACAGGCCATGATAACTAATTTATTATACAGGTCTTGGTCAATCTCGCGAACCTTATCACTAAAGCAGCATTCGTGTTTGAACAGTCCGCCGAGCATTTTAAACACTTTACTCTCCTCCTCGGTAATTATTACCTAATGGGTTGTCTGGTTGGTCTCCACTTTCAGTGAAATCGTAGAACCCGTCTCCTTGTCGGTGTCGGATCAGCGCCTCTACTAAAGACCTAGTAGGGATTGTATACTTCTCATCCCATACGATAGAAGATAGTCCGATGAATACACCTGTATTCTTCCCACGTTGTAAGGTTCTCTCTCCGGCCACTGTAGTTGCCTTATCTGGTTCTCTCTCGAAGAAGCCTGATTCCTCCTTACCTGTAAAGGTGTTTGTATATCTAGGGATAACCGGTGCTACAAACAATGGAGGATTCTCTACTCTAACCTGTTGTTTCTTTGGCGGGAAGAAGCTATTCGCTAACGACCCTAACCGTGTATTAGGGCTAAAGCGCGGTACCTCCCCTCTACGCTGTAGGGTAAACGCTTTTTGTGGCTTACCTGCCGTGTCTGTAGTCGCTGCATACACAATCACATAAGACAAGTTCCCTTCTTTCACCATGTCTACAATGTAAGTAGGGGTTTCTTGAATAAACAAAGTGCCTTGCTGGTGATACTCTAACTTATTCTGGTCTAGGTTGATTAACTTATTTTGTTCTTCGTTCATAGGTTACTCATTCTCCTCTAAATATCGTTCAATAGCCCAGTACTGCTCTCCTTCGTAATCTTCCAAGGTAGCTTTTAATAAATCCTCCGCGTCTTTTAGACGACTAATTAGTGCTAATATTAACTTATCACCTACTAAGTCACGCCAAGGCTGCCCGTGTCTTCTAGCCTCAAACACTCCATTAGCTAAATCCGTAATGATTTCATACTTACCGCCGTCTAACTTAATCTTATCAGCCATTTACTTCTCCTCCTCCGTAGGGGCTAACCCTTTAGATACCGCAATTATTTTAATAGTTTTATTTTCTACATGGGCTAGACTTATCTCTTTATATCGCCCGTCGGATAGGACTAGCTTAATAGCATCCTGAGTATAATGGTGAACCAGAGCGTTAATAGGTTTACCTTGCTTTAGAACTCTATTTACCGGAACTACTTTATCCTCGTACTCCATATAACAAAAAGTTACGATGTTACCAGGCATAAACGTTAAGCGATCAAATACTCTTACTTTAATCTCTTCAAACATTTATTTATCCTCCTTGTTGTTGACTAGTTCTTTAGCGTAGCCTATAATCTTAAAACCATAATCAAGGGTTGTATCGAAGAAGTAAGTGCCTGCTAACTCGTTAATATGAACTTCTAAAGTACCTCGGCCACCTTGGAGTAGTAATGTCTCTCCTAAGTTCTTAGTTAGTAAATAATTTCTTCGCTCAACTAAGTCCCACTCTAATACCTTACCTTTGCTTTTTGTTTCCTCTGGTGGCTTTTCTAGTCGCAGACAGTCTATAGTTATAAAGCTACCATCCACAAACGTCTTAGGGTCAAACTTCACAACTTCAACAGTTTGTACCTGGAACATCTTTTCTCCTCCTTCGTTTAACTTAACTTTATTATAGCATCTCTAACCCTACTTGTCTAGCTTTTTATTTACTTTTTGTCAACAAAGTTTTAAGCGTGTAACTCGTCTGTAGGATTTAACCTAATAGTATCACAGCTCTTACACCTTGTCTAGTACTTTTTGGCAAAAAAAAAGAGAGAAGTTATCTTCTCTCTGCTTCATATATACGTCCAATCATCCAGAAGCTTGGCATACTTCCTAGCGCCATAATAAGCATAAATACAGGATCGCCAGTAAAGTAGCTCTCAATCATAAAGAAAATGAGTAATAACGGTAGTATAAACTTGATACAGAAACCCATTATAGTTTACCCTCCTTTTCCATCTCTTCTACCATCTTCTTCTTATCGATTCTTACAAATATTGACCATAGAGTTAACGCTAGTGCGTAAGCCCCTACGTTACGAAGAATGAACGCTACCGTAAACACTACCAGAGAAGCCGTATAACCGGCGTGAGCTAGACCGTAACTGCCGTATAGGGTATAAATACCCCATACGACTAAAGCCTCCCCTACGGCAGCTACGAACGTTGTAGCAATGTTCTTACCTATTAAGGGAGTCTTTCCACTTTGTTTGAGCTTACGAGCCTCCTTGAATAAGTTGAACAGATTTACTAATAAGGTGATACCTACGATTATGTATAATGCTGCCTCAAGTTGGGTCATGCATCTAATCTCCCTTCTTTGTCTAACATAAGTGGAATAAGCTCCGGAGTGTTCGATCCCTCTTTTAGAATAATAACCATCTGAGAAGCACCTGTTGTAGGGAACTGGTTTAACCTAGAGTAAGGATTTTCTCCGATAGGGCTACCTACTTGCGCTCTTAAACGCGAAAAACTCTCCTGATTAATCCCCGTTGTGTGCAAATGCCCTGATAGTAGTAAGAACACTTCGATACCATCACGCATAAATGCTGGTATTTTTTCATTTCCTTTTGGCATATGGTCACCATGCACACCTACAACACGTTTACCTGCAATGGTTAAGTCCATCTTATACACATCTTCACGATTATCATGTAGTGTAACGTTAGGTAGGCCTTGTACTTTTTCTTGAATAGTGAATAACTGGTCTAGAATCGTATAGGCTACGTTGTTGTTAAAGATAGCTTGTTTCTTATCCTGGTCGAAACGATCATGGTTCCCTGCAATAATAGCAAAGTTTACATGAATGAACTTAGACAACTTGGTTAGGATGTCTATTGTAAGGCGGAAACCCTTCGCAACCTGCTCAGCCAAGTGGAATTCGATGTCCCAGCTCTGATCCTTGCGCATGATATTGTTTTCTACAGTGTCCCCAAGCATAAGAACATAAACATGTTTAATATTGCGTTCCTCGATCATATTCAATACATAGTCGATAATATCATTCACCGATGTAGTTAGACGCTGGAAGCTGTAACTCCCTGTATGCATATCAAATGATACAAACCCAATATGTAAATCTGACAAGCAGAGGATAAGGCTGCGATCCCCCTTCTTAGGTGGTTCGATTGGAGTCTTCAAGTATTTAGGTACCGGATAACCTTTCATCTCGTCTAACATCTTCTCGGTTAACTCGTCCAAGAAGATTTTCATAAGGGCTCCTTCTTTTTGTAGCTTACGGAACTCCCTCATATCGATATTAGCTTTTTCCTTCATCAGGACTTGCGTGGAGAGAATATCGAAAATGTTCTTCTCTTTTAATCCTGTAGGCTCCCCAATAATATCTGGGATATCTTCTAGTCTAATTTCTCTGTAATACGCCTTTTTATACAGACTGTATAATACACCATTTTCTTCCTGTATACGTTTGCCAAAAGACGCTAAATCCTTTGGTTTGACTTTAGCGTACCCTAGTTCCTGTACTAACTTGTTAAAACGTGATGGGGCAATTTTACCCTCTGTAATCTTTAAATACCCCATAAGGACAGCGTAGGCACCCTCTTCGGTACCTAACGCTTCCAATTCTTGCTCGTTTAATTTTTCAATACTCATTTGGTTATTTCCTCCTAGATTATTATTAATCTATCGGATCAATCTCACGAAACCCATAGCTGCAAAGGACACCTGGCGGAGTGTAGGGTGTGTGTACCTGATACCATAACTCATAATACTTTCCCTCTACTCGGTAAGCTGTTGAAACCAGGTCGAACCATTTGTTTTTCGATTCACCCTGAAAGAATTCGCGGTCTTGTACAACAATCCCTGCTTCATCTAATAAAGTAGCTAACTCCCCAAAGCTTGTGTCCTTTGTTGTTCCGATCTTTCCGATAAATTGTTTTAATTGTTCCATAGTAATTGTTCCTCCCTTTATTATAACACGCAATCAATATTCTTCGTGGAGTTGAGCAAAGGTCTTAATTAACCCGTCCATTAGAAGCTCAGCGTAACTAATTCCTGTGAACACACTAGCTACCTGCTCTTTTCCTCCTCCATTGTTGACCCACTTTGCTATCTGTCCTGCGTGTATACCCTTTGTGCGAATGGAAAACATATCATTCGACTTTGTTGTTCTTGCTACACAAACAATGACAGCTGCTTCTGTTTTATCTCTCGTAAGTAATTCATTTGCCAATTCATTTATGTATTCCTCTGCAAACACGATTTTTAATTTACAATGCTGATCGAGGACAATCACATCGCACTCTCTTGTCATTTCTATTTTTCTCTCTATATAGTCACGCTGCTTCTGCATCTGGCCTTGTATAACGGGCGCATACGCTTCGATTACTTCCTGTAAGGATTTACCCCTCACCATGTGCGGAAGCCATTTAAAGCTACCCTGGTACAGCGCTAGAAGCACTCTCGTTACGTTATTGTTCTCCCATGTCCATGTACGATAGGCATTTACTGCCTGAATCATCATTTCGGCTTTTTCGGTGAAGAAAACGTATGTTCCTAGTATACCCTTAAACCGCTCATCTTTCAACAAATATGATAGTTTCATAATAGGATCGATACTTTCATCTACAAAAGAGGCAATACCTTCCTCTAGTATGGGCTCACCATATGTGCTAAGATGTAGTAAGTGGGTGAATGGATTACCTACTGCAATCGAGAACTCTTCAGGAAGTGTGTACCCCTTGTAAGGGAGTCCTAGGACGAGAATAACATTCGCATCTGAAAACTGTTGATAATCCCGGAAATCTAGGTGACTTACATAGTGTACATCCAGCTTGGCGGCGGATTCCTGTAAGAGTTCTTCTAAAATAGCAATCGATGTAACTCCTTCGAAGGAAGGAGGAGTATAGACTTTTATGACTGTCTCCTCTACTGCCATGATCCGTACCCGATGGCGAACCCGATACATATAAGGAGTAAAAAGACCCATGCTCGCATGATTTTGTTTGTGACAGTGATTGGTTGTCTCATCGTTTGCACCTACCCTTCTACTAAATTGATAAAACTAGGAGTTATAGGAACTACTTGTCTCTAACTCCTATGTACATATTACCAAGGACTACCTATAAAGTCAATAGAAAAGCCTAAAAATTATTTCAATTTTATTTCAATTCCCTAATAAGGGTTTACACATAAAAAAGAGCGGGTATAATATCCCGCTCTCCTTGCTTCTTCTTATTTAATAGTCACTTATTATTGAGGTAAATAATCAGGGCCGACAACTTGGAAGTGGTTGACTCCTAGCGCATATTCCGATTTAGCGAATGCTGCGAATGCGACTAAAGCATGACGAGCTTCTTGACCTGCTGTGATATTTTTAACCACATGTGGTTTACTTACATGGTATACGTCACGGAAATCCTCTTCGTTACGCGTTGTCATGTACATGATCTTACCTGCTTCTACTGTTACGATAGGGCTATTTGTTTTCTCCTCGTAGCTCTTACCGTCTTTACCTTCGACAACCGGTACAATCTTAAACTTGCCAGTACCTCCATTGTCTAGGATACGGAATAAGTAACGGCCACTCTTTAAGCCTACTGTATGTTTATGTGTTGGGAGATAGCCAGCTGCAGCCGTATTCGCTACAATGTAATCTCCTGCTTTTAACGTGATGGTTGTTTGTTTTAGTAATTCAGCTAATTGCATTTGGTATTAGCTCCTCTCTGTTATTATTTTTCAACTTGCTTAGCTACTTCTGCTTTAATACGTGCTGCTTTTGTAAAATTATGGTTTTTCCAAGCAGCGAACGCTAGAGCCACTACATAAGAAATAGCTGTTACAGCATCGTAGATACCTTCATAGTTTGCTTTAATATGTAGGTTTAATCCGAACGCTTCTGCTACAGCGTTAGCGATAACTACTAAGTAAAAGATTGTGATCGCAACCAATTTTACAGACAGCTTAGGGGCTTCGTCAGGTACTTGAACTAGTTTCGGAGTCGTTTGGACGGGTTTGTTTACCATGTTAGTTCACCTCCTTTAAAGTGAGGTCTCTCTTAATATAACAAGAAGAGGAGTTAATCCTCTTCTAGGGCTTTGTGTAACCTGTCTCTGATAAAGGCCTGCATCTCTTTTAGTGTTTCCCGGATGTCTGCATTTGTTAACATCGAACGTCTGTATTTCTTTCGGATTTCTCTTTCAATCTCTGCGTCTGTTAGCTCCTGTAGCATAAGAAACAAAATATCCCGCTCTAGCTCCGTTAGCTTCACATCTTGAAGAACGTACTCCAACGTCTCATAGAAGTCTAGTTGCTCATCCTGTATAGGGTTGTTGTCTATGAGGTTTGTAACATCAAAGTCGTGCTTGGGAAGAAATATACGTTTTCTATTGCGAAAATTTGAACGAATAAAGCTGTGCTTGACCCTATTTATTAATTTGGACTTGACGTACCCAGGAAAGTCAATCACTGTGTTAGGGACAAACTCTTTTACTAACCGGATGAACTGCTCATCAATGTAGCTCATAAGTTCTTCCTGGGTGGCATGATCCGGTAAGTAGTCCTTGTAGTCGTTATACAAGCTTACTCGTAAGTTACGGTACTGGTGAAACAACTTGTCTACGTCACGTACGAATGTACCAGTAGACTCGTCTGTGTTTACAATAAAGCGATTGCCATTGAGTATGAATTCGTTTTCCTTGTCTAGGTCTCTTGGCATTAGCACTCACCTTTCTTGGGTTTAGTAGACCGCTGCCGTACTGGTGTTGATAATGTCTTCTCTACTGACCAACCTTTTTTGAGTCTCCCAGCTAATGTTTCGTAGTTGATACCTAACTCCTTGCTCCATGCATGGAGGGGTTGTGTTTTATTCTGATAAGTAAACATTCGAGTATTACATTTGTTCCAGGGGGTTACTGGGGTTTCTAACGCTCTCTCAGTAGACCAACCGGCTTCTAGGCGTTTACCTACTAAACTTCGACTACCGCCCAAGGCGATAGACCACTCGGCTAGCGTTTTTGTTTCCCCTTTAAACGTTAGAAGCACGTTAGTTCTCCTGTTGTTCCCCTGAACTTTAGAGGTTACCCACCTACAATTATCAGGAGAGTAACCTTTGTTATTATTCTCCCTATCTAGTGTCAACCCTTCGGCATATCCGCTAGTCTTTGCCCAATTATAAAAGTTAGTTGGCCCATCTTCCTCACCCAACCAATCGTCGCATATAGTAATACCTCTACCTCCATAATTTGCATATGCGGCATTATTTGGGTTGGTCGCCCGGTTAACCATACCTCGGTAAATTTTATTGATTCTTTCTTGGGATAACCCATGCTTTATACGTGAGCTTACACCAAGACAGCCACAGCTTCTTGTTTTACCTTGTGTCATGTAAACACCGACAACAATCTTAGTACTCCCACAATCGCACTTACATAACCATGTTGATTTTCTGTCACCATTAGAGCCTGCGAATTCCAGGACTACCAACTTACCAAATCGTCTACCAACTAAGTTTAGTCTAGCCATAAGGGGTTTTCACCCTCCTTGATAAACGTTATTTTAGCTGATTTACAAAGAATGTCGGAATAGTGAATCGTATAAGGGATCAAAACCTCTCCCTCCTCCCCGTAGCCTACAGAGTCTCCTCGTGCCCACCTGCTACCAACCCAATTAAGCCTAATTACAACCATCTGGGTATTATAGGAGTCCTTTATACTAACAAGGACTCGCTTACCTTCATCTAGTGTTCTTTGTAACTCTTGCTTAATTTCATCGTAATGCTTTGGTGTGGGTACTTTTACGTCTTCCGTTCGGCTACGGTAGTAATCTAAAGTATCGGTGATAATATCTTTGTGATCTTTATACATCCCATAACCCACTCGCTTTCTACGATAGTGCGGAGAGAAGGACATTACGCCTTTTCTCCGTCAATTTCATTTTGAATCTGGCTAACAATGTCGTCAGGTGAATCGGATACTTCTGCCAGTGTTTGCAGGCCTACTTCATGAACTGTATCCATCCACTGTGAAATATCTAAGTTCTCATTTTTAAGGGCTGTATACCCCTCTGGGAAGTAGATAGCTGATAGGCGGTTAAGAATATCCTCCCGTACTGCATTACCTTCCGGATCGTTACGCATCCACTCTAGGAACGCCTCACGCGTCTTCTTATGGGTAGTACCATGACTATCTGTGTACTCGTAGCTTTGGCCTGGCTTAGCTGCAAACTTTTCTACAATAGCTTGCTCGATTAGGTTGTACTCGTAGTCTAGTCCCGATTCAGATAGAAGGAATAGATCAGCTGTACGGTGAGGTGTACAAACTTTGGACTTGTTTACCTTGACCCCCATGATATGCCCTAACTTAACTTTCTTACCTGATACTGTTTTGTCGATGGCTTGTTTCTTCTGCACAACCAGGCGTAGTGAAGCGTAATGCTCCCAAGCTTTACCACCCGGTACCTTAGTCGTAGCGAACATTGGATTTCCACCGATATCGTCACGAACTTGGTTGATTGCTAGGAATAAAGATTTAGTTGCTGCAAGTGGCTGAGCTAACTTACCAATCAATTGAGTAATGGCATTAGCTTGGGCACCTACTGTCTTCTCTCCGAAATCTTTGTTAAACTGTGCTTCGGATAGTGTCTGTCCTACTGAATCCCAGATGAATACTAGCGGTACGCCTGGGTATCTATCCGGGAAGGTCTCTAATACCGTTTCAATCGTCTTCCCTACTGACTCTACTGTAAGGGCCTCTCCTTTATCCAAGTCAGGCTGTTTAACTAAAATTCTACGTGTATCAATATTCAAGTCAGCTAAACGTTCGCGATCTGCTGTACCTTCTACGTCAATGAGAACTACGATACACCCTAGCTCAATCGCAACACGAGCAGCATGTTGAGTAAGTACTGATTTACCGGCGGAGTTCTTACCTGCGATCTCTACCATTCGACCAAACGGGAACCCACCACCAATAGCATAATCTAACTCAGGAAAGAAAGTAGGTAGGCGGTCTAAGATTGCTGAGAATGTTGCGTCATGCAGTAGTGTTAAACCTACATCGTCACCCATAGATGAGAAATCAATTTCAACCGGTTTGTTACTCTTTTTCTTTTTAGCCATTATTATATTTCCTCCAATTGTTATGTAGATTATAAGTATAGTTGCTTCAAAGGGATAGCCTAGCTTACGATGTGTAAACTAGGCTTTAAGTATTAGTTGTTCATGCCAGATAATAAGTTGTTTAACTGTCCGTCGATGTCTGGTAATCCTTGTCCGTTTGTTGGAGCACTCTCAGCCGGTGCTGCTGGCGGAGTAGGTACTGGTGGTGCCTGTGGTGTCGTAGGAGCCGCAGGTGGTGTTGGTGTTCCAAAATCCGGTACACTATCATAGTTTAAGTCTGTACCTGCGCTCGGTGGAGCTGTTGGCGGTACCGGCGGTGTAACAGGTTGTTGAATTGGTGGTGCAGTTACCGGCGGTGCTGTTGGCGGTGTGTAACTCTGTGCCGGTGGCGCAGTAGGTGCTGCTGGCGGTGCTGTATACTGATTAGTAGCCGGAGGAGCTACTGGTGGTGCTGTTGGTTGTCCTGTTTGAGCGTAAGGATTAGTTGCTGGTGCTGTTGGAGCTGATTGACCACCTTCTGCTTGTCTGCGTGCATTAGGGTTTACACCATTTTTCATATCAATGAATGCTTGTACCCATTGTAATCCGTTCTCTAAACGCTCTGTAGGTGTTGTGTGCTCTTTCAAGTCTTCTAACTCATTCTGCCATCCGTCTACCAAAGCAGGTAACTTAGCCATAGGATATACCTCTACACGATACGATTGTGTGTTTGGTAGTGGCTTCTGTACGTGAATTGGTGCTGCACAATTGATATCCATGAATGACATCGGCGATCCGTTAGGCCCTTGTGGGTTTAACATCGGGTTAGCTAACTTGTCGATGATACCTTTATAAGCTGATAGTGGTAAGTTTAGAACTCGTACTACGTATTTACCTTCTTGGTCACGCTCTTGTACGTAAGCTCCTGTTTGATCTTGTACCACACGGATTACGTTTACTTTATAAGCAGTACGTGGACGCTGCTGTCCTCCGAAAGGTGAAGGGATCATTTGCTTATCTGTCCACTCAGCAATAGCTTGCTCTAAGATAGACGCTGGATTTGCTTCTGCGTCTAGTAGGAAGTTAGATTGTAAGTCCTTTCCTTTTGATGACTTAGCAGTTAAGAAGATTTCACGGAACGGTTCTGCAAATGTGCTGTTTAAGTCAGCTGAAGGTAATAGTTGAAATAGTAATTCCGGTGTATCTTTACCAAAGAATAATGTCGGGTGCTTAGCTTTCGGGTAAACTGTACGGCTGTTATCCCCGCCTGTTTGTTGTTCTACCTCTGCTTTTGCTTGTTTGATTAAATCTGCGAATGACATAATATGTTTTCCTCCTAGTAATATATAATTTTATTTAACGTGTTTCCACGATATTCCTCGCTTTATTGCTCCTACGGTTTCTCTATGCACACCGTAGTCCTCTGCTATTGATGTAATTGGTTCTCCCTTGTGTAGGCGATCCTTAATTACTTTGACTTTTTCAGCTGTTAGCTTAGATTGCGGGAGTTTATCTCCTATTGGGGATAACCCGGTATCGCAAGCATGTTGTGCGTTCCTCTTCTGAGTGCACCACTCGAGATTACTAAAGTCGTTGTTTATCGGGTTACCATCTAGATGATTGACGACAGGTAGGTTGTTCGGGTTGGCTATAAACAGCGTAGCTACTACCCTATGCACATAGTACTCGCCACCATTCTTACCAGCGAAGGGTATTGCAGGGTCTGAAGGGCTTATGTATATAACATGGTATCCTGTCTTGTTAACCTTACCTTTAAGCTTTCTGTACCCGTTATTTGTCAGTTTCCAGATGTCACCTTTTGAGCTGAGTACATAATCAGACTCGTTAGATAATCTCTTCACTTCAGCAGGTGTTGTACCTTTGATCTCAATAAACGCTTTTTCCTTCACCCGTTTATATCGAGCGTGATAATCCAATTTAGCGCAGTTACGACACTTCTTTAAGTGAGTATTTCCATACCTATAGTCAGGTTCTATTTCTTTACTGCAACCCCGACATAACACTATCTTTCCTCCTTCCCTTAACTCTATTAATATTGTAACATATACCCTATGTTAGAGTCAAGCATTTTATTCACTCTTTTTATCTTTTATTTTACGAGCATCTGCGATCGTAACCACCTTATTTGCATGGTAGTCTGTGATATACTCATAAAATGCCTGACGAGACGTAAACCCGTATTCTTCTTCCAATATGTTATCTACTACCGCAGAGTCTTTAACGTTAGTATACATAACGAACTCTCCGTTTAATCGGACTTGGTAGTTAAGTCCCCCTTCTCTAGGGATATGTTCAAATGAATAACGTAGGCCATTTTCTCCATTTATTTCTCCTCCTCTTTTAGTCTTCTCTCTCTAGTGAGCCACGAGTCTATTATAAGTGTTAGAAAAGCTGCAAAAATTACAGCTATAAGTGAATCTCTGTCATTCGGGTAGGCTTTCCCGTACACAAGCTTTTCGTACCAATACCAGATGATACCGATTGACACATACATGATCCACGAGATTATAGCAAGCCTGAGAATCCCTTTCATCGCTTACCTCCATAGAAAATACGTTGGAGACTTGTAGCAAAAATACCACAGGCTATAAAAGCTAATGCAACAACAGACCGGTGAATCGAACCAGTTAGTTTTAAATAAGTCGAAAGCGCCTGTCCGATACCAATTCCACTGGCTACACAAAAGGCTAAGTAAACAATAAACTTAAACATTAGTACTGTCCTCCTCTAAATCGAAAATCTCTAGCTTTACTGCCTCATTAGGGTAGAAACCGTAACCCTCTACTTCCATAGAGTCTGGGCTCTGGTTTAACCAGCGAGCCACCATTTCCATAGCCACTAATATAGGTACTTCAATACCAAAGCTTACATCGTCTTTGTAATGGATTAAAACCTTTACAACCATTAGTACCCTCCATCCATAAATCGATTTGTACCGGCTCCATGCATCTTCTGATCGGCTATCTGCTTACCGTAAGATTGTAGCATATCCTTACGTTGCTCAAAGGCCTTTACAATACGAGTTACATAGCCTACGACCATCTTATAATACTGCAGTCGGCCCATAGTAGCCTCATAGTCTTCATGCATCTTGCGGTAAGTTTCTACTACATCTTTTGTTGCCTTTGTTTCTGTACCTTTGTAGTGCTCACGAGCCTCTGCATCGATCTCTGCTAATCTACGTTCTACCTTTAGCTCTTCGGCCTCTTGGTAGTACTTTAGCTTTTCTAGTACGGAAGACCAGTAGACGTATTTAGCAGGTTGTTCTAGCATGTCCTGCATTAAAGTCTGCTCGTTAACCTTTAGCTCCTCACGAAGATTGTAGTCGATGGTTGCACCACTTTCATCTTTTAGACGGAGCCATTCAAAATCAAATGATCCAATGTTAATTTCCAAAGGGTCGGCCTCCTTTTATACTTCGTCCCTAGCTCTTTTTATGGCCTGGTATACATCGATAATATATTCTGATCTCATTTCATGGTAGCCCCAGATGTCTTCGTCAAACATTGCTTTAGCGTCTCTCAGACAATCATCTAATTGCTCCCTCAATCTGTCTCTCATTTCATCGTACGTTGTATGTACGCCCATTCCTTTCTCCTCCTTTTAGTTGAGAGGGCTTGTATCACCCTCTCTATAATAACTATATTACACTATCATAGTCTCTACGTCAACTATAAAATAGAAACTTTTTAAACTTTTTACGCCATAGCTTGATAAGAAGGTTTACTTGCTTCTATCGCTGCTTTCATCTCTTTTTCTTTCTCTTCATCGATCACTTTAGACTCACGATAGTTCTTCACTTTCTTCATATCCAATTTATACTTACAGTAACCTGCAATAGAGCTGAATGAGTTCATTTCTTCTAGGTCATAATCTACCATGTCGTTATAGTTAACCCCTACCTCGATATCTGCTACAATCGGATAGCGAAGTTTCTCGCCTTTCCAGTCAATGAATAACCAGTCTACTGGTAAGTTCTCCATGACATATTTCATAACCTTAGCCATTGTGTGTACTTCTTCTTTAGGGCAGTCGGCTACAATGGAGTCATGTACAGTTAGAATCAATTTAGAGCGTAGGTTATTCTGTTTAATAAAGCGATTAATATAAATAACAGACGTATTCGTTAAGAATGCACCAGAACCCTGAATCTTCGTATTGACGCTCGCTCGTAGCGCTCCGTTACGTTTCGACTTGTCTTGCGAATATACCTCTCTCAGGTTCCTACGGAAACCCTGAAGGCAATCGACATAGCCCTGCTTAGTAACCTCTTCATGAGTACTATCGATATATTCTTTTACACGAGGCTTGTTACGGAAGTATTTGTTAAAGACCTCTTCCGCTTCTTCTACGGTCATATCGTTCTTAGGGGCGAATGAGAAGGGAGTCTCACCATAAGCTAACCCGAAGGTTACTGCCTTCGCCATAGAACGCATATCGTCGGTTACTTCTTCTACAGGTACCCCATACACGAAGGTAGCTGTCTCTTTATGCAAATCTTTCCCATCTAAGAAGGCCTGTGTCATTTCGTCATCGCTAGCTGCTAGCCCGAGCACCCTTGACTCTAGGCTTGAGAAGTCAGCTTGTATAAGAGCTCCACCCTCAAAACTAGTTATAAACATACGTTTGATTGGGTGTTGATAGTCGAAACGTTTCACATCCCCTGTTTTACGAGGCAACTGTTGTAAATTAGGCGAAGAACTAGATAGCCTTGCATTATAGAACCCTCTCTTTCGAGATATTTACTACTGACAGTTTTCAGTAGGGAATAGACTATATCTTGATCTGTATCGTTACTACAGACCCGCAGCGCTTCCACTATAGGAGTTTCACCTATAATGTACTCTACTCGGTTCTCCCATGTATCCTCTCGATAAATGGTACCCTTTCGATAGTCGTTGAAAGTAACCTACTCTCACATAGGCTTGTTTATTAGTTAAATAAGTTCAAATTTCCATCCTCTATACTCGTTGCGTTTACCATTCACGCATTCACCTATACGACGAGAATCGATACCATGCTCTTTACTAAACTCTACTCGATTAGTAAAAGTGTAAGTGTTCCCTTTAGGATCGATAGCTAACGTCATCTTACCTGATACATTCTTTAGCTTACTAGGATCGGTGAATTTACCTTCGTAGTATGTAGATAAATAGCAGACCTGCCACCCCTTAACGTGTTTCTTTTTACCTTGTAAGGCTTCTGAGATGTTACCTGCGTACCCGTTGATAATGTGGTTAGCCGCCTCTTGCGGGTTCTTGAATTTAAAGATTTCCCCTTTGGTGTCCATAGCGACGACGACCGGATAAAGCTCTTCATATGTTTTAAATACACCTTCCTGATAGTCTTTCTTGTAACAGAATTGCCATCCGTGATGCTGATCTAGGTCGTTATCCAGACAACGTTTCATAGGGGTTGTATTTAACCCGTGCTCTTCTGCAAAGTGGGCCATATTGAAAAATTCGTATAGCTGTCCTTCCGGGCTGAGTGCTACTATGTCCTTCATCTTGGATGGTATGTAAGATGCGTTTTCTCCTGGACTAACCCACTGACATCCTTCAGGGCCGTAACACTTATTACCCCTGATCTTCAAGTCCTTGTCCAGTACTAGTTCGCCCGCAAGAAAGGCTGCTTTATCCCATCCCGGTACTTTATCTACATCATCGAAGAATCCGTCTAAATCTTTCCACTTGTCGCACATATGAACACCTTTCGCACCGTAATACACATAGTCGTGTGCAGATTCTTTGTAGCACCTCTGCGTGATATGCCACCACACGCGATAGAGCTTTCTGTAAAAATAGTTACTATGACTTCTTTCTTCTTTAGGTATAATCATCTTAGTTTCCTCCTATAAATGATATACCTATGTGAGAGTTGTTACTCACCGGATTAGCATAGCCCAGTGGCCTTAGCCGTCCCCGGTTAACAAAGGTATTAACTAACCATTTCCTGTTAGAACTGCTCGTTACCTTCATACCCTAGTTTTCTAGGTTCACTACGTTTCTACTGCATATCGCTATGCAGCGACCCCAATTAAGGTTTCTGTACCCGTTATATTAAAGTTACAATGAATTTTCCCTTCCGGATCAACCATACTAAGCAGCTTATATGTAAAGTTTTGTTTACGGGTTTTAACAAGTGAGTGTGTTAGAAGTAATTCAGCTAACTCCTTTGACCCTTCAAAGTGTTTGGCTACGTGTTCTAGCGCACCTTTATTGGCCTTGTAATGGAACCAATCAATCTCTTCCTCTGGAATACCCTCTTCTGAAGCAGAGTCTACTAAGAACTCTTTATTGTACGGCATCTTGTTACCTGTGTATTTGAACAGTACCTTTTGTTTATGCTCAGAAGAGTTCGGGTTAAAGATATGTTTACCATCTTTATACTTATCTCTAAGCTTAGCAACATCTTTGTCTCGATCAGCAGGAGGCTTAGCCCATTCAGCTAGCCCGATTTGGTACAGCTTCAAGTTGTCCTCTTCTAGCTGCTTTACTTCCGGAATCTTACGCATTTCCTGTAAAATACGATCTTCCTCTTTTGTGTATGCCTCTATGAGCCCCTCAGTGTACGCTGTGTTCATTTTTACACCGTTAGACTCAATAGTAGCCAAGGCATCCATTAACTCTGTGTAGTGGCCTGTATAGAGCTCACGGATACCTTTTTTATCTTCTTGCTTACCTATTTCGTCTAGCTTGTTATAGATACGTAAGCAGGCATCTACGTCTCCACTCGCATAAGGAGAAAGGAATTCTTTTAAAGGAATCCATTCATAGCTAAAATCGCTACCGTCTATTTCATTCTTACGCTTCTCTGCTTTAGGCCAGTCCGGTTTAGGAGGTAGGTTAGCTTTACGCTTCTCTTCTTTGGCTAGCGCGCGTTCTGCTGCTACTGCTTGCTTGTACTCTTCTTTCATAGCTGAGATACGCTCTTTTTCTTTCTCAACCCAATCTTTTTGGTACTGCACTTTAAAGTCTTCTAGCGGCTTGTCATACCCACCGTAATCAGTCATCTCGTAGGCAAGATCACTTAACTTTAAGGAGCTTTCTGCTGCTTGATTGACTAGAGAATAGTACATGATCTTTGTATCTCTGTGGTTATTAAACTCTGTAAAACCTTTCGTTAATCGTAAGAATTTAGTATCGTATTGCACGTAACCCTGGTCTTTCGACCAGGTGTGGACTATACCTTCATGAACCCTGTTACTAATAGGTTTTTTCGCAGTTACCTATCAGGACTCATGCCCCTCATTCAAATGGTGTGTTTTCTCGTGACATGTTTTACATAACCATTGTACGTCTAATGGTTTGTTGTAATCGATATGATGGGCTTCTAGAAAAAGCTCCTGCTTACAATCTTCACAACAAGATGGTTTAACTAGCTTACCTGATTTTACTGCCCGCAGCACTTTCTTCCGGGCGTTTTGCTTCAAGTTATAGTCAGGTCTGCTACGATACTTCTCTTGAGCTCGTTGTCTAACTGCTTTACCCGCCTCTGTTTGAGCATAAGCTTTCATCTTCGCATTACGTTCCTCTCGCTTTGCTTGATGGGCTATTCTTCGCTTCTCTTTTAGGTTAGGGTCGTTAGCTTGATGCTCCTTAGTTCGTTGCTTACATAGCTCTTTATTATTCTCGTAATATTTTTGCTTATGCTTACGAGTAGTTATTTTATTACACTCTCTACACTTAGTAAGTCGAGCGTATTCTTGGGTTCTTTTGCGGAAGTAACCCGTGAGAGCAAACTGCTCGTCATCTTTAAACTCTTTACATACTTTACATTGTTTCATTTATGTAACCTCCTTAGTAGAAGCCACGTACACCATTTCTCACTTTGCCCTGCGAAGGCTCAGCTCAGTCTCTACAAACCAGCTACCGTCACCGGTACTGTATCCACGGTATTGCCATGCTCTATTTTATAGAGTTTAGGGTTCACCGTTATGAGAGGGGTTTTACAACACCCATGTTATTAAATGTTGTGCCCTACCTTTACAATATTCGGATCAGCTACAAAGTCACGAATTAAATCATATATCTCAGCTAAGTGACCCGGTAACCAATTAAACTCACAGTGTTCGAGCGGGATTGTAACACCTGTCCCCTCTGATAGACTTAAAGAGATTACAAGAGCTTTTGCTCCCGGCATCCACGGCTTTAGGGTGTTTGTCTCTAAATCCCACGCGGTAATAGGTGCATTAGGAATATCCTTTTTAAATATCTCTCTAACGCGTTCAATACCCTCTACATGCTCGTATTCTACCGGAGCTACTACGAATGCGGATTCACCTTGTTCAATAAACTTTTTAAGGGTACCAAAGTCTGCCTCAATAACACCTTGTAGGTTTGGATTGATAAGCATGTTCTCGATACTGTTCATCGGGAGTACCCAGCATTCGTGTGTCATTACATCAGAAGAAAAGGTATCATCAGGTCTATTCAGTTCAGAACGGATACGGTCTATCTTATCTAGGATGGTGTTAAATTCTCTCATTAAAGCCTTACTATCATTCATTCGATCTCCATAGGCGTTAAGAAAGGCCTCCCGCTCTTCCTGTGCCATATCGTACTGTTGCATGAGCTGTATATGCTTCATCTCGTCCTGGGCGCTGTCAGCTTGCTGTTGTTCCTCTATTTCCGGCGGTGTATATCTTACAGTTACCTTCTGAGGAACACCGCGCATCTTCGTAATCTCCCCCTTACCTAGGAGAGCTTTACACCCTAAGTTACCAGAGGGAATAATAATATCCGGTTTCTCTGTTACAATCTTCTTGAACAGGTGCGGGTACTCCTTATTCGCTTCTGTTTGTTTAGGAGCTTTATACTTTATAGCCCGCTGGAATTTGTCTCGCATAAGAACCGTAGGTACTAGCCCATAAGCATAGTCTACATAGTACTCACCGCGCTTTAGATTGAGTCCGTTCTCGATTAGCTTCTTGAGAATTTGTCCAGCTTTTGATTGAAAAAATACATTCGAATAGGTGTTGTTTACTTTCTTCATATGATTCTCTCGGACGTACTCTTGCAGAAATAATACTTTTGTCAAATTACTTCTCCTCCTCTTCATAATTATGTCTCTAATTCTACTATATGTTATACCCAAAGTCAACAAAAAAGAAGACTTATTTGTCTTCTTTCGGTGGCAGTTCTATTTCTTGTAATCTTGAGAGGAATTTTACTTTAGGGACACGCTTAGCCTCTTTAGGGATGTACTTATGATTTAGCCCATCCCAACAGTCTTTAGCAGCTACATCGACTAGGTTAATCTTGAGCAGCTTGCCTAGTTTAATATCCTCTCCCTGGCTCACTACGTCTACGATAACATCCTCTAAGTCTTTCAGTACCTCTTCGATGTCTCCCACGCCGTAGCCGCCTTTATGGGCCACTAAGCGGGCGATGTCTTTACGGTTTAACATATTAGTTGGCCTCCTTTGGATAGCCACTTTCAAAGCGTTTGTTATCCTTCCGTACCATTTCTTCTACTCTATGTAAATCCTGCTTTGAATCGCACACAAGCCAGATATTCATCTTCCAAGTAGACAGCGGCTCTCTTAGGTGTTGGAAGCACTGGTATTTGTATGTAGCTTTCAGATGATACATGCCATTGTAGAACACATAGTAAGGTTTATGTCTCTCTTGGATTTCCTTTTCACTTAACGCAGGGAATGAAATGTTAACTTTGTCTACATGGTATCGTAGAGGATATAAGGAAAATAAATAATCGTATACGTTCATGTCCGGCAGCACAATTGGTACGTCTATCGTTACTTTTGTTGCCATCGATGCTAGATGAACGTTACGGACTTCTTCTAGGTTAAACTCCTTTTTACATAAAAAAATGACTTCTGACTGTGGGATAGCTGCTAATCGACCAATAACCGGGATAGGAATACGATCCGTTGTGTAATAGGAGATGTAGCCTCCGTGGTTAAAGATTTTGTCCTGTACAGTATCGTTGCCGTAGCGCTCCTTATAGATAAGGTAGTGCTTCTTATTTCGTTTGTTGAACCGGGTAGACTTCTTTTTTAGCTGGTCCATCTCCTTCTCAATCTTCTTTTCGTTCAAGCGGGTTACTTTTGTGAAGCTTGCCTCTTCTTGTTTAGTCGTTAGGGAAATATTGTAAATTCTGTCGCTATTGAAAATATTAAGCCTTCGCTGTCTCGCCATTGTTATTCTCTCCGTTCTATAATATGGTTATAGTCTTATTATACCATAAAATAGAAAAGTAGAGAGCTCGGCAGACCCGAAAAACCCTCTACTTTGTTGGTTATTTTAAACATCCTCCTCTTTGTCTTGACACTCCCTACAGATAACAAATCGAGGAACGTCACCTTTGTTTGGTTTCTTAACCTCTACTTCCCTTTCACAGTCCCAACATTTAGACTTTAGCTGCTCGTCGAGTACAGGGAACTCTTCTTTAAGCTTAGAAGGATCGATTGTCGGCATAACGTTAGGTAGCCCGGTGAGCATTACCTTACCACTAGGAGAGATTACAGTGTCTCCGCAGCGAGTACAGGTTACATTCATTTGCTCCGCCTTAAAGTCACTGGCCGGGTATGTTTGTCTACAATCATGGTTCCAACATACTAAAAACATTTAGTTTCCCTCCAACTCTTCTTCTAACTCATAAGGTGTATACTTACTAAAGATGGTTGCTTTATCTGTATCAAATGCGTGAGGATGAATGTTCTTAGCAGGTACTGTTGCAACAAACGTCCAACCCTTACCTGCATAACCGTCGATTGTATCTTTGTCTATATAACCACTTGTAATAATATATCTTAGTTCCACCATTTAGTTTTCACTCCTCAATCGAATTTAAAACTTTCTATTTCTTTACTACTCAAGAACTTGCGGTAGCGGGTACGTGCTGCGTTTACAAATCGATGTAAGTCGTCTATTGTACACTCCGCATAGTCGAATACTGTTTCACCTGTTTGTACGTCGATCTTAGCCTCGTAGTTGTTGTCTAGTGATGTAATAATAAGTGTTCCGTTATGTAATTCTGAGTTAGTTTTCATTTCCCATACTCCTCGCAAGGCCCGCTGATAACGTACCATTTTTTCTTCTTAATAATCTCAAGTTCATCTTCTTGTACTACAGATAGTTCATCCATGTCAAAGCCATATAAGACTAACCCTGTCTCACTCTTATCATATGTTTTAGTCTGCTTAAGTACGTAGTAATCATAGCTACCTATTTCAGGCGTCGTAATGTACCCCTGCTTCATACGTACTATAGCTTCTCCAAAGGTTAAATCAGCTATCTTATCCATTTACTTACTCTCCTTTCTGAACGGTTTAAATGGGTATGTTTCGTTTACTAATGCGTTTCTTAGTCTATCCATTACAGCAAGCACGTCTTCTTTCTTATTTACGATAAAATTCACTTCGCTACCTTTAACCTGAAAGTTAATTCCGTCTCTAGCATCTTCTGTTATTGAGAATAACACTTCATGTTTACTCATTTACTTATCATCCTTCCGCTGGTTCTCTATGAATTTCTTAATTTCAATTAACTCTGACATATTCCGTTGATCTAGGAGTTCTACACACTCATCGGATAGCTTGAACAATTGTTCTGCAAAGTCATTTCGTAGTGATGCAGGGCAATCTAATCGATTAGGTGTTGCGATTTTTTCTGCCTCTTCCATATCTTCGTGACAGCAGCTACCATAGTAATGCCAGGTACAATGCGAGTTGTTACATCTCATTTGTTTTCTCCTCCTTAACTGGTATAACTATATTCTAACATAGAGGTTTACTGCTTGTCAACAAAAAAAAGACCTTTTTCAAGGTCTCTCTTAAAACTTCAACTTTCTGCGGTCTGATTTATTTACTTCCGTATTTTTCGATTCAGACTTTGTATACTGTGTATTAGACGCTTCAAAGAAATCGATTTTCTGTCCTGCATCTAAACGGCTGTCGTCAAAAGCCTTCATCCAAGGAATAGGATTTTCTGTTGCTTTAAATACTTCGTCAGGGAAAGGAAGTGGTAAGCCTAAAGACTGTGCTCTCACATTCCCTAACCAATGAATATAAGTATTAATCTCGGAAGGTTTAACACCGATAGTAGAGAATAAATCTGATCCGTAGGCGATTTCACGTTTAACATTCTCTTTGATAAATTCCAGTGCCCAGTCAATATGCTCTTGTGTCTCCTCTTGAGATAGTGGATAGTCTGTTAGTACTGCGCGGTGCATATGTCCGTTTAAGTATGTATGCTGGAACTCATCTTTATGGATATACTGGATGATGGATACTGTACCAGATAAAATTTTATGTTTATGCTGAATGTGATAAAACATCATAAACGTAGAATAGAAGTTAATACCTTCTAATACAGACATAGCAACTAAGCCCCGTGCTAAGTATTTTGCAAACTCTTCTACTTTCATCTCACCTAGGAAATATAGCTTATAAGCATCCTCTAGCTCTTCAAGTACTTCGATCACTAAACTGTTACGCTTCTGTGCCATTTCATTACGAACGGCTTCACGCATCATTACATTCTGTTCTGAAATCTTTAGCTTATCTAGGTTAGCATAAGAGTAGGATTGTACATGCACAGCTTCTTGTTGGCCTGCTACTGCATAAGCTGATGCAATTGCAGGATCAGTAATAACTAAAGACAGGATACGGGCCATACGTGTCTGTACTACGTCGATAGCAGTTAAGTTACCTAAACCTAACTTGTACGCCTCCTGGATGTTTGTAGCAGCCATTTTAAAGTCTAAGTTGTCTTTATTCATCTTTACATCCTCTGGTCGCCAGAAGCGTTCTAACATGTTATGGAAGTACTTAATAAACTGAGGAAAGCGTGTGTCGTTTATGTTAAGTGAGTTAACACCATCGTTGTCTAAAATTCGACTCGGGTATAGTGTGTCCTGCTTTGGTTGTAGTAACTTAATTGTTCTTCGATTTCTTACGTCCATTAATATTCTCTCCTTTTTGTGTATGTTACATGTTCATTATAACAGGGGCTCGTCTAAGTTACAAGCCCCTTTTTAAAGTTACATAGTATTTACATAATTATCCAGCGCAGCTCTCACATGCGGCCTGATAAGCTTCCTGGCTTTGTCCACGGTGATAGTAAAGAGTTTTAACTTCTTCTTTCCAAGCAGTCACATAGTCTTGAACAAGATCAAATGCATCTAGTGTGTCTTTGATGTAATACAAGTTTGTGGAAGTAGCCTGGTCAATCCAACGCTGTCTACGACCTACACCCTCTAGGAACTTGTCTTTTTTGATAACAAAGGCATCTTTGTAGAAGAAGAAGTTGCTAGGGTTGATATCAGGCACAACCATGTTTGTTTTGATACCAGCTTTTTCTAGCGTGTACTCCTTACCGAATACAGGATCAGCACCCGCAGTCGTATTTGCCACGTAAGAGATTGTTTCTGTTGGAGCTGTTGCGCGTAGTACAGTAGAGTACATACCATACTTCTGTACATCTTCGTTCAGCTGTTCCCAACGAGCTTTGTCTTTTGCATAAGGGATAAACTTTTCTTCAATAAAGGAACCATCGGCCCATTTAGATGTTTTAAACGCAGGAGCAGGATCATTTGTTTCTTTTGCTTTCTCCATACTCGCTTTAATAACATTGTATGTGATCTCTTCGTTTACTTCGTCTAACCAGTCAATTGCTTTATCTGTATCAATAGCAATTTTAGAGATAGCTAGTGCATGGGCTACTCCCATCTCACCTAACCCTACCTCACGTTTACGCAACGAGCTAAGTTTAGTCTGTTCCATCTCATCATGAGAGTTTAGTGTAATTACATTAGACAACATACGATACTGAACAGCTACCGTGTCTGCTATATGTTTCTTCCAGTCTCCTCCGGTCATGCGAACCTTGGCGATCTTAGCCATGTTGATAGAGGATAAGTTACACGTTGGTGTATCTCCCGGAATCATATACTCTGCGATTACCTGCTGCCCGTCCACTTCAATAATCTCTGTACGAACTTCTGGTAGAGACATAGTAATCGTAATCTCTGTACATAAATTCGAGCAGTAAATCATACCTTGGTTTGGGTTAGCACGGTTAACTGTATCGCGGAAGAATAAGAATGGGTGCCCTTTCTCTACGCGTGTGCGGTTAATTTCTGCTAGGATATCCCAAGGGTCTACTAAGTTAACTAACTGTAAGTAACCGTCTTTATATGCCTGAATACAAGCTTCATAGCGATCCGTGAATGTTCCGCCTTCTTTTGTTTCATCGTATGAATCCTCTAAGCACCAGCCCATAACGTCCTGTACTTCTTTTGGATCGAATTGATACCAGTCTTCCTCATTTTGCAGTTTACGGAAGAAGATATCTGGAATTGATACGGCTAAAAAGATTTTATGCATCTGTTTCTCTAGTGCTGTATTGTTCAACGGTGCTTTTAGGAAGTCGCTTAGATCACGGTGCCATACGTCTAGTGTAATAGTCACTGCTCCTGAGCGCTTACCTTGCTGATCGACTGTACCAGCTGTTACATCAAACAACTTCATGAAAGGTACTGCCCCAGAACTTAACCCAGGCTTTTGACGAATGCTAGAACCGATAGACCGTACTTTACCAAAGTATAGTCCATATCCTCCTGCGTTCTTAGATACTTTTGCAAATTGTTCTGCTTCTCGATAGATATCGTCAATAGAATCCCCTACCATTCCTACAAAGCAGCTAGATAAGTTACCGCTCGGACGACCTGCATTCATAAAAGTAGGTGTGGCTGGTGTCATATCTACGGCAATCTCTACACCAGACATTTTATCATATCCTTCTTTTACATACTGAATGCGCTTTTCTTTAGGTTCGTTCATGTGCAAGAACATTGAAATAGCCATATAACGTTCTTGCAGTGTTTCAATCTTATTAGTACCTGTTGTGATCTCTTTACCGTTTACAAGCTCTTTGACAAGTTCTACTGTTGTATAACGGTCATATGCAATATGTACACCTACATGGTTTACGTAGTAGTCACGTTCATTATCGATATACTCTTGTAGTTCATTAATTTCTTCATCTGTATATGTTTTATAAAAATCCGTGTATTGGAAGCTAGCCTCTCCCAGTTCAAATACCTTTTTAAGACCCTTCTCAAAACCACGGTTGTTATAAACTTCCTTACGGTGAATGTCTGCTTTAATACAGCCTGCCACATCTTGCCAGAAAGACTCTTGTACAGAGATTAGACCTTCTACAGTAGAATAAAGCTCCTCTTGAATCTTTAGACTTGTTACGGTATCCTCTAGTGTTACGTATTCAGATACGGCCCCTACGATACTGTTTAAGTTGGTACCTTCCGGGACATAGCGGTTCAGGTAAGCCTCTACTTTTTTTGGATCATAGAACTCAATTGTATTACCTCGATTAACAATACTTTTTTCAGTCATATACTATGTAAACTCCTCTCAAATCTCTAAGTTATAATCTCATTATACCACAAAATATAGTGCTTGCCTAGCCCTAAACTCTATAAATTTACCCATACCTAGTTTTATCTAGATATGGGCGTTTCTTACTCGTATTGGTCTGCGTAAGCATCCCATTCTACTGTTTTACCGTATTCTACTAGCATGTCTAAGGGAACCAGAGACAAGCAATCTAAGGTAGTAACCATTACGTCGAAATATTGGAAATCATCCTGAAGCGTCTTAATCTCCACCGTAGTACGCATAATGTTTCGTACACGTGTACCATTTAATACGCTCCATAAAGTATCCTCATAGGGTAACATAACAAAATCTTTCGCTCTATTACGAGAGAAGATTAATAGAGGTGTTCGTTTTACTCGTCGAGCATCGGTAACCACCTGGCTGAACCACTCTCTAGGCTTACCTGTATTAAGGAGAACATTATCCATTACCCAGCCCTCGTGTTTTTTACATTCAATTACAAAAGGGAAAATCATACCTTTCGGAGGTACAATGTCACCGGCGATACTCTGGTCAGTACCCCAACGCATACCTCCTGACCCTGGTGTACGGTTAAAATTCCCGCCCCACCAACCTGTCATGAACTTAGCTACTTTAAGTTCATATGAGCTCCCTTTCTGTTTTGCTCCGCGTCCTTGACTAGCCATTACTTACTTTCCTTCTCTTCTGCTAATTGTTTTTGAGCTGCTAGGATTTCTTCTCGATGCTTTTCAAGAGCTGCTGTATACTTCTCTTTCGCTTTCTCAAATGTCTCTTCTGTAGCACCTAACTCTAGTAGTACAAACTCCTGAATCTGCGTACGGTCTTGTAATTGCATGATTACTTGTCCGTATTGACCTGTTAATTGACCTACGATAGCAATAACGTCGGCTACCGTTACAGTTTGTTTTGCGGTACGTTTAATACGTTTCTCTGATTGCTCATCCGGAAGCTGCTGTGTAACTGCGTAGTTTACTGCATCTCGTAAGTCTTTTGCTTTGATTACATCCTGTGTATTATACTTTGCCATGATTATTTTTCCTCCAATAAGTCATCTTCCGATTCGCTGAAAGATGCTTTAATTTTAGTTTGTACATCTTCTGGTAATGCCTTTATGATATCAATCATTCTTGTCTCTGTTGCTGCTTGAGAAGCGTCTATGTATATAGCTAGGTCGTCTGTTACACTGATAAAAGCTTTAGCTACATCGTATAGATTAACTATTTCGTCTTTTGTATCCTCTAACATTTCCTTTAGACCTGTATCTGTCTGTTGACGTAGGTAAATGATGTTCTCCATAACTTCTAAGACTCGGTTCTCACTCATTTCTTTTCAACTCCTGATGACCCGTAGCCCCCTGTTCCACGGACTGTCTCGGGTAACTCCGTAGTACCTTTCCAATTAGCTTTAATCTTAGGTGAAAAGTATACCTGGGCAATTCTAGCTCCTCTAGGTACATACATCGTTCCACGAGGGACTACTTTCTTAAATACTTGGCCTAGGTTGCCTTTGTCTACTTCGTAACCTAGAACAGCAGAGTCCTCTTCGAAAAATCGACGAGCCTCCTTCTTAACATCATTCGGGACTGTGTTAAGCGGTACTTTCTTCAAGTCCGGAGTAAACACATAGTCTACTAGGTTATTATCTGCATAAGTGTTACGAACGATAATACCTACTTGACCTCTATATGTACCTTCTACGATTCCCGGCGCATTCGGGATGATTAATGGAGTTTTAACCCCTGTCCCGCTTCGCAATACTACTTTCATACCGGCTTTAATAGGGTCGAAAGCAGTTCGCAGATTTGTAGGGATAATAGTAGACCCAAATGTTGAGTGAGGGATTAAACGCCCTTCACTAGCATAAATATCATAAGCGAAGTCGTCTTCATACCCTTGAGTAGGTACAATTAAGTCTTTATCTTCTAAATATAATACTTCAATTTCTTTCATTTACTCTTCGTCCTCCCCGTTATCATAGAAATTTAATTTATTAAACCATGTGTGATCTCTTTTAATATCTTCTATATCTGGTACATCTTCACGTTCGATTAGTTCTAGATCGATTAACGCTTGAATATATCCGGTAATCTGGTAGTCTATCTTATCGTGATAGAAGTCACCTTGCAAAAGGATTGCGTTTGTTTCTAGATTTACTAGTGCTTGCTCATCCTCGTGGTACTTATTTGAATATATAACTAACTCCATTTGTTTTCCCTCCCTTATTTGGTACAAGCTAATTGTAACATGGCTCTATGATATAGTCAACTACTTTCTACGAATTTAACAAACTTAATTTTAAATCTCCCTCACTATCCGCGGGAAAGGCCTGGTCAATAAGCTCTTGTACTCTTTCTGTTCCTAGATCATTTGCATCATACTGTTTGTCACCAAGTACATAATATAGCTTACGGTTAGGTACTCGCTCCTTTATCCGGTGTGCGGATTTAATCATTTGTTTCCATGCATCTCTATCCAGATATAAATAAATAGGTAGCTGTCTATCTTCTGTTTCACGGATCAACAAATCCACTTGTTCACTAGTAATCTGCTTTCCGAATGTTGCCACCCCATTGTTATCCGCAATTGTAATAGCATCAAAGAATCCTTCTGTTATAACGATGCGATCCGTGAACTTCGCCCAGTTTAAATTAAAAATCGTATTGTTCTTCGAATACTCCGTTTCCTTACTCGGAGCATTAAAGGATTTGATAAAAGAGTCTTTCTCGATACTTCGCGTATTCCAGTATAGCGGCTTACCTTTATCATCGTGGGTGTAGAATACTAAATGGTTATGTAGGGTCATAAACGTACCATCTACCTTTTGTACGTCCCCTTGAACAACGTAGGAGATGTTATGGCGTTGGATATGTTCCATTGTTACCCCACGACCGTGTAAGTACGCAAAGAATGGGTACGCCTCTGGATTATTAAAGTTCTGCGCTAATGGTTTGCAATTGGTAGGAGGGGCCGGGCAAGTATACCTAACTTCTTTCTTTTCTTGTGTTGGCTTACCTCCTTGAGCAATAAACAACATAAGTATCTCTTCCCGTGACAAGTTCTGGGTATAGTCAGAAGAGATTAAGTTAGTATTCCGTTCTGCGTTAGCATCGTAATCGTACGTTAATAAAATATCCGATGCCTCATAGTAATTAACTTCATAGTACTGTTTTACAAATGTAACCGGGTTTCCTCTACTGTCACACTTAAAACAAATCCATACTCCTGATTCTGAGTGTACGTAGAATTTGTGTTTAGTATCATCACAGAAAGGGCAGCAGAAGCGTGTTTCGCCCCCAGCTGCCTTTTCCGATCCTAACTCCTGCATTAATAGGTCTAGAAACATGCTATTACCTTCCTTCTTTGATCTTGCGCATGATATTAAGCATTGCATACATCTCCCCGAGCTCTTCTAAAAAGGTAAGCTCGGATTTTGTTGCTACATCATAAATGTTTTCTTCTCCTTCTAATCTACTATACAGGCGTTCTTGTAATTCACTATGTACGTTATGTAGAACCTCGTAGCCTTCTTTTACATCGTCTAGTGTGTATTCGTCAAGCAAAGTCTTCGGTAGACCTAGTTGACTCGCTCGTAGCATAATCCAAGCGTTACGTTGGAATACTTTCCAGTTAACGAGAGTACCGGCCAGCTCTTCTAATGGTTCAGAATTTTTTAGTACAGTTGTATCGTAGATATTATCTCCTTTGTAACATGGTAACTTAACTAGATACATCTGCTTTTGTGAATCTGAATGCATATACTCGAAATTTACGTTGAAAGGGTACCATTGGAACAGATTCTGAATAGGTAATAAATAGTTTTCCTTTCCTTGGCTTGTGGTTCGTACTTCTAAATTTAATAGCTCCTCTGTTTTAATCGTCGTTTTCATGTGATATTTGCTCCTTCTTCTAGTGTGGCTATGCCATCCTTATTTTTTACTACTGTGAATACTTTTTCGAACATTGCTTTAAGTGCTGAACTATGAGTTATCACCAATACTGTACCAATCTGCTTTTGTTTTTCCTTTAATAGTTGGACGACCGACTCCACGCCGACCTCATCTAGCCCGTCCAATATTTCATCATATAATAGGAAGTTTACTGGGCTGCTTCCTTTAGTAATTACATAATCTTGTAGTGCGTGTGCGATAGCTAAGTCTGCTCGTTTCATCTCACCGTCCGAGTTAGCTTTATAGCTTTCTCCTCCGACTGCATTGTGTAGTTGAACGTCAAACTTTTCTGACATCTCTCCATCTTTCTTTCTCGTCTGTGTTGAGAAGATGAGCTCCATATCAGACCCGGCCAATGCTCCTAGGTACTTATTAGCTCGCTCGTTCAGGAAAGGTGTTACGAGATCAAGTACGTGTGACTTAACTCCGGAGTTAGAGAATATCTTAACTGTGTCTTCTAGGATGTTCTTCTCTTTCTGTAGAGCCACCATAGCCTCTCTGTGAGCGTTTATTTTATCTTTAATAGCTAATCTATCTGCATCCCTCGAAACCGGCTCAGGGAAGCTATTAAGGCGGTTTAACGTGCTTGTGATTGCAGATAACTTGCTCTTGTACGATTCTAACTGATTACTGTACTGTTGCTGCAGACTGTTAATCTGTCCAATCTTAGTTGATAAGTCTCTATGTAGGGTTACAATCCCATCCTGCTGTTTCTTAACCTCTAGGTATAAAGCGTATGCGTCATTATATTTTTGCTGTACTGTTTCAGCTGCTGGGTTGATTACGTTAAGCTGAGTAATAATCTCCCTTAGCTTACCTTTTATAACTTCTTGTTCTTTGTCTCGGTGAGCTGTATCTAATTCGTTCCCGCAAACAGGGCAAGTATCTTGTAAGCCCAGCTGCTTATATTTTTTTACTTCCTCGTTCTGCTCGATTGTGAGTCTTTGTTGTTCTGCTTTTAGTTCGTTTAACTGATGTGTTAGCTGATTAACTGTTTCTGAATGCGGATTAGTTGGTGAGTTTAGCTGTTCTTGCTGCTCCTTTAGCTTCTCTACTTCGTTAATCCAGGTTGTTACGTTGTGCTGGTTGTCTGTAATGTGCTTATTCATTGCTTCTTTTACATTTTCAAAGTTCTGTTGTTCCTGTTCAATAGCCTGCTTGGTACTATTGTAACGTTCCTGATCCTGCTGTTCGAAGCTGTCCACTTGCGTAAGTTCCCACTGCAGCTTCTCTTCTTCTCTTTTCTTTTGTTCAATCTCTGCGTCTTTATCTTTTACTCGCTTCTTAGCAATATCCTGCGCTGTACCGTATACAGTAAGGTTAACCAAATTCTCTAAAATCTCTTTCTTCTCTTTATCAGTAGCGGTAGAGAAGCGACCAACTTGATTTCGTTGAGAAAACATGATACTGTTTGTAAAGGTTAAGTAGTCCAGTCCGATTAGCTGTTCAATCTTTTTATTTGTTTCTTTTACAGAGCTGGCTGTTTCATCTTCACCATTAATGATAAGGCGAACTTTACTACCATATTTCTTATGCTTGCGATAACGTTCGATACGGTAGGTGTCTTCCCTTTTACGTCCTTCTAGAACAGCACATGTATTTTTCTTGGCATGTCTATTTATTACTTCATCTGCTTTAAGCCCTTTTGTTGTTGTGTCATATAATACATATACAATAATGTCTATAATGGACGTTTTCCCTGCCCCATTCGATTCAAATTTATTACTGGATAAGTTTTTACCCTCTATAAGTACTAACCCTCTATTATCTAAGTCTAGCTTAATTTCTTTAAAGGCTAAAAAGTTATACGCCTCTGCTCTTGTCCATATCATCTATTTTCCTCCTCTAACCTCTTTGTAACTTTATTCTAGCATAGACTGTAAAATATGTCAATAAAAAAAAGACTACCCCTAAAGGTAATCTTAGTTTGGTATTGCTAGTTTAGCTTCCCTCATAATGTCTAACGCAGTATCAACAGCATTAGGGTAAAATTCCTTAGCATATGCTTCTACAATCTGCTCTTCTGAGGACTCTCGATCAATATCAATACGAGTTTCTGTTGTATATTCCTTTTTAATCTCTACACGGATATTGTCGGAAGCCTCTTTAAAGATTTCTACCTCTTGTGCTTGTTCCTTTGGTAAAATAAAACGTACATAATTGTTATCGATGATCTCCTGTGTATCAGCTGTAATTTCTGTTAGAGTAATAAACTGTTTGTTTTTGATTGGGATGAACTCAGGTTGTGCGTGTCTCTCTAGATCAACAAGCATCACGCCTTTCTCTTGACCTTCATCTGAGAAGCTAGCTGGGATTGTATTACCTACGTAGCATACATTATCCAACCCACCTAGAAACTGTCTCTTATGGTAATGGCCTAGGATTACATATGTGAAGATATCCGGGTGTAGATTTCCTACCGTAAACGCTCCTTCTAATCGGTGGCTATAGCGGCCTGTCTCACTTCCATCTACTCCGATATGGGCCGCTAATACGGTGGGTATGTCTGTTTGGCTAGCATGATCCGCAAACTCGTTTATTTCTTCTTTAAGGTATTCCGTGTCATCTGAGTAAGGGATACCGTAAATGTAGAAGTCCCCTTCATCGTGAGGTACAAATACTTGTTTAGGTGTATCAATTACTGTTACATGATCTAGATGTCTAAATGTTTTTAATGAGTGGTGAGTAACTGTAGCATTCGTACGAGCATCATGATTGCCTCTAACCATGTACACACGCACATCCTTGTTAGCTGCAAATACGTCATAAACCATACTGAACACGATATCGTCTAGTTTAGCCCGCTTGTGGAACAAATCACCGCAGAAGAGTAATACCGAGTCCTGTTCTCGGGCTAAATCGAATACCTTCTGTAGGGTTTCGATTTGTGCGCGGAAACGGTCATTTTCGTATTCGGCATCGGGCTTTGCATAGTCATTGAATAAGTGAGCATGAAAATCAGAAAAGGCAATTAGTTTAGTCATTTTGTTTCTCCTCCACTTCTATTGTTACAAACCCCCAAGGAGTATCTATACCATAACATGGTTTATACTTACCACCGAAGCTAATGTCAAAGTAATTGCGATCCCGTAGACGTTTCTTTTCTTCTACTGCTTGGCAATGTTTCTTAACTTCATCGTACTCCTCTTGAGTAACATAAGCCGTTTGGAGCGGATTTTTAGTTGTCTGGTAGATGATCTCGGCTAGCTCTAGTACAAACTTGTTTACTCGTTTTACAGTGTCATTCTCTTCCGGTAAGCTATATAAATCATGAATACGGTCTAGTTCTGCGATAGCTCTTTCTCTAGTCATCATTAGCTTTCCCTCCGTTTATTTAACAAAGTCTCATTCATCTCTTTAGCATAATCTACTGTTACACCATCATTATTCTTTTTCTTTGTTTTAAACGACTTCTCTAAATTGTCCTGTACTTCTTCAATGATTGCCATATGTTCTCTACGTTCTGCATCACTACGGTAAGGCATCATACTTTGCGCACTACCTACTACCTTAAAACCGAGCATTTTTTCGTAAGGGCCTTCCGGAGTGTTACGAAGTTTATCTATGTACAGACGAGTGAAACCAGCTCTAAACTCTTCTTCCGATTGCTGAACAACGCCTACAAATTCTACAGCGTTCTTTTTACGAACCGAACCCTCCATGTGTTCCGCGGTCTTAATAGCGGCACTGTAAGCTGTACGGTTTAGCTGACCTGCTGTCCAGCCTAGTACGTTATAATCCTGACAGATTCTACGAATCTCTTCAAATAGCTTACCACCATCGTCTGACTCGTTTCCCGTAGCATAAGGGTTACGCAGTAGGTCAGGGTAGTCAATGAGAAGAACGTCTACTTCAATACCCTGTCGAATTTTAATGTCAGATAGCAATTGTTCTATCTTAGCAGGCGTTACAGTTCGGGGTGAATAACGAGCGAAGAACAAGTTACCAAAATGCTGTCGATTCTGTTTATAAAAGTCCTGGTACTTATTAAAGTTTTCCTCGTTCAGGGCTGTCCCAGTTAAGATGTTACTCTTATTCTGCCGTAGCATAGATTGTTCAAATTTTAGAATCATTCGGTTTTGTGTTTCCTCTAAGGCAATGAAGAGAACATTCTTTTTTTGCTTAGTATAGTTAGTCGCTAAGTTTGTTAATACAAGTGTTTTACCTGTACCGGATAGGGCTAGAATTAACCCAAGCTCGCCCTTAGCTAAACCCCCACTCATTAAGTTATCCACATCTGGGAACCCCGTAGGAATTGTATTAGCGTGTAGGGAAGATAAAGCTTCCCTTTTTGCTTCTACATCGTCTATGATATTGATAATTTCGTTTTGTTTACCTGTGATGTCTAGTAGCTCAATTTCCCGCCACTCCTTGTCAACCTTGTCCATCATAGCCTCATCGTTAATACTAGCCAAAGCCCGCTGCATGAGATCAAGGCGCATATGCTTCTTTATGTACTTCTCAATGTTTTCGTCAATAACTGAATCGTCATGACTATCTCTGATCTCGTATAAAGAATTAATTACATTAAAATAATCTTGCTGTTCTGTAGCACTTCTACGGAGACGATCCAACTTCTCTTCTGTAAGTGTTAGGAGAGCTTCTTCTGTTAGTACACTACCGTTTGTCTGGTAATATCGTTTAACAATGTTAGAAATCTCCTCGAATACCTTGTCACCATCATAAATAGTTAATGGTGTTTTTGGTAAAATCTCTTTTGAAAATGTAGGTGACTCAATTGCTTTACGCAAAATCTCTCGTCTAATCGGTGAACTCATTCTTCTTCCTCCCTTTTTACCTGTTACACGTTAGTAAATCTAAGATCGTCCTCTGTAATATCATGAATTGTTACATACTTGCTCGGTCTACCATCGGAGTAATTTACTTTAGCCTTGTACCCTTCGTAAGGAATTAAATAAGAGAACCCTACTCTGTCCGGGTCATCCTCATCTTTAAAAATAATATCCCCTGTAGGTAATACATAGTGAGTAACAAACATTGTAGTTCCATTTTCAAAAACCTTTATGTCGAATTCGATTAATTTCTCTTCACTCATTTACTTCATCCTCCTTTGTAATAACTGTGTACAGTATAGCATAGGTTATCCCATCTGTAAAGAGGTTACAACTAAATTAATCTAGCTGTAACCCGTTCAATACGTTATCGATAGAATTTTGTTCTGCTACACTACCAGACATAACTACTGTACGTTTCTCTACTGTAGCAGCTAAATCGATCTCAGGTTCTTCTTGAGTCTGTTGACCAACAATTGAGACAACAGTATCTAGGTCTAACATAGAGAAATCATCTACAGGAATTTCATTCTTCCCGAATGCTTCAAATGCTTCTTGAACATCTCCAAAAGATAAGTGAAGTCCTTTACGCTCCTGGATAAGACGTAATACTTGTCTTGTTTCTTTCAGTGTACGTAGCTGGTACAAATAAGTCGCACCTAGGTCATCCTTTGTTTTATCATCAGCCATTGGACTAACTAAACTACCAAGTAGGCGGTTCTTCATAAGTGTTGCTTCTTCTTTTGTCGTAGCATCTCGCTCGATAGACGCTAAGGTAATTTGTGTATGTTCCGATCCTAAAATTACATATGTAGGAAGTGTATAGCTACCTTCTAACTGGATTAGACCTTGCGTAAGAATAAACTTTTTCAACGTGTTGCGAACTTTATATGATACATTATTTTTACGAAGCTTGTCAGAAATGTCGTCGTAGAAGTTAATTAGTTCTACTTGTTTATCTCTATACCCGTATGTTCCTTCAAAGAATTCATGAATCGAATGCTTATATTCAAGTAACCCAATCGATTGGTTAGCAGTGTCGTATGCGTCTGCGATGGCTTGGACAACAAAATCACTAGCGAATGCTTTAGGAACAATCTTAAACTGTTTGCAGTTATCATCGATACGTTCTTTGTAGTCGCAGTGCTCAAGGTACACGTTGTATGAAGTATCACTTGTTAGTGCGTTCACGAAGGGTAATGGTGATTTTTTATTCTTACCTTGCGCCGTAAATACCGAACGTGTGAACTGCGCACTTAGATAAACAGCGGGGTCAATGTTATTTTCTTCGCAAAATAAGCGAAAGCTCTCAAACTGTGCCCATCGAGACGTACCAATTACTTTATCCAAGCCTAGTACATCATAGTCATTAGATACTTCGGGAACTGCTTCCCCATCTTTCATCACTTGCACTTTTGCATTGTGGTAATCCGTGAACAGAGCGGCATAGCGATTGTATAGACGAGATAATAAATATGTTTTATAGTTACCTACTGGGTTGTCTGTTTGTTGAAACCAGTCCCAGTTTGGTACGCCACCTAATAGCTGTAACTGACCATTTAACTTATCGATCTTCGCTTGTTTCTCGTCTTGTAACAGTTTTGCTTCGGCCATTTGTGTTTTTGTACGACGAGGGCGCTTGTTTGGGTTTGGTTCTTGTTTCTTCTTGGGGATTTTTGTTTGCAGTAGCTCGTCAATATCGATAGGCTCCTCAGAATTAATTAATGCCTTGTCAGATGTAGTGAACTGTATAAGGTCTGCGTTAAAACGGATAACAGTTCCACCACCCTTACCTTTACGGCCTTTTAATTCGATGATTTCTTTCGATGTAAGCTCTCTCATGTAACGTTGAACTGTGCGGATGTCTCTGCCTAGATCAACAGCCAAGTCTTTCATTCGTGTGACGAACACAGACTCCTTAGCTGTTTCAGCTAATTCAGATAAGAAGTTTAGTACAGCGGGTTTTAAATCAACAACGGATAAGTTTACATATACATTTTCAGTCATTACTAATTGTCCTCCTAAAAGTTTTTGGTTACCATCTACTATGGTCTGTCCTTATTATAGCATACTTTATAGGATAGTCAATAGTTAGAGACGAAAAAAGCCAGGAGATTACTCCCCTAGCATCTTAACCGTAAACTGCTCTTCTCGAAAAATCTTCATGCGTTCTTGAGAATGTGATTTCAAAATTTTATGTGTCATGTCCAAAAAGTCGAAGACAAGTACTTGGTTACCATCTATCCCGTTTAATCGGAGACCCCGCCCTATACGTTGCAGTTGTTGCCTCATGGATTTCCCAGCCGCAAGTAAGACCATACACCCTATGTTTTTTAAATCTATCCCCTCATCGACAATAGTTGACGCAACCATGATGTGTAGTTCACCGCGTGAGAATCGGTCTAGTGTACCTGTACGATGATCCGGGTCTGACCCGCCGTGGATAAAGTCTACGTCCAGGTTCTTTTCCTTGAGTAATGCTACGATAGCGTCCCCGTGGGCAATTTCTTTTACGCTGATAAGAATACCGCCTTGTTTTGTTGTGGCATACCATTCGACTAGTTTAGCAGCAGTAGCATTTCTGTATTCGTTCTCTACGATACCTAGCTTGTACGCCTCTAGGTAGTTACCAGCTAGCTCGATATTACGTGGTTCTTTAATTGGCACTACACGGATGGTCGGCTTAGAAGACACACCCTCCTTGATGAGGAAGTCGTTGGACACCTTAATAACAATCTGGTTGAATAGAGCCTGCATTCGTTGCCAACCCATCTTATCCTTTTTGTCTACTGTACCGGTCAGCCCTACACGGTATTGTGCATTATCGAATAGGGATAGTGATGTAAACCAGGTAATCGCTTTAGAGTGGTGTACTTCATCCGCTATCATTACACGTACAGACTTGACAAACTCCTGGACTGTTTTGTATTTATCAAATTTCTTCTTGTTCTTCTTCTCTATGATTTTATCAAGTTCGACTATGTATTTGTTTAACTGCATCTGTGCCTTGCTATCAGTGAAACTCTGATCGTACGCTATGTATTCTAAATGAGTCTGTACATCCTGCCATACCTTTGTTGTCAGTGTACAGTTTTTGATATAGTTACGCAAGAGGTGCCGTGTATTTTTCGTACGGTTAAATTTCGGTGCTACCTCTTCTGCAATAAATTTAATTACCCGGTCTTTATGAGTAAACTTAACATCCTTCTTCGGGTCTTTTAAAGCTGATACAAGCGTAGGAACCATAACGAATACTAGCTGTTTATTCTTAAAGTCCAACTTCCCATCTCCGATAAACCCGATGTCCTTCGGCTTAATTCCTAAGCTACCTCCGATACTCTTAGCTGCTTGAGCAAAGATTTCTTTGGAATGGGTGAAGAAGGCAATTCGCTCTCCTCGTTTTAGGTGTGGAGCTAGTTGCTGAATTAGTCCAGCAGCGGTCAGGGTCTTACCGCCGTTCGTACTAATGTTGATAACCCCTGTTTGCTCCTCTATGATTCTCTTTACTGAATCATATTGGTAAGGACGGAGGGTAATTGGTTCTTCTCCACCGGTTAATACAATCTCTTCGTCCATAGCTTGTACTGATAATAACCCAGGTGGACGTTGTTCGTCAAATTCGTATGTAATACTTGGATCAACTTCCTGTAGTTCTCTTACCCCTTCTAGGAATTGAGGAAGTAGTCCAGTGTGGAAACGTTGTAGTTTAAAATCGTAGAAGTCGGTAATTCCATCCCAATAGCCTGCTTTATATGCTTTAGAATGAAATGCCCCGTCCTCTTTAATTCCTAATTTTGTATGAGCCATACCCTCTACTTTTTCTTGAAGAAGGGTATTATTTTGATAATCTATCTCAGTGTACATAGTACCGATTCTTAAAATCATAAATTGCTTGCTCCTCCTTTAGCTAATAGGTTTAGTCTTAGCTCTATTATACCATAAAGTTACAGACTAAGCTAAGGATAACCCTTGTATAGGTGACATATTTTAAAGCTAAGGGAGAGTAACCGTTAGAGCATATTTTGAGTGAGTTTTAGGTACTATTAAATTAACTACTCTGTATTATTATATTTAATTATTTATTATTATAATATTATATAAAAAGATATTAATAATATATAAACAGAAAGGTTAAGTTCATAATATGTCAGGAATGATTGTTAATATAGCAAGAACCCTTGGTACATATAGGTTTTAAATATGTCAAATAAAAAAAAGACACCAGTTAAGGTGCCCTCAAAAGTTTACATTTCGGTAAAAATCATATCGTCGATATATATACTATCTGCAGTAAACCAGTCCAAACTTACTTCCACCAGATAATGAGAAGCCCATGCTGGTGAGGTAACGGTAGTTGCATCGGTCTGTACCCCTGTCCAATCTACTGCCGCTGACGTAAATGTAACACTAGTCCCTGATCCTTGGTACTGCATATTCCGGATCGTAGCTACTCCGGCATCGTTATAGGAAATTTTAGCGAACGCAGGAACAAAAGATATAGTACCTGTCCCAGCTCCGGGCTTTTTATAGAACAGACGATAGTTTACCTTTTTCGCGTACCCTACTGGGATAGCAATACAGAATTTAGAAGCCTCTCCACTACCTCCTGTCTTCGTTACTTTTAAGCTCTTAGCTCCTGTCTTAAACTGGGTAGTGTCTAGCGAAAGGCTTAGTTTAGTCCCTGTAAGTGGGTTCGTGATAGCTGCACTATCCGAAGAAATAAAAATCTCGTCCACTATACTGGCTTTCTCAAAACCACCGTCAATTAACTTATTGCTCTTGGCACTAACAAAACGGGGCATATTAGGCACATTATTTAGTATAGGATTGTCAATTTTGACGACCCCTTTTACCACATCTGCAAAATAGTCAGTGTTAGTAATAAGAGTACCCATATAAACATTATCAAACCAAGCTCCTCCATTGTTACCTGCATTACAGTACACGATATAGTCTGATTTAGCTGTACCTCCTCCAACAAATGTTCCACCTACCATACTAAACGAGGAGCCTTCACCATTTAGCTCAATCTGTGTGCTAGTTGTTAAGGTCATTTCTACGTGTGCAGGCTGTAAAACAACTTTCCCTCCGTTATTCATAACAGCAACTTTTTGGTTGTAATCAACGCTAGCACCCATAACGAAAAACTCTCCACCGGGAATATCAATTTGGAATGCAAGATCAGAGTTATAATACCCACCTTTTAGTTGAATATTCTCTCCGTAGTTTACTCCCCCTCCCGGTATGTAAGCGCAAGTCCCGCAATTCCAGGCATCTCCTCGGTACTCGACAAGGTAGGTATTACTGAAGAATTTAACCCCGTACTTAACGTCATGGATATTAGCATCTACAATAATATGTGCTACTGAGTTGTTCGCATTAGGCCCTTCAAAATGGATGCCTGTATTTTGGGTTTTGCCTCGACCAAATACCTCAAAACCTTCTAATACAGTATCTCGTTGTTTGTAAGGGTTGGTATTACCTGTCGTTGTCAGACTTAAAATTGGGACATCTGAGGTTCCTACAAACTTAATTTTAGCTTTTGTACCTTTCCATTTTAGTTTAGCAATATCGAGTGTAGCGGTGTCAGATACACAGTATGTCCCACTAGGGAACTTTAGCTCTAAAACATTGGAGTTGATAAGGGCAGTTTGGGCTGCTCTAATTGCTGGCAAATCATCATGAAATAGTAAAGTTCCACTATTACCTGCGCTACTCGCAGCCGTTTGTAAAGTAATTACGTTAGTACTTGAATTAATAGCTGTAATCTTTGTTGCGTAACCTAGAGTACTGCCTATGGTGGTGTTTGATCCTGCGATTGTTACACCTGTACCACCGGTATCGGATGAACCAGAGCTCGCTAAACCGAAGTTAGTTGCAGTAATAACAATTTGGTTAGTAGCTCCGCTAATCGCCCAATCGCCCCAATTATTAGTAGAATTTCTAAACTTTTGAGCAATAGAATCCGCAGTATCCCCCGCTATAACACTAGCGGAAAGAACAGTCGGCTGCCCCGTAACAGGTACGATAGTCATAGTCCCATTAGCTGTAGCTGTTCCTGTAATAGTATAAGTTTTGATATGTTTTACTCCGCCTCGTATATACACATCCTGCCCTACAGAGAAGTCAGCTAAACCTACTGATGAGAAACTTGTGGAACCTGAACTTATTGTTCCCATAGTTGTTACATCCGAGCCCGATGCTCCGTACGTTTTTACAGTTATTGATTCTTTGATACGATTGAGGATGTCGCTAATACTGTTCTGTAGTTCAGCGTCTTTCGCATCAAGTCGAGTAATATCTGCTGTACTTCCTTTTAACGCCTCTTTAATTAAATCTCCGATACTTCCTTGAATTTCTTTATCTTTTAGGTCAAGGCGGTCAATGTCTTTGTTAAGCTTTAAGATAGTTTCCACAATTTTACCTGTGGCATCGCCTAGGTTAAAGTATATATCATCTCTGTCTAAAGGTCTTCCAGCCATAATTATTTCACTCCTTATGTAAAAATAGAGGAGATTGCTCTCCTCTCTAATATAACAATCTGTTACTTCTTATTATCATCTATTAGTTGTCGTAGTTCCTGTTTAAGTTTAGCTACCTCATCTAACTCCTTGTTCAATAGTCGCTGGGAATGAACCATCGCCCTCTCTCTATTAGTTGGGATGAACAGTCTGGCTTTAGAATGAGGATCGCGCTTCTCTAAAGGCATTATACGCCCCTCCTAGCTGTTTTAAGATTTTATATACCTAAGATACTACTTCTTATACTTCGTCCTTAAATACCGATGTGAAACGTCTTACACGAGGTCTTACGAATCGATTCTCTGCTCGAAGTTCTAACTTGAGTTTTAACTGTGTGTTAACCGCTGTTGTAGAAACTTTTTGTGTGTACGTATAACGACTATACTCAGCGGATTGCTTTGTAACCACCGGGTTTGCTGTGAATGTCTTCCACGTTGTCCCGCCGTCTACAGAGTACTTAGGCGTAACCGATGTTGCTGTAGGCTTAGCTGCGTCGAACGATACTGTTATCGTATTGAAAGGTGCGTCTGTAGAGTCCATGTTAAGCGAGTAGTAATCACCGGCAGTTTCTGAGATGAAGTTAACAAATGTTAAATCTTCAAGTGTAAGCATTGGTGAAATGTATCGGTTAGACTTAAACGTAGCTCGTAGCTTAACCAGCCCTACGACCGTACCCGCTGTTGTCTGCTCGATATAGTTAGCTAATGGCTGCCAAGGTACACTGTCAATGGACACAGAGCCTGCATCCGTTTTCGATACTGTCTTAATCTCCCAGAAACATCCTGTGTTATTAGGCGTTAAATACGTAGCCATTAACAAGAGCATATCCGAGTTAAGATCAGCCATAGGGTTGAATTCAATGATTGCTTCGTCTTCAAACTGAGCCGTGTACACAGAGAATTTTAAATCTGATTCTTGGTGGACTGTCCATGTACGGGCATTAGATGAGCTGAATAACACGCCGTTTACATACGGTTGTGAAACAATCTTTTGTGAAGGAGCGTCTACTCGGTTTTGGCCTAGTGTAGCTACCCACATTGTGTACTGGTTACTATCTGTAATGAATACTAAGCAGTAACTTTGCCCTGCTTTACACATTAACGGGTCGTCTAATGCAATTTTCGTAGCCGTTGCACCTGTTGCAGACGTTTTAACTTCCGCCGGTGTTAGGATACGTTCTGCGTATACCGTTTGGTTAGGGAATCCACCTTCACTCATTCCACGTACTTGCACAATTACGTTGTCTGTAGTAGACTTAGAAGCAAAGTATGCGTCAAAGCTAGTTACAACACGATCTTGCGGGAATACGAACGACTGTGCTAGTGGGTCATATAGGTTTACAGTAACACGAGTTTTTGTGATAACCTCCTCAGTCGTTTTTAACGTCCCTTGTGCTGTGTACGTAGCGATAGACATATTAGAAGCGTTTTGAAGAACTACTTCTCGGATACCTGTACGAATACCTGCAGGGATTGTAAACTTACCAGAAGCTTTCCCACTAGCATTAGAACGAATAGTACCGGTAGTTGATCCTGCTACGGTAGTGCCTGTTGGCGTAATCGGAACACGTAACCCATCGAATGTTAGATATAAGTTATCTGCCATTGGCTGCAGGTTATCCGCAGAGAAGGTAATGTCACGTTGACGAATGAACTCGATAGCTGTGTTTCGCACCGTTGTTGCCACATCTGTAAGCGTTCCTGTACGACCATTCTTCACATCGTAAGCGTAACTTTGTCCCATATCCCAGTGTTGGTTTCCGTCTAGGTCTAGGTTGTTAATTAAGCCTTGTAGCTTCTTGTCGATAGAAGAAGATCGACCATGAGCCCACCATCTGTCCATACGAACAACTTGTGTCGTTTCTTTGTTAACTGTCACTTTGTTCTGCTCAATCCAGTTGTCCGCACCAGGTGAAAGTTTAAGCGTACCTAGTTTGTTATACACAGAATAAGGGTTTACATTCATCGCTGCAGAAGCTAGCGGTTGTGTGATCTCTTTAATTTCTGTATAAGGTGCAGTAACCAATCGACCCCAACTTTTTGCAACAGACGAGTTAGCTGAGAACTCTGGGTATCTCATTTGATCTGCAGGTGCATTAACCTGTAATGTGATACTTGCATCGTCGAAACTCATAGCAACGTTAGATAGGGTTAAGTCCATACGGGAGAAGTCTACAAAACCGTCTGCGAATACGCCACGTAGGTTTAACGGGTCATCTGTTACGATTGCTTTATTCTCTAATGCTTCGATTGCTTGGTTGTATTCTACGTTCTCTAAGCGATCTTTTACATTCACTAGTTGTGGCATTGTTAGACGAACGACACCATTGTTTACCGGTTCTGCCGCATCCGCATTAGGGTAGATATACACCTCACCAATCTTGAGAGTTAATGGGTCTTCGTGAACTGGTGGGTTAGCTGCTCCTGCTCGCCCTGGTTGACCCTCTAAGATTGTAAATTGACCGATGCTGTTTAGCGTAACTAGGTCTGTGCGAGCTAAGTAGTAATCATAATTTAAGCGAATAAGGCCTTTATCTTTCGGTTTTAGCCCGGTCATACCATTAAAGTCAATGTATGTGTCCCAACCTTGTGCATCTACAATAGGTGTCATTGTTACTTTATAATCGACATCCTTTTGCATTACACGATCGTATTCAAATGACATCTTATAGGAAGCACCCGTAGTTGGTTCTTTACCGTTAGGGCCTGTATCCCAATTAACATACTGAATGCCACTGTCTTCAACGATGGTGTAGTCTGCACCGTATGTGTAGATTACATCTGGGCTAGTTGTCCATAAGCTAACAGTTGTTGGGTCTAGGCTCGTGTACTGAGCTGGTAAAGCATCTCGCCCACCATTTGCACCCTTAGCTACTGTTAAACCGCCTGCTGGCGACTGTGTGCGGGCTAGAACTTGGTTTACTTGCTTAACAGATGAACTACCTACCTTATTCTTTCGAACAGCTGTATCGTACGTGTGAGTCTCCTGAGTAACATTGTTAAACTCTGTAGACTTTCGTAACGGAATACGTGTTGACGTAGGCTTATTAATACGGTAACCTAAAACGTAGGCAGTACCGCGGTCAATAACTAAATCTACTTTAGTAGTATCTTGACTTTTCTCTGCCCATACTTTGAATCCTTCTACTTGGTAAGAACCTGATTCTTCATATGTACGTTGAGCAAGTACTTCGTTTAAAGTAGAAAACTCTGGTCGAGATGGTTGGATAAATAAGTTACCATCGTTAAACTCATAGATAGAAGGTGCTGCTTCGTCATTATGTGTAAGCGTCACAACTTCTGCAAGGCGATCCGCTCCTGCCGACATAAAGCTCTCTACACCCTGTGTTTGGTCAAGTAGTGTAGGATCGTCATCTGATGTAATGACAGACTGCGCAAGTTTAATACCGATTTTCTCATTACCGACGCCGGTAAAATCAATTTCTTGCTCTTTAAATGCACGTACACGACCCGCTAGGTATACGAGGCCGTCTTCTACCTTGAGCTTACCGTTAGTTACTGAGAAGGACATACCTGTTTGGATATCCCCGTCTGCGAAGATACTATCACCTAACTGACGTACATTGTGTTCCTGGATTGATTGTAGTTCATTAAGCTCGGCTTGCTGTAAGGGGCGATCCGGACGAAATAATACTTTTGTACGATTCTTCTCGGGGTCGAATCTATCATTATATGGTGCTTGATTTTGGTTAATTTCTGACAAAGTGATTCACTCCTTTACACGACTAAAATAAATTGTTCTGTTACGTATGTTTTAGCAGATCGTTGTTGTGCGACTGCGTTTTCATAAATCTTTAGCTCACCTGGGTTCGACACATCGCTAGGTAACAAGTTTGGTTTTGTTACACCGGATTTAGGGGTTAGACCAATGTGTAAACCTACTTGGCGGTATGCGTTACCTGTAGGGAAATCTTCTGGGTTAATCTCGGCTTCTGCGTATACCCACCGTGCCTTCTCTTCGTAGGCTTTGTCTACTGGAATAAGCACCCACGTAGTCCCTGCGTATGTTACTGTAGGGTAGATAGGTGTTTCCCCCTGTTTGATTGGTCGTACTAGTGAAAACTTAGAAGTCTTCTTATACCCAATTACTTCGGAGATAGTTGATACATCCTCTGTCTCTTCTGGCGGGTTTGTCTCGTTCGTCCAGGCTGTTGTCTTGCCAATAACAAAATAGGCAGACGCTTGTTTCTGCTGTAGCTCAATTGCAGCTGTAATATGTGATCTTAGCGTTGAGATAGCCATTTATACATCTCACCTCTCATTTATCAGTCAAACGTGTATATTTATAATATAGCAGTATTTAGTCTCTATCTCTATTATAACACAAAGACAAAAGACACCCGTTAAGGTGTCTTCTATTGTTATTCCTCAGAACTATCGTCGATATATTTAACCGGGTCTGGATAATCGATTTTAAAATCAGTACCTTCTGGATTAGCCTCCAACCCAGTGTAATTGACGTATTTAACAGGGATAGCTACATTTGTACTTTTTTGGGTTAACTCAACTCGTACACGCTCGATAGCTAATGTACCCGCTGTTGTTTTACCTCGTAGACGGAACTTAGCTTCCGCAGTACGTTGTGTAGCTCCTGCCCCTGTCTCATTAAAATTCGTAGGGAAAGCGTTTAAAAACGACTTAATAGGGATGTCGTAGGTACCTGCAGCACTGAAAGTACGTGTTACCGCAAATGTATCTGCATCTTTTGTGTTTGTCCAACTTAAATCCGGATGGTATGACTGATACAGTACAGGGTTTATTGTTACCGTACAAGGAGCAGATACAGTAATTTTAATATCGCCTGCTGCTTTAATTACCCCGTAACGTCGAATATTAGGGAATTGATAAACCATATGCTCAAAGTTAGCTAACGAAGAGGAAGAGCTTAACTGGATTGGCATAGTGGTAACCCCTCTGTCATACATCATCCACGTAGTTTGTGGCTCCGTTTGATTTAGATAAGTCGCTTTCTGCTGCAGTCGACAGGCTCTGATAATAATGTTACCAAAGTACTTTAAGCACTCTGTCATTTCTACCGAGCTTCTATCGCCTCCGTATAATCCGTTAAACCACTCCGGGTTGGCCGCAGTCATCCCGTGTGCGTTCGCTGCATAACAGTATAATGTGGGTACTGCTGCAGAGCCATCGACAATACGGTTTCCTGGTTTGTATAACCAGTCTATAACCTCTTCGAATATTTCTCTACTTTGACTCATATATTTCGGTGTGTACACAATGTGTTCGGCACCTACTGTGATAATAGTGTGGAAGTCGATAGCAGCAATAGCATTAGAGTATGTATCTACGGTTTGTTTATAATATTGTGACTCATTCTCCGAGAACGGGTTCGGCCCTTTATAGTTAGTACCTCCTGGTTGGTAGCGAGAGCTTGTAATATACTGCCATAAATAGTCTGTGTTTCGGTTTAAATCGACTAGGTTCGCATTCTGTCTTTTATTATTAGCGAACCCCCAAGGATTAATGATAGGGGTAACAATTAAGCGAACGTTATGGCGAATGTACATTAGCGTAGGGTGTGACTCCCAATCATTTACAAGATGATACATGAAACGCCATAAAGTGAAGAAGGCCGTATACTCGTTCCCATGAGTTCCGCTCGATAGAATAATAGTCTTCGTGTAATTTTTAGGTGTAAGCTCGTAACGGTATACGTTATAAAGTGTTGCAGTCCCATCACTTTTTTGAGTGGACTTACCCATATTGATACGGGAGATATATTCCGGATGTGCGTTTCTAAGTGTCTCGTAAGTAGCGTTTAACATACCTTCCGGGTCTTTACTAGTCGGAATACCATTAGAACCGAATGCTGTACTTGGCTGTGTAGGCGGGAGCCAGTAGCTTAGATTATCCGCTACTGCACCCTTCACATCCTGCCCTGTCATAAATAGATTTGGACGATCTAGCATAAATTTCACTCCTACTCTTGCGTAATAATTAATTGGTTACTTGCGTTAGCTTTTACATTAACAATAGCGCCATTAGCGTTTGTCATTGTTACTTGACCTTGAACGGCTGTATTAACCGGGCCGGTACTACCTTTGAGTACGTTGTTGTAGTGTCTGATGTTCGTAGAATCTGCGGTAATGAATAGCCCGTACAAAGCTAGTGTGTTTAGCGATCCGGTCTTAACCACATTATCATGTACAATGAAGTCCGTACATACGCTATATAGCTGAATGGCACCGTTGTCCACGGCACAATCTGTCATAATGTTGTCTCGGATAACTCCGCCTTTACACGCCTCAAGTAATAAACCCTGGTGTCCCATACCACTAAACATGTTCCCGTCTAAAGACACATCGTTACAGTTAGAAATATAAGCTGAATTATAGGCTAATGTATTACCTTTGTTTTTCTCATAAGAAAGATTAGTTACTTTATACGCATAGAATAACCTACGTGCGTTACTCCCGAAGTTACTCTCTACCCAGGTATTATTAGCATACGAAACATAAATGTAGTTATATGCAGGGCTAGCTGCATTGTAAAATCTGTTATCCTCAATATGGACTTCCTCTACACTTGCAGTAGCGTTTCCTGCTACTTTTACAGTGTCTGCTGCTGATCCGCAACCATAGAATTTGTTTTTTGTAATTTCCACGCCTCTGTATGTTTCGTAGTTACTATTGGTAAACTCGAAAAGCACCCCTCTAGCGCAGTTGTAGAATTTATTATTGTGAATAAGCGTGTCATTCCACTTAGCTGCCCGAACCCCGCAGTAGGTCATACCATCAAAAACACAATCTTTTATTGTAATATTACGATTCCAGCCCCCGACTACAGACCCGTGCGATCCTACACCTACTGCAACAGCACCAAACCCTGCAGGGGCTGTCTCATCAGAGCCAAAATAGCAGTCTTCCACTAGCACGTTGTCTACCACGGTGTTATCGTAACCCCCAAAAGCAGGGAATGCGCTTGCTGTACTCGTATCAATCTGAATAGCTTCTACATAATTTCTATTCGCTGTATCTACATTCTTAAAATTAAGAAACCTACACTTACGAAATGTAACATCTTTCATAGCCGACAGCTCAACAAAATGATTATCTACTACATTTTTAAAAGTAATATTTTCGAAAAGAATATTCTTAGCGTGGGCGAATGAGGCTGCAGTACGTGTTAGCTGATTTACATTAAGAACCCCTCCGCGAATTGCGATGTTAGAGTTCCCGTTGTAGCCCAGTGCATAGGAATTGTTCTTAAATTCCCCATTAATAAACATATTAGAGGCAGTACCTGCGCTATCTGTTATTAATTCTGCATCTTTATCTAGGTCAATAGTAGTATTTTTGTACACTTGGAGTGGTGCGTCGATCAAATATCTACCTCGTGGTACTACTACCTTGCCACCTCCTAAGTCCCTAATAGTGTTTAAAGCTTTTTGGAAAAAACCCGCTTCCTTTGCAACCCCGTCACCTATTGACCCTAGCTCTTTCACATTAAGTACACCTTCTGATCGAGCAATCACATTACCAACGGTGCTATTGTAATTTTTAAGCTTAGTGATATCGATCGGGTCTTGTCCATCCTCGTAGTGTGTAGTATTGTGGCCGAATTGAACGGGAACCTTCCCCTCTAACCAATACAATAGAACCTTAGTTCCTAGAGGCACCCCTTCGGATAACGTGATACTCGTAGAACTAGTTTCTGTGTAACTAGTTGGAGGTTGCGGCACAGTACCTACTACAACGTCTAGTGTTTCGGAACCTACTACGTAAGCCCCGTTGGTGATAGTAAATACCTTCTGGCCTTCTACTGTGGCCGTTAATAGCTGCCTACGACGAGATTTTCCTAGACCATCTAACTTCTCTTTTAATGTCCCGGCTCCTTTTGCGTCATCAATCTCCTTCTTTACACTAGATAGTGATCCCGAAAGCGAGTTAACTGTTTGGTTGGTAGTATCTGTTTTTGTTTTAAGTTCGTTGATCTCGTCTATATTGGCTGCTACACGGTCATTCGTGGAACTAACTGCATTTGTTAACCCCTGGATATTATCGGAGTAATCGTTCACTTGGTTCTTCACTTCGTTAAGCGCAGTATTTGTTGTTTGTTGGCCGTCCTTTAGTGAACTAATATCCTGAGCATTCTTTGCTTCTTTTGTTGCTAAAGCATCAACCGAACTCTGGTTTGCTAGTTCAATATTACCTTCCGCAGAACCTATAAGAAGCTGCTTAGTGTCCGTAGCTAGCGCAGGCTCTGCTGTATCTAACTCAGTCAAATCTTGCTTGTTTCCTCTACGTAAGAGAAATTTTGCATATGTGATTTCATCTGCCATTTTGTTGGCCTCCTTTGTAGTACGTAAGATTAATTAAGGTGCCTCGGTTACAATTCTGCCATGTGTAGCTGTACCGTCAAAAACAGTAACTGTAGGCCTAACTGCAATCTCCTTTGTGAATCCTAGTTCGAAAAAGTTAACTCGAACGTCATAAGGGACGCCGGCTTTTTGGTAACCACCGCTAAGGATAATGTCTGCTGACTGGTCATCTACACTGTCTCCATCTAATATAACGCTGTACGCGCCATCCGGAGAATCGATACCTGAGTATGTAGAAATCGCTACCCCTGGCTCAGGGAAGAACTTGAGTCGAGTGAACATAATTCCTTGGTCAGAAAGATAGTTTGCTGTGTCTCCTAGAGAAGCTGTATTCGTTTTATACTGAGTAGAGGCATTGCCTTTCTCTATGTCCTCCCAGCTAGCGGTCTCCATGTTTAAAACCTGTAATCGGTAGGGGATGTTAGTCGATGTAACAACAGACAAGCTATGCTGTAAATATGCACCGCCCATAAGAGAGGCGTAGGTTTCTTTCGTGTACACTCCGCTTGGCTCAACCTCTTTTAGGAACTTTGAATACTGTAAGCTAAAATGCGTAGCAACATCCATCGTAAAGTACAAGTAGTTACTAATGCTATTGTTTAACTCCTGGGCTGCATACTGGCTGTCAATTGATCCGGTCTTTGTATAAAAGTCAGAGGACATTTGTGTACTAGTAGTTAGTACATCGGCCATTGAAGTCTCGTTTGTAAAAGCTAGGTCGGATATCGAGTAGGTTGCTAGGTTATACATAGAGTTAGCAGCTGCTAGGGAACCAGCTAAACGATCTAAAGAGTTTAGCTTACTATCGTTAAGTTGAAATAGACCGTTATTGGTTCCTGTCTTAGACGTGTTGGTCATATTCATGTGCCCGTTAATACTTGCGTTCATCCCATGCATAATTCGTACATGCTTCTCGAAAGGTAGTACTTGGCTATCTGCAAAAGGAACTTTCACTACCTCTGCATTATCGTTGTACGTGTTAGGCTGGTAAGTTAGGCGAAAGGTTACCCCTGCTGGTTTGAATTCGTTAATAACGTCAATAATACCGATAGGGAATGGGCGAGAAATCTTTATATCAATAACAGCCACCCTATAGTACTCTCCTAGGAAATGGTCAGGCCCGTTAAGCTTAGACTTATTCAAAGTAAATACATTTTTATAAGGTTCATAAATTTCGATATAATCTCCGTAGTCACCAAGAAACTCCTGGATAGCTGCTTTAATCGCAGGGATCGTGCCCCTCTTTAATAGGATATAGGCAATAATACGGTTACGGTATGTTTCGTCTGTCTCGTTTTCTTTACGTAGGAGACCGAACAACTTCCCATACTGGTCTAGCCATTCACCTTCTGAAGAGTTTAGAGACATAAGTAGCTTACTTTTAATGGTTTCTTGCTCTGTGTCCTTTAACTCTCGATCAACAGCCGCTAAGATGGCTGCGTTTGCACTTCGCTTATCTTCGATCCCCCTCTTCCAAGCAGGGAGTAAGTGTCGTAAGAATGACATAGTTTTCACATCCTCTCTACTGTAGTGTCACTGTTACAGTCCCTGCTCGGATAATTTCAGAACCTTTAAGGATGGTGTTTCCTTTAGGTGTGTTAAAAGATACATCATAGATCAATTGACGATCTAAATAACGGATTACACTTGTTAAGTCTGACAAGATTAAGCTTTGTGAAGTCTGCATACTATTTAGATAGCGAGAAATTTCTAGCTCAATACGACTTTTAAATGTAGGCGTAATTGCATTTTTGTTTGTTAAGGTAACGACTACATCTACGTCTACCGCTTGTCTAGTTACAGGGAGTACACGAACTGGAATACCAGCTGCGCGATAATCCTCTAGTGTAGTCTCAATTTTTAGTTTCACACTGTCTGGTAGGTTTCCGTTACGATCATGTGCATATACATTTACTCTTCCGGTTTCTTCGTCTACATACACCCCTGCAACCTCTTCTACTGTCCGTGTACCGTATTCAATAGCAGGTTTAGTAGCTTTGCTTAGGGCTTTAATAAAAGCGCTAAAACGGGCTCTCTGCTCCTCTAGTGGCTCCTGGTCTTGGCCTGTCTGGAAAGCGCTAGGATTTGATACTTTACTTACATTGGCAATAGGAGACTGCATCATGTCTAATGTCTTCTCTGGAATGTTCCCTGTCGATCCAGGAGACAGACAATATACTTCAAAATCCGCTACTAACGATCCTTTTGGGATACGGTAGTCTATTAGTGTTTCATAGAGTTGCGGGTAGGCATTAGCACTAGATAAAAAACGAGAACCACGAGATAGGATAATGTCGTTTTGAAGGGCATTGTGGAAAGACACCTGAACAACACCGTAAGCCCGTACCGCTTTCTTTCTAGTGAAGCCGAATGAGCTGTATACGCCCTGTTCAATAGCCTCTGTCATGTTTTCTCTGTTCAGTACATAGTATTGTTCTAATTCCATTGCAATGGCCTCATACATAGCTCTCGCAGCACTACCTACTGAGAAGTCATTTAGTTCGTCTGTATTTGTAATTGTATAATCTAGAAGTCGTGAATAAATTTCGGACATTCGTTTAAACTTCATAAGCTCACCTACTTTCTATACGTTAAAGTCACGGTAGTTATCGGTTAGGACTACCGGGCCGTTATTTTGGGATGCAATAGAGAATTCAAAAGCTTCTTCCAAGGAAATCGATGTAACACTAAATGTTGCTTCATATCCGTTCCCCTTAATAGACCGGTATAGCATCTCACAATTAGTTACTCGCGCATCTGTGCGTAATGTACGCTCAATTTCTAAATCAATTAATGCTGCATTCTCCTCTGTATTCTTCATCCCTAAATATTTATGTAGTTCTGATCCGTAAGAAGGATGCCCAACGTAACTACCTCTAGGGGTAATTAGTCGAATGTAGAGAGACTGCTTTAAGTTCTCAATACCTCGAACAGTTTTAAGTCCGCCTCGATTGTTTGCTTTTAATTCAAATACCTCTGAATCTCGGCTAGGCTCTCTTAAAGTTCGTGGCTTAGGGAGAATGTCAAAGTCCTTACCTAACGCTAAAGCAAATAGCTCTTCTTGGTCGTATTCAGATGTTCTTTTAAGCTGTTGAATGAGATTAGCTTGTAAATCGTCTTCTACTTTAATTAGTAGAACATCCCCTATTGTAAGCAAGTGATCCGGATTCTCCATCTTCTCGGTTGTTGTATCCACTAAGTAAGGATATTGAAGATTGTTAAAGCGTGCCAAGTCTTGCCACTGGGACATATCACCTAGATGCTGCTGTGAAATCCCTTGTAGGGTGTCTCCCTCTTTAATAATATGCTGTCGAAATTTGCTCATTAGCGAACTCCTTTCTCGTCCATGATAACTTCAATCTGGTTCTCTAAATAACCTAGAGAGATGTTCATGTCTCTCATGTTCTCTATGAACGAATAGTAAGCAGGCTTAGTACCGAAGAAGTCTGCCAAGTAGTTCAGGTTCTCCCGTGCTCGGACAATATCCCTCTTCGAAACGTACTGCAGTTGAATAGGGTCGTTATCGATCATGTATAAAATCGAGAAGGACTCAAGAACAGCAATCCGAAGTAAGAGGTACATCCGAGGGTATGCGGATGCTAGGTTACTATTAAATGCGCGATGAACAATTGTCGTCTCACCTGTTTCTGCTTCTACTACTTCTATTTTACCACTAACTAGTAAATTCTGAACGAGCCTGGAAACAGTAGATAATGAATAAGTAGGTGTGTATAATTGGGAAATGAAAGGGTTATCCTCGTCTGTACGATTCATTGGTACAGTCCCGTCAATCAATACAGGAACGTTTGAAATGAATCGAATAAGTTCCGAAGCATATTTCATTATCTACCACCTCCATTATTTCGTAAGTAATAACCGATTGCATAACCTAATCCTGTTTGACCAGCTGTATAGGAACTTCTAGAAGGCGCTTGCGGGTTGATAGGTGTACTGCCTGAATTCGGTACATAATTACTCCCTGCCCCTTTATTGTAAATACTATCGTTTCCAGAAGTAGGATCATACACTTTATCGTCTCCGGTGTTACCTTGACTATCTTGTGCCCCTGATCCAATTAATCCTCCACCTAGGCCGCCATTCTGCATCCAATCAGGAATCGGCAAGGAAGGAGAACGGTTTCCGATCTCTGGGCTAGCCGAACTGTCCTCGTCTACTTCACCCGCTCCTCGTAGAATAACAAACTTAATGTCGTATCGATACGTTAGAGGTGAGTTCGCGTCCTGAGAATAGTTAACTCCCTCCGGTGATAGATGTACAACATAATGCTCTCCATTTGTAAAGTCATGAAAATAAAAGTCCGATGTAGATTTCTTTCCGTTCCCTCCTAATGAGGCGTAGTTCTTTAGAAAGTTCTTCATTTCTTTGATTTTAGCAATTCCTCGGTCACTAGCTACTCCTGTAGGGTTTAACCCAGTAGTTCCGCTAATTGTTACAGAGGGGATATCCTCTTGGAAATCTTCTATAATAATCTTACTCTTTGTTTTAACAGCTGTTGTTCGGTGTGGGTTAGCGTACACCATGTTATCCGGGTTAATTGCAAATCTGTAAAATGTGTCGTTTAGCTGGAAGGCAATCTTTCGTAAAACACCTTTACCATCTGAGATACCCATTGTATCCACCGCCTTTCTTTTCTAATATAAGAAAAGGAGGGATTTCCCTCCTACTCCACTTCTACTAAACTATACTTATCAAATAACTCTTGTGGTGTGATATCTCCTAAGTGTTTCATATCTTTACGAGGTATTCTCGCACGGAACAGTGAACTGTCAATAATCTCTGAACAGATATACTTGTTTGCTCTGTTTAACGATACATTGTCTCTTTTTAAGATAATACGTAGGAACAGCCCGAACACCTGTGAGTAGTCATAACTAGACCCTAGCATAGTAAGTGCTTCTGTTGTTACAATAAACTGCTGCTCTTTTGTGATGTCTCGTACCCGATAAACACGATGTATATTTTCGACGTAGCTTAGGTCAGATATTCGTGATTTGATAAACTTATCTGCCTCGATAATATGGAACTCATCTACCGCTAAAGCCACATGACTGTACTCAGACTTTGTAAGTTTACTGATTGCCCACCCGATAAACCCTGTTGGTTTATAAAAAATAATATCACCCGGTTGTATCTCCATCTGTACCCGCTCCTTCTAAGGCCTTTTGCTTCGCAGCCTCTTCGTATTGTTTAATAAGCTCCTCTGCGAACGGTTTAGACTCTTCAAAGGTGGTTAACATAGCTAGTTGATCTTCCGTAGTCGCATCTGTAATGTACTTCTCTAATGCCCACAGTGTGCGTAGATTGCCTTTTAAGTGTTTACTCCCTGCAACGCATATATTAAAAAACTCGTCACGGGTAAAATATTGGGGGCCTGCATTCTTTGTTTTCCATTCGATAAGTTCATCACTAGGGTAAGCTAGGCAGAACGTGAGCTGCATATTTAGCCAAATCTGGTCTTGTGTTTTACGGAAATGGAATTCATAGTCTCCGTAAGTAAAGCTATCCCCGATTATGTTATCGCACTCAATGTTGAATCTCTCGATAAGACGATCCTTAGTAGCTTGAAAAGCCGCCACCTTATCCCCTTCTGTCCATACTTTGTTATCAAAGTCCCATTTAGGTTTCCATAGCCCGTCCCCGTTAGGTGGGACAAGGTAAGGGCTGTTAAGTATACCGTTAGGGTTACCTTCTTCGTCATAAAGAGGGATAATGAGCGAGTCAAGTACAAATCCATCCTCGTCCACCTGAGTTAAAACTACAATATCACTCATATGTCCTTAACCTCCAATCAGTTTTATTACGTTGCAGCTGATACACTATCTAGAACGGAGAAGTAAATTCCATTTAAGCACCAGAATTGGTCGAAGGCCGCCCCATCGGACTCGTGAATGGTAAATGTGCCGTCGGTTTTTAAGTCAGCTCTCCGTCTACCTCCGCCTTGAGTGGTTACATAGAATACCTGGTTAACGTTAGTTGGTCTACATCCCGCAGGTAATTGAAAGGCTGGTAACCCATAATTACTAGATGTCTGACCTTGCATCATCCCCCGTAGGAATACTGTACCATCCATCGTTTTGAAATAGGCTAAATCAAAGTATCTTGAGTATCCGTTAGCCATACTAGGTCGTGTAGGAGGTATCTCATACTGCCCTTTAACCCCAATTTCTTTCCCGTTAAAGTTAAGCTTACCGTTTGCTGCGGACAAGACATCGGCACTAGCACCTAATTTTAGTGTACCTGGTAACGTCCCGTTTGCACTATTGTCTAACCCAAACAATAGCTTATCTCCGGTACCTTGAAGTTGAATACCTCTTGTGTTACCTCCGGAACGGATACGTGGTTGCCCATTCAAGAACCCAAGGAATATTTCTTGTGTGTTGTCTGTTGGGTTACCTACGTGAATTTCACCTTGTGTGTAAAGTGCTTTTTCTGTTAAAGGGAACATCCCGATACCGATACTATTCTTTATTGGATCAATGTAGAGCATAGGCCTACCAGATGTTACGACCTTAGAGGCGATAGTTGTTGATAATTTGTCAGACACACGTACTTCGAACACATAGGCTTTCGTACTATCCAGTGTCTCGGTTGTTAATGTTCCTGTGTAACTTGCATTAGATGCTGTATAGGCTAAGTTCTTCCAATCGCCAAACTGCGCGCCTGTTACTTGCTCACGATATCTGTATTGCAAAGCAGAGGTTGTACTTGGTAGCGCTGCTAGGCTGTTCTTCTGTGCCCCGCCTACTGAAATCGGTGCAATTGTCCCGTTTGTGTTAATGTTAATGGTTACCTCGAAGTTGTTATTCCTACGAACGACTGCGACAATTTTAGGAGGTGTGTAGGGTACAAATTTTACTGATAAAGTAGCAGTTGTCGAAAGACCGCGAGTATCTGTTGCGCGTATAGTCATGATCTTATCTGCTGCAATGTTTACAGTCCCGAAATCAATTGTAACAGACCCGCTACCTGCACTTACTGTTTTAGAGATACCGTCAACCGTTGCTACATACTTAGAAATAGTAGCTCCGTTCTGGCCTGTCGCTACTGACCCAGATGGAATCGTTACAACCAGTGTTGAGTTATTTTGGATGACTGTTTTATTATCTCCTGTGATGGCTACTGTCTTACTATTAGTATCTGCGTATGTGATACCGGTACCTACAAAGATAGGTGCGTTGTTCTCAGGACGTACATAAAAGTAGATAGGTCTATCGACTGCTGAGCGAACTTGGACTCCGTTATAGTAAGTGTACGTTCTCATATTCCCTGTTACATAGGATTTATTTGTACCAATTGCGCTATACAATGCTGCCTGCTCTGTACTATTCGGCTGCCAGGTAGCTCCTGTTGTGATATCAGTTAATGTCTTTTTGAATGAGCCGGCAGTAATCTCTACAGTGTGTGTAAAGGTTGGGTTGTACCTTGTAATGCTAACACCAGTTAGCTGGTCTACATACCACTTATTTGCATCCCCTGCTTGGCCGTAAGTACCTTCTCCGATTGTCGCCTGGGGTGCCGTAACCGTTCCTGTTTTCGTATTGTACCCTAGGTTAGTCGATCCACTGTAGGTATTTAAGTTAACTCGAACAGGTGCGGAAGCACGACCGTCTAGTGCGGTAAATATCCTTGTATACGATGTTGTATCAAAGTCAGAAGACTTAGATGTTTCAGACGTTGAAAAGCTCACGGATTTTACGTATTGCCAGCTGCCGTCTTTATTCTGTACATCAATATAAGCTATATGATTGAATGAAGAGGAAGACCTAGCTACGGTTAGGGTAAAGTTACCGCCTGCTGTAAAGTTAACACTAGATGATAAGCTAGACTTTCTAGGGATTGTGTCCAGATCATAGGAGCGTGACCCGGTACTAACTCGACCATAGTACGTTCCACTAATTCGTACGTCCACGTCAAAGTAACCGGAAATTGAAAAGCTCTTATCACCTTCGCTGTTGTGGTACACTGTTTTCGACTTCGTTGCAATAAGCTTTTTCTGCCCTGGGTTAAGATCGGCTAAACCTGATCCACTAAATGTGTAAGTCGTGCCGTCAATTACAATTGCGCCGTCCTTTACGGTACTAGAGTTAATATACCCATACTTATCAGCCTGCCAATACATTTTAGCTGTAATCGTACTAGAGTTATTTACATCATTTTGGCTTGCTGACCATTCAATCGAGAGTGTGTAGTTCGATGCAATGTCATTACTAATTCGACCTGAAAGGGTCATAGGTGTATACCTCCTTAAACGTTCTCTTCTCTAATATAAAAAATAGAGCCTCTATGTCTATTATAACATAAAGGCTCTTTGCTAGGTTTATTAGTCAGTCTAGGTTAGGAACAAACGCCCAGCCCACGTACCCACCGGAGTTAACATTTAGTACTTTCACACTACCCATGTTAATTTCCTCTTCTGCACGTAGCTTAGTGGAAACAGTTTCATCTCCATTTTGGTAGAAGACTTTACGGAAAGAACCAGTGGCTTCGTCTAGATGATATCCTGCAAACTCTTCCGGGGTAATTTGGGTGTAACCTACTTCCCGCTTATTCTCGTCTAGCTGGGAAACACGGATTCCATTAATATCCATACGTACATTTGTGTTGTATACCTCTCCTGTTGCTAACGACCATCTTAATGGTACTTCTCCGAAGGATAAAATAACACCGGATAAGGTAGCGTCTACGTTACCGTACCCTACAAAACGAACCTGGATAGAGCTGCCGGTAGGAGTAAAGGTAAAGTTACTCGCTTCATATGTCGAAGCAATATCAGAGCTATTATCATTTAGATAGTGTGTCACAACCCCACCCTCTAATATCTCTACAGAGAATCGGTATGAATTATCTGCACCACCTGTACGTTTCTGTAGGTACCAGGCTAATGTATAAGGTTGGCCGGGAATAACAGCTACTTCTTGAACGATTCCCTTGTCCTTACCGTCCGGGTTAAACAAGAAACCACTACCGAAACCTAGGGAGTCTAAATCCATGTTACTAATTGTTTCGACAACACCTTGTGAGGGATCGAGAGACCAGAAATCTAAGCCTGCGAAGCCTATACTGTTCTTTAGCAGGTTTACCCCGTTTGATGTAGAGAACATGGCCGTAATGCTTGAAGCGGTCTGTTGTAGTTGAGACTGAGTGATGAATGGTTTAAAGTCTAATGAGTCTAAGCCTTCTTTTACTTTTGCTGCTACATCATCACCGGTTGCGTACTTAGATAGTTCGGAAGCATCCGCCTTAGAAGCCATTGCAAACTGATATTCAATAGAACTCATAACTGTAGCTGTAATAGAATCATCTGTAATAACCTGCTCAGCAGAAGCTAGACGTTTTTGTAGGACAGGGATGATATACTTTAGTGTATCTGTTACAGTCGCTAAGTTTGTAGCGTAGCGAATATACCCTTGGGTAATTTCTGGTGTATCTACTGGGTAAGTGATCGTAACTTCGTTATCCCCTACGATTAATGGTAGAATCCCATCGAACTGTACTACTTCTTGAATAGGTGTTGCAAGACGGTGAATAACCTGGTACTTAGGAGTCGTTTGCTCAATAACAGTCGGTGACTCGCTAGTAGGTACACTGTTAAATGAGCTGCCATCTCCACTTACTGTAGATCGTTTTAAATCTGTGTCGCCTACCGGGTACCATACTTTTGTACCTGTCCCATTATACGGAGTCCCGAAAGTACCGTTACACATTCTCCAACCGTAGAAAAAAGCTTGTATTTCTTGTTGGTTAGGTGTGTACGTTTCTCCCCATCCGCTGTTCGTATCTCGTAAGGAAATATACAACGTACGATCTGTATCCATAAGCTTAACCTGGTTGTAGGTTGTAATCGTATCTGTTGTTGTTAAAAGCTCTCGACTATTATTAGCTGCTACAACGGAGTTACTAACTACAGAAGGGGCATAGGCAGCGACCTTTACAATTTTATAACCGGTTTTATCTGAGTCGAATGTCCAGTTTAGACTCCCATCCGCGTAAGAGTCTCCCCACTGCCTAACTTTTACAGCTCGCCCTAACTTATCCCAGGAGAATGTGTCGTTTGTTGTACCATCTCCGTAGAACTTTGTGTAAAGAGTTAATGTCTCCCCTGTTGAAAAGCTAGGAGATGTCACAGGAACAATACGATCTCCACTATCCGATGTAGAGATAACATGACGGCCTTGGAACTCCGGAAGTGCAATACTTGCTATAGGTGATGTGACGATAAGTGGTTTTGCAAAAGGCTGTGTTTCGTATTGCTCAGACTTACTTACTGCTTCGATAGCTTTGTTTACGTACTGTTCACCAATAATATCTGCATACTCAGCTCTACGTTTTTCTACTTCTACGCTTAGCATCGTATAACGTAGTTTATATTCGTCCCATTTTGATGACCAGTCTGTTGGGCTAAGGTTAGTAATAACAGTAGCGGTTACGTCCCACGGCTTTGGAGTGAACCCTTGTAGGTATGCTCTGAGACTGTTAAATGCGTTTTCATAGTTCACATACAGCGTGTTTAATGTAGCCATCCCTACATTTCGAGCGTCCCTGCGAATCGAATACACTTCCCCTTTTGCTCCTTGGTCAATTTGGGAAAGGTTAGGGATATTCTCGTCAGGTGCCAAGAACTTACCGATGAGTAAGGCTAAATCCCCACGAATAACTGCTCGTCGATATCGAGTAATGCGAGCCGGATCATCTGTAACAGGAGGGTCTGCTGCATCTGTTAATGCGATTTGGCTTGTTGCGTCGAAATCTGCTGTCTTAACTTGGCATAAGAAGAGTGCGCGGCTGTTAATATCGTTTTGAGTGATTGTAATGGACTTTACACCGGTAGCGTGCGCTTTATTCCATGCATTATCGTCTGTTACATTATCGGATACTCTCGTCCAGGTATAGCTTGTAGCACTAATCGAATTAGTGATATCTTCGTCTTTTTGTTTTACGTTCCCAAACAAGATAGTAGACGTTTCACCATTCCCTAGCTCAGTTCCATTTGTACTTACAATTTTAACTGTGTATAAGGGCTTTTCAGATACCTCATTTAGTCGGCCAGTAACATCTGCTACACTGCTTGCCACATCCGCTACCTTAGAGTTAATATCGGAAATGTCTTTTGTATACAGTTCAGATGATACCTTTTCACTAATTTTACCATCTACAATCTCTAGTTCAGTTTTTACCTTTTTTACTTCTTCGATAATTTCATCGATTGGTGTAGGTTCCTCTTCTCCGCCACCTGATCCATCTCCTCCGGTGAATGTGGCAATCGCCTTTCCGTCCACGAATACACCGTCATCTGTAACTTCTAATCGGTGGTTAGAAGACTCTAGTGCAACAGCTCCGGTATCGTCAATTCCTAGTTTTGAGAACTTTTCAGACTCCTCTTCTGGGTTAGCTGTATCACGTTTCTGGAATACATGAAAAGCTCCGTCGGTACCTAATTCCATGAATGTAATACCCTCGCCAGATGTATGTCGGCTACCTAAGCGGACTGTACCATCCGACTTAATGAAGAAAGTTACACGGTGGTCTCCATATACTCCTTGGTGAACATAGAGGACTGTAGGAGCGTCTGGTGACTTAGGCTCGATTAGTTCTCCATCCGCGTATCGTGCATTTGGTAGTAAATCATAATCGAACTCTGCGTCGTTAATATAATCATTTTCCGGGTCAGTATCTGTAGAGATTAAAAATGTCTTCCCTGAAAATGTTACTTCTTGGTTTCCGTTCCCGTCGATATTTTTGTAAGTCATAGAGGGGTATAATGTAAATAGCTGCCATAGCTCGCGTTGGATTTCCTCTTGGGACTCATCTGCAGATGTTAAAGTCGTACGAGTTAGTCTAGACTGCCCATCAGTATCTCCGTACATGTTTAAAACGATAGGGTGATCTTTATTACCTTCTAGGAAACCGATTAATACAAGTGATCCTACAGTCACTAATGTGTTTGTACCGAATGGTTTTCCTTCCGGTGTTGTTCCCCCAAAACCAACGGGGAGCTTTGCAGAGAAGCGTCCCTCGTCGGCCGGGTTCTTTACAGTAGAGTTACGATGCAATGTCGTGATAACGTCTACTGTATTATACTTATAGTTTACTTTCACTACACGAGCTAACGAAAGTCGTACTACACTTTGTCCTTTTTTGTATCTTCGCTCCATTTGTTTACCTAACTGAGATTGGAAGCGCATCCCAGATACCGGATTAATAAATGCAGATAGATCGAAATTATCACTCATGTTAGCACCTTCCTTTACTGTAATCGTCTTACGTGTCCATTAAATTTGCCCCAGTAGTACCCACTTGCCATATTTGCTTCGGAAATACCAGCTTTTGTTTGGAATCCTATAAACTTACCATTGCCTGAATAGATACCGATATGTCCATCTTGTTTATACGTATCAAAATACACGATGTCTCCTTGCTGCAACATACCTTGTGCAGCTTGCTTAGAAGAACCTCTTGCGCTAATTAATTTTAATTTAGGGTCTACTTTAATGGTATCAGTGTTCATTCCGGTACTTCCCCCGTTAAGCTCGATACCGTTTAACTTGAATATCCACCAGATAAAAGAAGAACAGTCTCCGATGATGGGATTCTGTAGGAAGATGTTTGTTCCTTTACGTCCTCCACCAAATACATACTTAGATGCGCGCTGGGTCATTTGTCGGGCTGTAGCTAGAGCACCCATCGATCCTCCACTACCGGTTCCGCCTCCCCAGGTACCACCTGCTGTACCTCCGTTTGTATTACCCATTGTAGCGTTAGCTGTTTGGGCTTGAGAAAGTAAGTCTTCCAGTGAACTCTCTCCTAAGTATCCGCCTTTAAATTCTTCGGAAGTTCCCCAAAGATTTGTAAAGCGCTTCTCTCCTTGGTTTGGTAGGCCACGAGTAACACCTATAACAGTTGTATACCCATTTGTAAAACTAAACTCGTGTTGGATGGATTCTACATAGAACTCCCATGTTGTTTCTCTTTCTTTGTCTTCGTATAGTAAGCGAGAACCAATACGATAAGCCGGGTTACCGACGATACGAATATCCCCTGAGTAGAAGTTTACATTTTCACAGTACCAGTTAAACAATCGATCTGTATAGGTCGAAAGCTTTTCGCTATTTACTGTTTTATCTGTACTCCCTGATCCATCAGGATTAGCTCCCGTCGCTCCGATTAATTCTCCATATTTTGCTCTGTCGAACGTACCCTCTTTTAAAGCGTCTATGATGCCCTCAGCGGTGTCTTTCTTCATAGTAGGGTATTGGGTCTGTAAAGCGGAAATAACGTCGTTACGCTTCTTCCTAAGCGTCTCAGGGTCATTGTACTTGTTATCCACTAAAAACTGGGCTACATCCTCATACTTAGCTTGGTCAGATGTATCAGGTTGCTGCTGATCTTGTGGTGTGGTCTGTGTTGTAACTCCTTGGTTAGTACCTGTATTGTCTTGAGTGCCATCGGTAGGTGTTGTCCCATCTGTCGGTGTACCGTCAGGATTAGTTCCTGTGTTAGCTCCTGTTGCTGTCGTTGAGGACATAAGATAGCGGTTTTGTGCGTCTAACCGTTTGTATCCGTACTTTTTAAGTAGCTCTGGATGGTAACGAGGAAATACGCCCAGGTCTACGCTAGTTAGTTCAATCAGTCCCGGAGCCTGTACAACAAATACTGAATACATTTCTGAATCAGACTTACCAAAGGACTCTTCCACTACAGCATCAGAGGATAACTTGTATGTAGGTAGTTGCTCCCATTTATCCTGATCGAATGGTGTGGGTCTCATTAAAGCTACACAGGTACCATCAGAGGTGTATTCAAAGAATAGTTCATTAAACGGTTTAGCAGAAACATCCTCTAGGAACTGCCTAATACTACCTTCGTAGTTAATAAAAGGTGTAACATCTGCTAAAGACTCGTCTTCTTCCCAGCTAGTAAAACTATGCTGCAAGAAATCTTTAAGGCCTTTATTGCCAGAAAACTTGTAGTCCGCATATTTATACACAAAGCGATCCATTAGCTCATTGCCGATACCAGCTGCTGTGTTACCGGAGAATTTTAAGCCACCTTCTGTTCCATCCGGTAACCAACCTACTGTAGGGATAATTGTAGATACCTCCTGAATGACTCCTACCTCGAAATCGATTAAGGCTTTTGTCATTGCTCGCCCTGTAATACGATATAATAATGTTCCATCAGAATACTGTCCGTCTCTATGTACATCCGATATTAAACCAACCATGATATAGGGGTTATCTGGTTCTTGTTTTGTTGCATCTGGGATTGCCTTAATACGAATTAAATCATTCGAGTTAATAACTGTGTCCCAGCGTTCCTTTCCTACAACTACTAATGAAAATGCAGGGCTATCATCAGCCATAGAGTTTTTTGTAGACAAGGATAAGATAGCATTGTCAAATTGATCTACTGTTAGCTCTTTATTTGTTTCATATAGTAGTTGGTATGACGAGTCCTCTGAAATTATCTCTACAGCAAAACTAGGGATAGCGCTTGGAAATAATTGTCATTGTAAGCTGCCTCCTTTATAAAGTACTCTCTATTACTAGTATAACAGAAAGAGAGAGCCGTTAAGCTCTCTCTGTTTCTACGGAATGGAATCCTAACGCACCGTAAATTTTCTGTTGGATCGCACTTGCGATTCCTTTTAATTCCTTACTATCCTTCACCTTATCAGATGTCTTCTCATCCCCGGACACTTTGACATTAATGTTAGAGTTTACACTCACTTTGTTGTTTGTGCCATTATTTGTACTCTTTGTACCTGCGTTCGATTGAAGCTGGGCTCCGCCACTACCGCCTAACTGGTTATACCACTGGTTCGCGTAGTTAATACGTTTCTCCATCATAGGTTTACCGGCCTTCTCGTAGTGATTTTCAAAATACTTAGCTGCTTCTGTAGGATTAAGTTTGTTCAGTTCGTCTAGGCTACCGAATTGACCTGATGAGAGCTCTTTCCACATAAAGTTAAGCTGCGTATCTAGTGAGTTAACATCGCTACCGTTTTGCTTAGCAAAGTTATTCAAATCAGTACGACGAGAGCCTAACCATTGTGCTAGTCCTCCGTTCGGTGCAGTAGGATCGATTTGAGATTCCTGTTGTAAGTTCCCTAAGATACCGGCAATAGCTCCTGGGTTCATTCCTTTACCTGCAAGGAAGTTCCATACCTGGCTAGCATTATCGTTACCACTAACCTGGCCTGCAGTACCGTTTAACATGGTACCATCTGCACTCATCATACCTCCTCCGTTCTGCATTGTACCCATAAACCCGTTCTGCATACGGGCTTGTGTTAGAAGGGCTTCTGTACGGTTGAGTAACGTTTCGAAGAGTTTAAGGTTTTCTTTCTCTAGGGCGATATTATCTCCACGTTTAGTTTCTGTACGGGACTTAGTATTTGTGTTCTCTTTGTCTAACTGGCCTTTGGCAGCATTAGTCTCCTTGCTCTTCTTTTCCTTCTCTTCCGGTACCTCGTCTGGTTTACTATTGAATTTGCTACCAATCCAACCACCGATACCACTCCCAGCGATACCTCCGACAATAGAACCACCAATACCCCCAATAACAGTACCTAGTCCAGGAACAACAGAACCTAGTGCAGCACCTGCAGCAGCTCCCCCGCCCATACCGCCAAGAATACCACCACCGACTGATCCGATAGCTTCTGCTTTCTTTCCTTTCTCGGCTGTTAGAATTTCACCGGCACCAAGGGCTAGAGATAATGGGAGAGCGGCTTTACCAAGGATTTTACCACCTTTACCTAGGATACCTTTTAAGCCTCCTTTAGAAGCTCCTTCTGTGCCTTTACTAAACCAACCACCGACTTTATCTTTTGTTGCGGATAAGAAGCCTCCTGCCTTGTCTTTAGCTCCGCCTAGGAAGCCTTTAGTCTTCTCACCTACATTAGCCATAAAACCTTTAAAGCCACCCTCTGTAGGAGGTTTAGGGGCATTAGGTGTGTCTTTACCTCGACCAAACCAGCCTCCGACTGTATCTTTTGTACGGCCGAACCAACCTTTTTTCTCCGATTGGACAGGGTTTCCCTTTGCGTCTACGATTGGTGGAACACCGCCACCACCGCCTCCGCCACCTTTAGGGCCTTTACCTCCACCCCCTTCGCCGCCGCCTTTATACTTACCTTTGAATAGGCCTCGAACACCTTTACCACCTAACATAGGTATACTAGAAGCACCTAGAGCTACCGTAAAAGCAGTTAAAGCCGCTATAGATGCATAAAGGGCGGGAGGCATACCAGCCATAGCTCCGTTCGTTTTACGAACGACCTCACCCAGATCATACAATTCCGTAGCTTGTTTCTCTGTTGTCTTATCACTTTGGTTATCTATAGCCTCGTGAGAATTCTGATACTGCTCTAGCTTATCTTTACCTTCTTTCTTTCCGGTTTCTTTATTACCATTTAAGGCTTTATCGATACCCTCTTTTGTTAGATCACCTTTAGCACGAGCTTCGTACAAACCATCGATTTGGTCAGTAGTTATATCTGTTCCTAACTTCTGCCTAACGATCATGGAGAATGCGGCCTTTTGCGCTTTAATGTCTCCACCATTAGCTTGTGACTCAGCAGCACCGAAAAGGTTGTTCAATAGATCAGGGTTCGCAATCCCTTGCTCCATCTGTTTCTGTAAATCATACATACCGCTCAAGCCTTGGTATTTTGTACCAGCACCAAATAATAGTCGTGTCTGAGGATCATCAAAACCTTGGCGTAGTCCATCATTTAGTTGAGAAAGTAGTTGTCCACCTTGCTCCCCTTGAAGAGATCGTACACCGGTATCTGCAAGTACAGATTGTAGACCCATTACATTCATTACTTCGTCATTAGTCATGGAACGGCCGTTAGAGACACTACCTAATAGACCTTGGAGTGCTTTTAATTGATCTTTTTCTCGACCTTCCATACCAGACTGCTTAATAGCGCCGATAAAGGCATCCTGGATGTCTTTTACTTGCGTACCATTAACTGCCCCTGTACTCATAGCAGAGTCGAAGAATTGTTGTGTAGTTGCAGCGTCTACTCCGGTAGAACGAGAGAACACTGCTTGGTTTTGCATTGCAGAGTTCAAGTCGTCCATATTTGTGAAGCCGTGATTAGATAAGTAGTTCTGTTGGAAGTTTAACATCTCTTGTCCAGAGAACCCTAACTTATCGGACAATCCAGCGTCTAACGCATTGTCTCGAATATTAGTACGCCAGTCTTCTCCCTGCGTTCCTGTATGTTGTCCGATAGCAATCACATCATCACGCATACTCCGATTTAACCCAGCACCTTGATTGTACAGTCCCATAGTAACCCCGGCTACTGCACCTGTCATCGCTAAACCAATTGCAGGAGCACGCTCATACATCATACCTTTCATGGTACCTCGCTCAGGCTTAACGTCTACCCCACCGTTTTCCATAAGAGACTTGTTGTAGCGTTCCATGTTAGCTGTTGTCTTCTCTAAAGTACGGTTTAATTGGATACGTGTTTCCATCTCTTTATCGATGGCCTGGATGGACTCCTCAAGCTGAATCTTCTTGTCTAGGTCTTCTTTTGTAGCCTCGGGTTTCATCTGTAACTGCTTTACTCGATCAGATAGAGTTGTACGCTCTCGACCTAACTTTGTCATGGAGTCCATATTTGCTTCACGTTGCCTTACAAAGTCTTGGGTAGCTGTACGATAATCCCCTTTAAAGCTTGTGGATTGTTGGTAAGACATATAGTTAGAAGCTTTTGCACGACGAGATAAACTTTCAGATCGTCTATCTAGTTTGTTTGCTTCTTGGATGGCTTGTTTTACCTTATCGATTTCAGTTACAGTTCGGTCTGCATCACTAGCTAAATCCTGCATGACTTCACGGGCAGCTTTAAAACTGTTCTCTGATCCTGTAGGCAGGTTAAACATATCATTGGTATCTAACTTACTTTTAAACTGTTTTGAATAATTCTGTGTAAACGAAGCCATCTCGCGGTGCTTACGTAGAGTTTGGTCATATGCCTTACGTAAATCCTGCTGCTGACGAATGGCATCGGTTGCTTGTCTACTGTACGCCTGTCTCAGCTTGTCGATTTCTTCTCGTTGTGCTTTTGTAGCATTAACAGGAGTGGCAATACTATCGGCCATGTTCTGCATGTTACGTTGAATTTCCATAAGGTCTTTCTTAACTGCCTGGTATGATTTAGACAGTTCAGACATAGAACGCATACTCTTATCTACATCTTTTTGGTTTGTCGTGTTGTAATTGTCGATCCCTTTCGAGTGCATACGGTCAATCTTGTCCATTAACTGCGTAATCTCTTTTAACTTGGAGACGGCTTTTCCGGTCTCGGCATCGACATCGAATCTATACTTTTCTGTATTAGCCATTGATTAACCACATCCTTTCCTGTACAAAATAAAGGTAGAGGCTGTATCGTAATCCTCTACCTCTTAGTTATAGTGCGTCGAAATCGTCATCGTCTGAATTGAATAGGGCAATAGACTGTTCAATGGCCTCCTTATCTAGGTTAGCCATGTTATCTCCTAATGCTCCTTTTGCTTCTGGTCTGTCTTTGTCGTCGATTAGCTTACTAGAGCCTCTAGAGGCATCTAAATCTCTAGCTTTCTCATAGGCCTCTTCTAGACGTTTATTCATGTATTGTTCTACTTCTGTTTCTCTAGATGTTTTACCGCCAGCTTCTCTATACTCGTTATACTCGTCTAGTCCGTCGAATCGTTTATCTAGGTTAGATTGGTCTTCCTTACGAGTAAGTGCCTGCACCTGTTGAGCGATCTTATCTGCGTCATGACCTTCACGAAGTACATCCCACTCACCATCATCTTTGTTCCATACATCGTCTTCGAAAGAAGAATCATAATGTTCAGAATCAACAGTAAGTCCTTTACGAGCTAGCTCAGCCTCTCTAGCGTCCTCATTCATCGAGTGGATCATTAAATCGATTTGTGCGTCTGTTAATGCAAGAAAGTTAGGGTCAGTCGGAAGAACCTTAAACGTCTTCATGATAGCCCATAGGTTTCTCATGTAGTTAGTTCTAGCTAGGTTTTTTAGCCCACCTAGCGCCTTGACATCAGAGTTGAAATCGATCAAGCCACTGCTTGAAATCCACTCCAATCAGATAGATAATATCTAAGTTATATAAGTCCTCATCGTTTGCAAGCTCTTTTGGTACGTCAATTCCTGTTACACGTAGAGTTGCTAGTGTATCATATACTGTATTGAAATAGTCTGTTGTGTAGTTACTCATCCCGTTCAAGTAAGCCATTTTACGTGCTTGAATCTTTCCTATTTCAATCGCATTAGGTGCTTTAATCTTAATTGTAAATTTCAAGTTTAAATCTTCAAACGTGTAATCTTTTTTGAATACATCGTTTTGCCCTTTAATAACGCGATTAATAGTTTTACGTTGGTTTTCCAACTTTTCCATTTCCCGCTCTTCCGGTGTTTGCTCAGGTAACAAATTACCTAACTCTTTTTCGAACTGTTCAGCCATATGTAAGCTCCTCCTAAAAATAAATAAATGTCTATATTCCTAATATAGCAGTATGTCTATCTCTATTATAACACAGAAAAGGACTACCCCTCATGGAGTAGTCCCTGCTGCATTAAAGCTTATATTGGTAATAACCACGCATGGCTTGTTCAATCTTCGGATCATAAATCATTGCACTCTGAAGTACTGAGTACATATTCGTTACCGGATATCCTTCATCATTTAGCTGTTTCTTTAGCTCGCTAGATTTAATAGGACGACCAGCTTTCTTTAAGATAACTGCAAGTTCCTCGGTTAGTTGCTTGTGATCGAGAAGCTTAACATATTTTTTCTCTTTGTACAGCTGTTCTTTCTTCTCTTCTTCTTGACGATTGTATTCGAATGCCTTATCATTATCAGTGTGTTCAGCTTCTCTTTCTTTATTATACTGGTCAAGGGCTTCTCTTAAAGACATTCCTTGATCTTTAGAGGGACTTGCTTCCTGGGCTACCAGAGTAGGTACCTCTTCTTTTTCTATCTTGCGCTCAATATCGTCAAGTACACGTAGGCGCTGGATGGCTTCTTTATACTCTTTCATGTTATGTTCTCGACTCGCCCGATACATTTCAGTAAACCGATCATTTTCTTTTTTTAGGTAATCGATGTATTCCTCGATAGCTCGTCTTTCATTAAACGTTGTTTCTTTCATTTCTTACCTCTCCCTTAATTGTTTATTTGTGGTACAACCTTAGTATAGTTGGTTGTCCACCCAAAGTCAACCATTAATTTTAGGAAATAAAAAAAAGACACCGGTTAGGGTGTCTTATACTGCGTTAACCGAATAGCTCACAATAAAGTTAGTTGAAGGGCCAGTTTTGTACCTCATGACATATCGAGGTAAACTAGCATCTTTTAATAATGCAAATTGGTTGGTGTTTGTAGATGTAACGAAAATTGTGGAAGACCCTGCCTTTAGATTAATTACACCTGCTTTAGTTATCATGTATCCCCCGGAATCTCCATTATCGGTTATTACGTCTACTGATCCGTATAAGGAAGGGAGAGTATAACCTGTCACCCCATAACCGAATACAGGTAATCCGAAGTCTGTAGCGTCTGCGATATGGGTTCTGCCTACAATACGAAAGGCTGTAGCGATATCCTTTGTCAATTTAAGGTTTGTTTGGTCATGTTTAACTGTAATAGTCGCAATATCTTGAATAGCCATATTACGATGGGTAGAACTAACAACAATTTTAGAATCTGCGGACAAATATAAAGTACCCCAAACAAACTTCATATCATAACCACGCGACACCTCTTCATGTTGGACAACTACATCTTTCGAGTTAGCTCCGACTTGAATAGGTAATGTTACTAGGTTACTATTCGCATCGAGTCTCTTATGCCCGATAAGTGTATTATTCACCACGCGCAACCCTTTGATTGCATCGATATTAACAAGCCCCTTACAGTAGTTACCCGCAGCTGACATACCATAATCATCAGTTGAGTTAATGATTTTGTTGTCTTCTACTAAAACGTCCTGGTAGCGGTATGTTCCGGAGGCTGGTGGTGCTGTATCTCTTAGTTTAATCACTTCGTAGCCAGTTCCGTCCCCGCCCCCGATTGTATTAGAGTTCTTAACTGTGTTCTTACGAATAGTGAGACCTTTAACCCCTGCTGTGTAGTTACCTGCCGCAATGTCGGGAGTTGGGTCTGGGTTGTCGATATCACCTACGTAGGAATACTCAAAGAAACCTCGCTTTAAGTTCTCCCCATAACAATCTTCAATTAGCCCGTTCTCTATATAGTGCATAGTAGATACCAATACAGAACCTACGCCATTACCCGTGATCGACGAGCTCTTTACTGACCAGTCTTTTGCCCAGTAAAACTCTGCTACGTAACCTTGCTGAGTCATAGTGGCATCATCGAAAACAGCGTGTACATTTGAAACTTTACAGTTTTTAGCAATCGTCTCGACAGGAGTGGTGGTATTACTACCTCCAACGAATTTAATACCTAATGCATTTCTCAAGTTCCAAGTATCCACCACCGCATTCCTGCAACAAGAGAGGTAAGCAGTTCGCTCTACTGGGTAGGTAGCTATTACATCAGTTATTGTGACAGTATCACATTTTTCCATTAGGAAAGTATCGGCACCCGCTTGTTTGTAGTAGTTATTCATCTGCGCTTGGGTGTTAACATGGGACACTATAGAAAACTGAATGTTATACGCGTAATTCTCATCCGTTACAGCAGGGCTACTACCTCTCACATATAAAGGTAGTTCAACGTTTTCAAAGTGTAACTTAGTTCCCTTGATATTCTTAGATAGGCCATCGGCGGTGAATCCGTGTCGGTAACCCTTTACAACGATATTGTTTAACGTTAGGTTTGTTACTGCTTTTAAGTTAACACACTGGCTAGCTCTTACTGACCCGTCCATCGTAGAAAGTTGAGAGTCAAAAGTAACATTATCAAATGTTACATTGTCTGTATCATTAAGGGCTTTGAAAATCGGTTTAAACGTGCCTATTGTCTTCGCATACGTGTTTTTAGATAATATTTTTACATTGGATAGTACAAAGTTAGACGATAACGTAAATGCATAGGGGTCTTCTACTACAATCGTAGCTGTACCGCCTCGACATACTAAAGATGGAATAGCGATATCCTTCGTTTTTACAAATCGGTACACTCCTGGTGGTAATTCAATTGCTACTGGCGAAGCAGTCACTTTACTCATTAAATTAGACGCTTCAATAGCTTTTGTTAACGACCCTAGGCTATCCGAAATTCCGGTACTATCTGGATCATAAGCCGCTAAGTTAACAGATAGCTTAGGGATAGCGATTGTCTGGTCAGTGACTTTTTTCAAGTCATCCAGGATTTTAGCTGTAGGGTCTCTAAAATCATCGAACATCTTATCTCGATATAAATAAGTTTCACTCACTTAGTTCATCTCCAATCTTTGATTATGTCAGACGGTACGGTGATCTACCACCCAGCGGACTTGCTGTTACAACATAAGTTAGGCCCGTTGCCGGGAAGTTAGTGTTACTAATGACTAACGATCCGTTTGAATAGGTAAAAACAGGAGGCCCGTAACCTGCACCATTGAACTCTCGCTGAGTTTCAGCGACTCGCAACATACCGTTATTGTCTGTTCTGTTTTTATACATTTTAATTAAGTAAGAATATTCGTAGTTATTCCCGTACACAAGGACATTAAGCTCTAAGGAGATGTTTGAGTCTAGCGAAACGTCTACTGTATTGTCTCCTGTTGTTATTGTCCCTTCTAACGAGTAAGGTTTTCTCCACGCAGTTACTGAGCCATCAGAGTTATATTGTACTCGGTCAACTAAAATCAAACGCTTACCATACTGGAACTGGTTACCAAGTGCAAGAACATGACCCGCGAAATAAATACCTTTTGTAGTAGAGGCATCTACAATAGCACCTGTATACGCTGATCCGAAACACTCTAGCGTAATTGTTCCGTAGAAGGATGCAAACTTAGTTGTGTTGTTATTTTTCACTAAGGATGTTGCGCATCTTGTCCATACTTGCATATCTAACGGCGAGTTATAAGGGAAGCAACCTGCGTCTATTTGGATTTTAGGTAGCGTTTCTGTATCTGATTGGTTGATTTTAGCACGAACAAGTCCAGAACCGTGGAAGCTCTCATTACCATTTGTTTTCTTGTATTGTAGTACTTGTTGACAGCCTGAATCGAATACACAGTCTTCTGCTACAATATATTCAGTAAACTCTCCTGAGTTGGCATTATGTAGAACGATTGCATTTTTACCGCTGTAGAATCGGCAGTTACGTATTAGGCCGTTACAGGTACCTGCAATTTCTAGATTAACTGATCCCGCAGTTGCTTGGAAGCCTATATTCTCTACGGATAGGCCAGAGAAAGACCCCGAACCACCTGAAATTTTTAAGAGGGTAGCGGTATTCAAACCTTTCAGAACTGTTACTCCGTGCCCTTGACCGATAAACATAGGCTTAGCGTTAGTGCTGTAATAGGTAGGTGTAGAGCTAACATACATATTAGGCTCATCCGGAAATACAACAGCTTTAGCTCCCTGTAGCTTAGCCACATCGAACGCTTTTTGGATAGACGGGTACCAATCATACCCTTGTGATACTTGTACCTTTAAATTATCATAATCCACTACGTAGACCGCGTGTAGTTTTTTCCGTTCTTTATCTACTCTATCACCAATAGCATCTATTTTTTCGGCAGGATTGTTAACATCTTCATACATCTTGTCACGAAAATAGTTTGTCATTTATTTTACCTCCGTTCAATTTTAAAGTCTTATATAATATAACAAAACCAAAAAAAAAGAGCCCAGAAGGACTCTTTAGTTTAAAATAGTTAATTTTAAATGTTGGCGACCGAAACTTGTTGCGTTAGCCTCAGTTCCCATAAATACATCAATACGATTACCTTTAATTGCGCCTCCCGTATCTGCAACAGTATATGCACCATAACCTTCGATGTACACTTTCGATCCTAAAGGAATTACATTAGGGTCTGCTGCGATAATACGAGCACCTGGGTTAGCTTTCACGTTTAGCCCAGTAGCAGTAATTCCACTACATCCCGCGCAGTCGGCTCCATAAGCCGTAGCTTCTACTGTCATTGTACGGCCAGATGGTTGATTGGTTATTTCTTGCTTAGGTTCACTCTGCACCGGAGCCTGCACCTCTTTAGAAGCCGTAGGAGCCTGCCCTTGCAATTTGTTTAGTAAAGCAATGTTTTGGTATGCAGTACCTTTGTAACCTGCTACACCGTGCTGTGAGGCAAGCTGAGAACGGTTAGAAAAGCTATAGTCCTCTCCTTTATTATATAAATAGTCTACAATGCTATTGTTCTCTGCAGCAGAAGCAGTTAACCCGCCTGCAAATAGTAAGCCTGCTGTTGCTGAGATGGTTAAAATCGTCTTTTTAAGTTTCATAGTAGTTTCTCCTCTTATTCGTGATATTCTACTAATATAACATAAAAAGATGTAAAATAGGGGCATGTTACACGATTGTAACCAGACTGTAATATATAGGCAAAAAAAGACACCGGTTAGGGTGTCTTAAAGTTTAGGGATTGTAAACATGCCATCTTTAATTCTATCGGCTGAGTTACCGGTCTCTTTAAACAAAGTCCAATCCACGTATTTATCTGTAATATCCCAAGTCCTGATAAAATAGTCACCCTTCTCTGAAGTTACAAAGATTCTATCGTAGTCCCAATCAGTAACTTTGACCTCTTCATTCTTGAATACATGTTCCACTAGCATTACTACTCCACTTGGTAATTTACTTTGATCCATCTTATTTTTCCTCCTTTAATTGGTTGATAACATGATTTGCTGGATAGTTTGTACCATCCCTCTTGTTAATAAATTCTACCTTACTCATACCGTATAGCTCTCCAAAGAATACTTGAGGTGTTGTACGAAAAATACCAAAATGATCTGCGGTTTCTTGTGCGCTGTGAGTCAAATAGAAATCAGCTACTTCTTCTTTAGTATAACCTTTAAGATATGTTGACTTGTCTGTGCCATACACCTCTTTGAAATACTTTTGTACTGTAGCGTCACTAAGATTAAATTTTTCTTGAGTTTCCTTATTTGAGTGGGTTAGATAATATTCAGCCATTTCCTGCTTAACTTGCTGCTTAACCCAAGCCTTCTTACCCACCCCATACATTCCTCTAAAGTACCGACTAACGGTAGCCTCGTGAAGATCAAAGTGTTTAGTTGTCTCCTTCATACTATGTTTCTTATAGAACTCGATAACATCCTCCACTGTAAAGTTATATTTAGTATAATTCTCTGCGTTAAGTAGATCGTCTGAAGATAGCTCTTTTAACTTAAAATCATCTCCTAAGAACGTGTAGATTAATCGGTGTATGTCGATAGCCGGTATATCGTCTGGTATGCGGAGTAACTTACCACCAATGCTATCTACATATTCATTCTTCTTACTATCTGATTCTTTCCGTTTGTTAAACTCAACCTCACCTCCCCAAAAATCTACAGACTTCCTATGCCCTTCTCCATCAAACTCGATAAATATACCACTACCCTTGTCGATAAAAAAATCATACTTATATAGGTTACCTTGGAAAGTTACTGGCTTTTCCTCAATTACTTTAATATCTTTCGGGAGAATATTGTGCAATACAAACCTTGTTATATTTGCTCCTTTGCTCGAATAACACCTTCTGCAACGGTGTCCTTGGTTTTTAAAGCCATCAAAACTAGTAGTATGAGGGTGACCGAAGCTACATTTAACTTCCAATTTACTAGCGTTATTTTCATATGTTGTACTGACTAAGGTGTAGTTATGCTTTTCAAAGTAGTCTTTGACCTCCTCGTAGGTATACGGAGCTAACCCTTTACATTTTGCGCACCTAACTCCCTTCGCAAAATCCCCAGGATATGTACCCCAGTCGTGCCCATTGTTACATGTGTACTCTATTTTTGTCTTCCACCCTCTGTACTCTCTCTCGGATGTACGTACTAGGTATCCCTCTGCTTCAAATAAGTCTAATACGTCTTGGTACGGTCTTTTCGCTGGCATGTTAGCCCTCCTTCTGTGATCTGTAGTTACATTATAGCACAGGTCATCAATTAAAAGCAAGCACAAGATACAAAAAAAAAGAAGCCTCTAAGGACTTCTTTATTAACCTCGTACATTAGCCGAAGTAAGGAAATAAAATCTAGCTGCCAAAATTTAACAATACCGTCTCTTTCGAGATACTTTAACACTACTATGCGTAGTCGGAGTTGACTATATCTTCACTCTTTTGAGTGCAACCCATTTCCACCGGTTAAGGTGTATGCCCTTTAGGGACTTACTAGTCGATGAGCTTTCTTCTACATGAGAAGCTTAGTTGCGGATTTCCCATTGTATTATCTCTACCTCTTTTACTATACCTAAGTGGTTAGCTTAGCCCTATACTGTATCGCTACGTATAGTTAGTGTGTAGAGCTTTAGGGGGTTCCCGTCAGTTAGAGTTGTTTATAGTGAGCCAGCTAATTTTAACTCACTTGCGATCTCGCCAACGCTTGTTGACTCAGAGTAAGTATCGATAGAACATCCGCGATACGCGACCACCACTTCTTGCGTATAATTATCGTAAAGTACGATATCCATAATGTCCATCTGCAAAACTTCTTCCCCTAACGCAGCAAAACCAAGCTGTGCTAAGTTCTCCTTTCGCATACGGAAGCGTTCAACCGTGACTGAACCTTCGTAACGCAAGTAAACGTGCTCTTGTGGCATGATACTACCGATTTGGTATACCCCAGTTGTACCGAATGAACGTTCTGCCGAGATACTTTGAGCTCGGGCAATCGGTACGTTCTTAATCATAAAGTACACTGTATTAGCAGACTGTACTGTTTGGTTAGTTACACTAGCCATTTAAGTCACTCCTATTCAATTTTTATAGTAGGGATGGAGTCTCACCATCCCGCATTATTAAGCAGTTAACTCATTGTCCACATAAGTCATGTAAACGTTAATGAAGTCTAAGCCTTGAGAAGGTTGGACAGTTAAGTTAATACGAGCTGCATTACCAGTGATAACAACTTGTACGTCATCCGGGTTATAGTCTACAATCAAACCGTTAACTTTCTTTTGTTGGTCTAGGAACGACTCAACACGGTTTTTCATGATAGAAGCAGATGTATTCTTAATACGTGTACCAACAAACTCGTTGTCTAGTACTTCACGTAACTCAGTTGTTAAGAAGTCAGAAACTTCTCCAAGAGAGATACGGTTTTGTACAGGCTCACTCGCTACGTTGTAAGTCGTTGGATCAGACACTACACGGAAGTGAGAGCTTGTACGAGTACGAACGAACTCAGTCATAATGACACCAGAGTTATGTAACTGGTCTAACTGATCTCCTGTGTACTTGTGGTCTAGAGCTTCAATATTAAGCTTTTTATAAGTAGCTGGTTCTCCTACTGGTAATCCACTTAATAGACCTGCGATTAGAGCTGCGTGCATGTAAGCGGGGTAGTTATAGACACGACCGTCTGACATACGACGAGTACCTGAATCTCCTACTAAACCTACACGAGAGTTACGTAGACCCATTTGGCGAGTACGAGTTTCTTCTAGAGACTCGTTAATGCCTCCACCAGCTAAACCACGTAAATGGCGACCGTTGTTAGACTCATCTCGTAAGAATTGTCCTAACTCACCGTGAATAGCTGCGTCACTAGTCAACGGAACAACATAGTAAGCATCTAAGTTTGTAATCTCAGCAATCATAGTCGCCCATGAAGCCGGAGCTGGTTCTGTCTTAGCGCCTGTTAGGTTAGCTAAGTCTACAGTCTCAGGAAGTGTCTTAGAGCGGTCAATAGAGACTGCAATGTACGTATCAGCAGCTAGTCGGTCAATAAGGTCTGCGCCAATAGCTTTCACTGTTGCGTTTTTACCTTTAATGTCAGTAGCTGTTAATGCGTCAAGTGCCTCAGTTGTGATGTTTTTATTACCGCCTAGGGTAATCATCTGTGCTTTGAAATCTGGTAAGTTATTGATATCATTTACTAGAACGTGAACATCTTGGTATACACCGTCACCTAGCTCATACGTACGAAGTGCTGTTAGTGATCCAGCATCTGCACCTGCTTTAAGGATTAAGCGAGTAGACTCTTTAGAAGTGCTGTCTACTTCAACCTCTACAGTTGCAGCAGCCTCCTCACCTGTGTATTGTACAGTGAAGATATTACCAATGTTATCGTATACTTTTTCATAACGCTCTTTTGTTAAGTAAACACTTACACGTTTTGCGTTAGTTAATTCGTTGTTCGCCATTTCTACCTGAATAGAGTTAGCATCTACACCGTATAACTTAGAAGTGAAAGTTAAACCTCCGCTCTCTAATTTAGCTTGTGTAGCTTGGTCTGTACGAATAGCGATGATTTTACCTGCACCAGATACGTTAGGGCCTGGGCTCCATGCTAGTTCGATTGCGTCTAGTAAGTCTCCACTACGGAAGATTTCACGAGCTTGAGCAAAGTTAGTTAGTGTTTGAGGTACGCCAGGTTCTCCACCATTAGCTGAACCGATTAACACTAAAGGTTTTTCAGAACGAGAGTTTGCTGATCCTAATGAGCTCGCATCTAGGAAAATCTCAGTACGAGGTCGTTGTCGGTTATAACCGTAAGAAACGTTAGCCATTATTTATATCATCCTTTCTGGATTAATCTTCAATATTGAAATGCTCTTTTAGGGCATCAATAAATACTTTTTGGTCTCGCTGGTAATGCTGTCCTTGCATCTTGGCCTTAAACCCTGCTGCTTGTACACTTGTTAAATTGTACATTGGGATGGCTGTTTGCATGAACGTATCAATATGTGTATATGATTTAGGAAGAGTTTTCTTTGGCTCTTCTTTGGCTTTCTCAACTTTCTTCTTTTCCGCCACTTCGTTGCTCCCCTTTCAAATCATAGTTAATATTCAAGTCAATATGTTTTAATATTTCGTCTAGGATTGGCATATCCAAGCTGTAAGAGGTTACATAGGAGATAATGGACATTCTTCCGTATAGTATCTCCGGAGTCTCGTCATTACCTACTGGTTGCTCTTCTAATTGCCCAAAGACTATTTTCTGTAGCAGGAAGATCGTGTTCTCTTCTGCGGTATTTCGCATCATAACAAGGATTGCTTTAACAATTAGGTCTAAGCATCTGACCGTGTTCATATTTGTAGAAACAACCATGATGGCGTACTGCTCAGTTGCGGTGAACCCTTTTTTAAGGCCGACTTCATCACCTGCAGTAGCTTCATAAATGACGTTGAATTCCTTTCCTACAAAGTAGGGGTCATAAACAAAGTCTACTCTGTTCCCGTCAGTCATCAGTCGATCACTTTCAGCAAAGGCGATACCCTTCACTACTTCTATATGGTCGATAGGAAAGTCTACCGTGAAGTAGCAGGTATTTCTGCTTTCGTCATGTTCGATAATAATGTCCTGCTGCTTTAACCCACCTGAAATCTGTGCGTAGGTTCCTTCAACATTGCCTAGACTGGTATGATCTTCTTCGCCTTCTCTAAGCCCTATATAGATGGCTCCTTGCTGCGTTTCCTTTGTTTGGGGCATAGTGTATACGATAGGAATCTCTTTAGCGTTATCGCCCGTATAAGCCTTAATAAAGTTATTTGCGATATCAGGTTGAACACCTTTAAGTATCTCCTCTATAATATAACGGTTCTCCAATATAATTTTCAGTTTGCTTTCGATCTCGTCATAAAGGTATGTATCAATACTCGGTAAGGCCAATTAACTCACTCCCATCCATTCTTAGCTTTCCATTTCATTAGCCTGTTTACATTTCGTATAAATGTCTTGGATGTGTCATCGGTGTTTACCTTATCCCGATTTATGATCCAGCTGCTCGTCGGTGATTTATCAGATACAGTACGGAAAGCTACATAAGTGTGCTTACGTTTACCTGTTTTCTGCTTAGTTATATTATACGATACTGGCGTGTAATTCAGCAGGCTAGAGTCGGAAGCTTGTCGTCTATCATATAGATAGTCGGAAATAACTGTTCGTTGATTATCCGGGGAGATATTAATTGTCCGTAGTTGATCGTACATACGTCTAGACATATCCTTCTTCTTCACCTTGATAGGAATACGAACGTACCACCCGCCGCCTTTCTTTAGCTTACGACTACGGCTATGGGAGAAGAAAGGTTTCAGATCGACAACGCCCATCTTAGTTAATCGTTTCTCCGTTACTTCCAGGTATTTAGGTTTCCTATTTACTTTTATCTGCGTATCCTTGTTTGGTTTCTGATCCTGGGCTGCTTGCATACCTGCGTCTAACGTTTTATTAATAAAAGCTTTCCCTACGTTATCCATTGCTCGTTTAGGAGCTTGCTTACTTTCGAATAACTTAGGGCGCTTTGATTTACGTCTTGCCATTAAGAACCACCTCTAAAGAACCCGTTTAAGCCGTCTGTGGATGGTTTTCTCTTAGGGTCGATGATTTCCCCTACCTCTGCGTTGTCTACGCCTAAATCGAACGCCTCCTTGCTTATAAAGAGGTCTTCTCGTTTTAGTAATAGTTTCTGCTGAATCTTCACTTGTTTACCTGATTGGTCAGGCGCATATCGGTGTTCCTTGAGCAGATCAGCAATCATATATCGTAGAGTGGTTAGGATGTTAATAGAGATAACTTTACCCTCTAAATGTGGTTTAGGGATAAACAAGTTATTCTTTTTGTCAAATGTGTAGTCTGCACCTTCATAAATATCCCCGTCGATAGTTGTGGCAAACTCAATCTCGTGTACATCGTATACCATCTGGAATCCGGATTTAACGCATTTGGCTGACGCTCTAATGATATAGGATTGAGATACCCTAGAATCTACATCGTTTAATGTTAGTCGATCTCTAAAAGACATACGAATACTACGGTCTTGTGGGGTACCGATAGCAGTTCCTGAATCGATTAGTCCTAAATCTGCGTTAAATACACCCTTCTCTTGAGATTGGATAATAACTTTTGTACGTACAGGTGGTAGGTATCCTATACCTCTCCCGAGACAACGTGGGCAAGCTTGGTTAGGCTGCCTAGTAGCCTTATCCCTACAAGGGCATAGGTAGGACTTCTCCCATAGTACATCGAGGCCAACGGAGGTTGTAAACGAGTCAAGCATATCAGTACGAATACCGGCTTGTGATACATTCTGTAGAATTGCTGGTTTATCTGCCATCGTTCACACCTCCCTAGATTAGCCCTAAATTAAATCCGTAATAAGATTTTAAGCCTGCTTTTAGTTTGTCAATATCTTCATTCAATTGGAGGATATCCGCAGAAGCACCACCATACATAGCTGATTGAGTAGTATCAATAGATTGAGATACGCCATCAATCGAGATAGACATATTCGCGATACCCGCACCAATGATTAGACGACCCCACTGTTCAAATACTTCTTTAAGTGCCAGCTTAATAATCATATTCCATAAATCAGGGTGCATCTCATTTGGTGCAGTAACTCCACTACGAGTAGGTGGTAGCATCCCAGCTACATACTGTACATGCAGCATCTGTGGAGCAAAGTTGTTCCCTACTGTATTAGGTAGCCCCGTTACCATCGGATACATTGAATATGATTGCACTAGTGACTGCCCATCTGCCCCACCAGACAACATGGTATTAGGTAACATCTGTACATGTCCTGAGAGGTTGTATACCTTCCACCACTGATTAGGATAGTTATACAGAGAGTTACCTCCGTACTCTAGCCTAACAGCCTCTACCTGCAGGACAGGTTTATGGAATGTTTGAATAAAGCTGTAGCTACCGAAGTCGTTGCTGTAGAAATCGTGATGCTCATACAGGATACGAGGTAGGATAACAATGTCCAGCATCTTCTCGGCCTGGGCTACTGCTGCCTCAATCTTGGACTTATAGAAAGCATCCGGAAGATGCTCTCCTGTCCTAGGATCGGTTACTTGTACGCCGAAATGATTCATCTTAACTGCGTCTACAGAAAGGCCATAGTCATCCAGAGTATACTTATTTACGTCCTCTAGACTCAGAGCCTGTGGATTGTTATGGCTGTAAGGAGGTGTATTGTTCCCGTTCGAAAACATAGCTTCTCACCTCTCCTCAATTATTTTTTAGAAGCTTTCTTTTTAGGTGCTTCTACTTTCTCTTTCTCTTCTGGTTTTTCTTCCTTTTCTTTCGCTTTAGGGGCTGCCTTCTCTTCATGGTATTCAAAGCCTGGAAGCTCACCTAACTTCTTCTCTTGCTCTGGTTTTAGGTCTTTAGACTCACCATGTTCATTGAAATTAATGTCACCGAATTCAGTTGCTACTAATTTGTTTGCTAATGCTTGGTTTACTAACATAAAATATTCACTCCAATGTATAATTTTGGTTTTATTAAATAAAAAGAGGACAGCTTTTTGGCTTGTCCTCTATTTACTTGTTTATTCAGTTATGCTATTATAATCCCAAAGGATTAGTATTTAACGTTAACGTCTGAAGCCATTGCTGGAATGTACTTAACGTTTTTGATACGAACCCATTTCTTAGGAGCGTATAACGCTAAAGCACCATACCATAACACTGAGAACGTTTGAGTAGCATTCATCTGAGCTAATGGTAAACGCATCATTGGAAGTAATTCTAGTAAGCTAAGAACTTGACCAGACATTTCACCAAGGAATACGTCAGTAGTCTCAGGGATGATTTCGTTCTTGTCAGTGAATACAAGTACGTTTCCAGTTGCTTTTGACATAGGTACACGAGCGATCAAGTAGTATTGACCAGTTGTTTTACCTTGACGGTATACTGAAACGAATTGTGGTTGTGCTGAATACATAGGTTGTAGGTTAATAGTTAACTCTACACCATCTGTAGCATTAGCAACCGTAGCCGTAACTGCATCTGAAGCTACAGACTCAGCTTCGTCAGAGCTAATAACGACTTTATAGTTTTGAGCGCCTGTATAGTTAGCGAACTTACCTGCAACACCAGTTTTTACCGCTGCTACTACTGAAGCCGGAGCTAATGGTGCATTCGGTTGTTGTGGACGAGTTTCGTCTAGAATGTTATCATTCTCCATGATTGTTGAACCATGTAAACGAATTGGGCCTCGTACTGAGTTGAATTGAGTTACAGCGAAACCAGTTGCCATACCTTCAGCGCCTTGTACCGGTTGTAAAACATATTGACGACCTAAGAAGCTGTTAGAGAAGTCTCCTAGCACACCGATAGGCATGAATGCATCTGTTGCTTTACCGTAACCTTTACCAATTACTACAGCTGCTTTGTTTAATACAGCCTCAGTTAAAGTCTCACCACGTAAGTCTAGGATGTTTGTATCTTGGTCGATTAGTTTATGTAAACCATCGAATTCTAGACCTGCTTGTAAATCTGGATCGATTGATAGAGCAGCATCTCCGTAGAAAATCGCCCATTCGATTGACTTAGCCAATACCGAGATAGCATCTTCAGTAAGGATAGTCATTGGATCAGCGATGTTATTCACTAAACCAGCAGCGATAGAGATTTGTTTTGTATCAGATAAGAATTTCATTTGTACAGTCTTTTGACGGATGTTAGGGTCATTGATAGAAGCTACCCCAACCTCACGAACGAAACGACTGTGCCCAGTACGACCGTGTTGGTTGAATACTGCATATTTCTCTACTGTACTATTAACTTGTTTCTTTGCGATTGCAGGGTAGATAGTGAAATCGGTGTTTTGGTACGCTAACATTTTAACTTCAGCGTCTAACAGTTCTCGACGTAACGCTGCTGCATCAGTTTGTGTTTGTGGTGTAATACCAAAGCCAGTTGTAAACGATTTTGAAATACCTTCGATAACCGTTTCGGCACCTTGCGGTAACTTGCGATCTTTAGCTTCTGTCATGGTTTAAATCGTCCTTTCATAACCTTAAAGGTTTATAGTAAATTTTTAGAATATCCAATAGTTTAAGTTACAGAGAGGTTAGGAGGAGGAACCTCTCTGTCAAGCCGTAAAAAGGGCTTCCTCTTTAATATAACAGATAAGTATATTTTTTCTTACTTCTCGTCATAGCCTACAATATACTTGAATAATTCGATATCTGCCTCAGTTGCTTCTCCACGGTTTACACGGTTAACGGCACCACGAATGTTAAAACGCTCGTTATCGTTTAGTGGGTTGCTAGTAAAATAGTCTAATACAGCGTTAACGTGGTTTTCTGCTACGAAAGGTTTAGGTTCCTCTTCGACTGTTTCTTCTACTTCTACCTCTGGAACAACTACGCCGTCTTGAGATTTAACAATAGACTCTACAGCTTTACCTTCTGGAACTTCTTCCTCTTGTACGCTCTTCTCAATCTGCTCTTTAACTTTTTCAGCTAATTCTTTAGTGTCAGCAGACTTAGTAACCTCAGTAACTACTTCAATCGATTTCTCAACTTTAGACTCTTTAAGAGCTTCCGTTAATGCATTAACTGATTTAGTTAAAGCTTCTACTTTTTCATCTAAAGAAGCATGGTTGTCCTGAACGCGACCAAAAGATTTAACGATAGCTTCCATTGCACCAATAAAGTCAGCTTCAGAGACAACAGGATCAGCAGATTTTTTAACATCTTCTTTTTCCTCTTTCTCTTCTACTTTCTTCTTCTTACCTTTATCAGCTTTATCGTCTTTCTTGTCTTCCTCCTTCTCAGGCTTTTCCGACTTTTCGATGTCTTCTGCTTTAATAGGTTCATCCGGAGAATGTGGTTTTTCTTCATTCTCTTCACCTTTTTCTTCTTCCTTATCCTCTTGCTCTTCTTTCTTAGGTTCCTCAGTCTTTTCCTCTTCGGATTTTTCGACTTTCTCCTCTTCACCCTCAGCAGGCTCTTGAACAGGTTCATTTTCCTCTACAACTTCCGATTTCTCCACAGGCTCTTCATTAAGCTTGTCTAAGTCTTCGGTTAACTTTTGAAATGATAATTTTTTGTCAGCCAATTTATTTCAGTCCTTTCTACTTATTATCTTGGATCATCTTATCAATCTTTGCGATAGCTTCTGCACGAGAGTACCCTTTAGATAATTGTAGGAACATTACCATGCTCTCAGGCGTAGTACGATCCATTGAATCTAGGTATGTACCAACCTCTCCCCACATCTTTTCTAGCTCTTTAGGCTTATCCATAAGCTTATAAGCGTAAGACAAGTTATGTAAGCTTCGTGCAAATGACTCTGTACGAAGTGCAGCTGCATCCGTTTGTGTCTCTGGCGAAATACCAAAACCTGTTAGATAGCTTTTCATAAAAGCGTCCCAGGTAGCGTTTGGGTTAGCTGGGTTTGTCGTAACAGCTACGTTTGTGATATAAGTGCTCTTGATAATTCTAGGGTCACTTTTATCTCGTGCCTTCGCATACCCTTCGATAGAGAACCCAAGTTTGCGTGAAAAACCGGACTTTGCGATGTTGTTAGCTAAATCCCAAATACTTTTAGCATACGGATTACCTTTGTACAGTTTAGCCTCCACATACAATCCCACATTAGGATCAACGTGAGTTTCCTCTGTAGGTACTCCGATAATGTAATCAGCCCCTTGGTGATGCTCGTAATTGATATACCCTCGATCAATAAGGTGTGAAATATCAATTCCGTTAGGGTCTACGATATCTTCTTGTAAGTCTAAATCCGGAGTAGTTGCATAACCTCGAAGGTACCAGGCCTTCTCTGTGTCATTCTCATTACTCTTTTTAATAGACTCCTCAAGGTCAATCGGAACAAACAGATCGATTTTACCATCCATTGTGCTCAGAGGAATTACCCCCTCTCTCTATTATATCATAGTCCGCTGTTAGACCTTTCGGAGCAGACTGGCGTTACTCTTAATATAACACAAACACTAATTAGTTTAGGAAACGGAGATAGGGAAGCTTAAACTTCCCAATCATTTTTTACCTTACCGTTATCATCCTTACCACCTTGCGGAGTAGAGTTCGTGTTGTTAGCGCCCTTTAATTGTCCGTCCTTACCTACTTGTTTGTTGTGGGTACCTTTCCCATTCACGTTATCTAAATCCCCGTTGTAACCGGTCTGCTGGGCTACAAACTGGTTCATATCCATCTTACGCTGGTACTCCATTTGTTCCTTCTGCAATTCTTGTCCTAGACGCTGAACATGAACGCCTGCAAGAGTTACGTCTCCACCAGGGATAGGGGGGTAACCAAGCTCAGCACGGATATCATCAATTGTAAGGCCGATACTAGCTTTCTCTTTCAGGATATTAATAATCTCTAGTTCTGTCTTGCTATCCCCGCCGACAAAGTTAAATACATATTTATCGCCAAACTGAGCTACGATGTATTTATTAACTGCGTCTTCGATAAACTTTAGAAGAGGCTCTAACCCTTTGTCTTTGGAGTTACGGTACTTCTCAGAAGAGTTACCTTCATTTAACGTGTTTCCTGAGTGCCCTGTAGCTCCTCCACGGTTAGGGAAGTTAATTTCAGACGGGTCAATAGAGAAGATTGAACTGATTACGTTGATTAAGTAGTTCAACCATTTTTCGAATTCCATATCTTTAGAGGATTGTGTCATATTTACAAACTTAACGTCCTCTGCTGTAATAACAGGAATCTTCCAAGCACCATTTAAGCCACTGAACATACTTGTCCACTCTCTACGGAATGATTGTAGAGCCTGGTTAGACTGTTCTTGGCCTGTTTTAATATGAAGTAATCCACGAGTCGTTCCACCTTGTGCAAAGAAACGAGCATTAAACTGTTCTGTGTTTTCATGATATTGAAGATGGTTTAATGCGATCTCTAACTCAGGATAACCGTAACGACCTACTGTAATGTCTGTACGGGGGTTATGAACCTCCCAGGCCATCTCGTTTGCTTTAAATTCTGCACGCTTCTGTCTGTCGATAATCTGCACGTAGCGAGAGGCATTTTTACCTTTAGGTTCTCTACCTTTTGAATCGACAGCTACGTAGATAGTAGAAGCATCTACCGCATTGAAATGGTGCAGCTTACCTTCTTTGTCATAAATTAACTCGAAGTTAATCTTGTCGTAAGTTAGTCGATCACGTACAAGCTTCTTTACGAACGAGGTAAAGTTGTCTCGGGTAAAGTCATCTTTGATTGCCCCAGTGTTTTCTAGAAAACTCTCAATGCGTTTAATTGTCGTCTTGTCATGCGTGCTCTCTTCGACTAACGGGTCTTTCAATCGTACCTCATACCCTACACCTTTCTCATTGTGTCGAGCAGGTACACAGAACATAGATACCTGGTTGATACGTGTATTAATGATAGCGTTTAAAATAATATTCTTTCTTGACCAGGTTTTCAGGGTGTTTAATAAGTTGCTTGTGCCTGAAATAGAAGGAGCCTCTTTAAAATCCGGGTTCATCGAAAATCCGTTAATTAATGGCTCCTCATATGCTTTCGCCCTATTCACTTTTGTTTCACCTTTAGTACTCTTCTGGATTACCTCATCCTCGATCATTCTAATCCCGATGGATACGTGGTCGTCCAGACTAGTTACTTTGTCCTCTGGTTTGTTTGATCCGAAGAGGAACCAATCACGAATAGCCATACATCTACCACTTCCGTTCTATTTATGTATTTCCGTTGCAATCGTATATTTCTTATCTCCAAGAATATATGTGCTTGTTTCGATAGTTTCTACATATCTAAACTGCTTACGGCTGCTGATAACATTTGAATAGGTGTCTGTTTTTAGACTGCCATTAGCTAATAGAAGAACTGTGTCATCGGAAAGTACGTCTATGATTTGTCTTTTTGCTCCATTAGATAGAGAGTAAACAAATACATTCTCACCGCCTAGTTCCCGGTAACAAACAGCAACTTCTACCCAATTGGTTGTACCGACTGTAAGCTTAGCTTCTTGCCATATGGGGTCGTGCTTGAATGAGGTCATATTAGCCCTCCTTTTATTAATATAACAACTTAGTCTCTATCTCTATTATATCATAGGACTAGTAAGGGTTTGGATGGGTAGATGAGGACATAAAAAAAAACCACTAAGTGTCACCTTAGTGGAAAAAAAGGGAATGGAGATGAAAAAATGAAAGTTATTCAGAAAGACTAGAAAGTGAAGTGAAGTTATCACTTCCTCAAAGGCTCCCATTAAGCTGCACCGAATCACAGGGAAAGTAGGGTTCAGAATAACCCGTTTTAGGAGACCTTGAGGAAATCTACTTCATATATAACGACCTCCGGGTTCCACCCCGAAGATCAACGAAATAATATCAACTACGAATATTATACTTTGTATTATACAGGATGAGTTATAGCTTGTCAACACTTTTATTTGAGATATTTTCAGAACCGATATACCGGGTGGATTAACCCGAGCCCTATATGGCTACCCACGCATGGGCGGTAGTTATCCAAGCTACCTATGTGAATATCGGTTCTGTTTATATCTACAGCGCTGTTGTAAGGGCTCCATCCAGTCTTCCCTTACCTACGGCTTTGCTCAATCTAGCCCCGCTTATCCGCAGAACCTAACCAAGCTACCGCACCGATACATCATTTCGCTGCTATCGGAACCAGTAATACCAACCTCTTCGGATTGGTGTAGTTGTTTGACACCGAACCTAGGATTTGAACCCAGACTAGAAGTTTTGGAGACTCCTGTGCTACCATTACACTAGCTCGATATATGGCTGACTAGGTAGGACTCGAACCTACGACCGATCGGTTAACAGCCGATTGCTCTACCACTGAGCTACTAGTCAATGTGGTGTCTGATCTCATACCAAGAACCAGATCAGACTGCCTCTATTCCCTCAGCTAGTCACTATTCGTGTCAGGTGCCAGACCTTAGACTTAGCTTTATTGGGACTATGGGCGGTTGCCCGTTCTCACTCATCGACTGCTGGCAGGCAGTACGGGCGGTAAGTTTCAGCTCATATTTTAGTTCTTCGCTGCAAAGAACCCATTTCGCTAAGGTGCTATACCTTAGACCGCCTGGTTAGCTATCGGTGACTGGGTGTTTTAAGCCCTGCCATAATAAAACGGAGGGAGAGAGATTCGAACTCTCGCACGGTTTTACCCGTCTATCCGGTTAGCAACCGAACCTCATCGACCGCTAGAGTACCCCTCCATAGAATATAAAAACGCAGTCACCAGATCAGTGATATGCGTTAGTTTAAAAAATCGTTTCTACCCTAAAGGTAGATATCCGCACTACAGGGAAGGGAGGAAGAAACCTGTAATGCGGTAGTAGATATATCATACCCGTTTTAGACCATTTCTAAACCTATAGTAGATGAAAACTTTTAGGAGCTAAGTTAGTAGATGTTAACTTAACCTTAATATCATTATAGCATACTTGATATCATAATACAAGCATAGAGACAAAGTTTTTTACTATTTTAGTCCTTATAAAAAAGTTGACATATTTTAAACCGTTGGTATCACTGGCCTGAACACACTTTTAAAAATATTTCTGACACATTATAATCTTAGTTAGCCTGTATTAATATATTTATTATTCTTTATATACTATATATCTTTTATAATAAAGTATTTAATAATATATAAAGAGCGAGGTTAAATCTATAATACGTCACTTTTCTCAGCTAATATGTCTTGAACCCTTGGTACATAAAGGATTAAAATATGTCAACTTTTTAAAAACAGCTATTTTACCTCTTCGGATACCTTACTTTATTTCTGTCGTATTTTACAGAGGGGCGAGAGGTACGTTATACGATGTTTTATTCAATTAGGTTGTCTTAGTATTCGAAACAAGTTAAAACGTCTCTGAGAGGCTTATAGAGGGCTTAAATGATATAGGTAGGTTGTCAGGTTAAATTGAGGATTTTCAGTAAGCATTTTTGACATATTATCGATTTTAGCGTTTCCGTTTATATACTATTAAATACTTATTATAAAGATATATAGTATATAAATAATATATAATACAGAGGAACTAAGATTAATAAACGACAACTTCTTCAGGTAAAGTGTCTTCAGGTCTTGGGAGAGTAAGGATTAAAATATGTCAACTTTTTAAAAACCTTCGCTTTGTTATATTATATAAGATCAACTATATGAACGGAGGTAAGCAAATTGGGAAACATTTTCAGAGATAATATGTATAATGACATAGACAACCCTGTTGAAAAGATTGAGGTTATTGGGGACAAGGTGGACAGCTATAACGACCAAATTAACGTATTAGAAAGTGTTTACATAAATGTTAAGAGCTTTGATGCACAGGGAAATAACAGTACAAACGACACAAAAGCGATCCAGGATGCCTTGTATAGCCTTACATCAGGACAAAGGTTATATTTTCCTAAAGGTACCTATTTGGTCACTAACTTGATTCTGCCTGATGTTAGCTTTACTATCGACGCAGCACCAGGAGCAGTCATCAAGAAGATAAGTGGAGGTAGTTCTGCCTATCTCATCGCATCTTACAACTACTTAAATAACAAAAACTACGTAGGTGCTCCGGTTAAGGTTAATAACCTTACGCTCGATGGAGATAATTTGTGTGATGATGTAGCTATTTTACAAACATGGAACAGTGTTTTAGACAAAGTTACAGTAAGAAATGGTGCTCGCTACGGTCTTCATTACACTGCTAATACTGCCGATGGTACTTTAATTACTTCTACCGCAGTAAATAACCGAATCACTAACTCCTGGGTACATAACAATACAGTTAACAATATCCATGTAACAGATACTAGCCGAACAAAAGTTAGTGATATGTTTATTAAGGATAACTATATCTACAGTAGCCAAATTGGGGTATACTTACAAACATCTGCAGGTACTCTATTCTCAGGAAACCATTTATATGGTCATAGTGATTTTGACATGCAGGTTTCTATTTCTTCATTTGCCTTTCAAATTGTCAACAACTATTTCGAAGGGAGTATAGGGAGTCCTAAAAAAGTGCTGTATATTCAGGATTTTATTGCTAATACATCTTGTATTTTCGCTTCAAATACCGTAGCAGGGGAAGTACGTATGTATAGCGGTAACGCAGGGAGCCAGTTCCTATCTACAGGTAACAACTACCGCACAGTGGACGGCTGTATCAAGAACAACTGGAATATTAAGGTTACTGTGCTTAGCACCGGGGATCGCTTTGAGTCTCAACGCCCGTTATTAGCCGTAGACAACAACTGGGCATTAAATGCATCGTCCAATTCTCAGTTTATCGCTAATGGCTCTACGACAAACTTTTTCGGTGATGTTCGTAAGCTTGAAGGGGTTATTACAGCCTCTAATACCATCTTAGCCACTGTATACGGAGCCTCTGCTCCTGCAACAGGAACTTTCTCCGCAGGGTCAATTTGTTATAACACAGCTCCTGTAGCAGGGGGTAAGATAGGTTGGATTTGTACCGCAGGCGGGTCACCAGGTACTTGGAAAGCCTTTGGAGCAATCGATGCATAATACATTAACTAAGACACCTTAACCGGTGTCTTTTTTTTTTGTTTACTTTTTGTGAATAACCTTGTTGACTTATAAGCAATACTATGGTAAGATGAAATCAACATCAAATAAACCAATAAGAAAAGGAGAAACACACTATGACACAGAAATCAGAACATACACCTAAGAAATTAAAGAAGTACCGTTTAGATAGAGGATTCACAATTTATACATTAGCCGATCGAGTAGGCGTTCATTACTCCTCAGTGAGCGGGTGGGAGAACGGAAATAAATTCCCTCGTATCGATAAGCTAATGGCCTTAGAGGAGATTTTCGACGAGAACTACCGTGAGCTATTCAGCAACCTAACACCAGAGGAAGCAAAGGACGTAGAAGAGCGTATTAAACAAAGCAGACTAAAACCTAACAAACAGGAGAGCTAATCATGAAAATATACCTAGTACTATTTCAAATCGCAAGTGATCTGTTCGGATATCACAATGCATACGTAGATGAGGTCGAAGCAATGGAAGAATCTAAACGAATGAACAATTCAGAAAAAGGTAAATGTTACCACTACTTTGTAAAAGTTAAAAAGACGGAGGGGTAAGCAATGGAAGATTATCAACAGACGTACGAAGATTTCTGGAAGACTATTGTAGAGGTTAATGGAAAAGTGGATTTTGAACAAATCAAAAAGGAACTTCATGACTACCGACAGTTACTTAAATCAGTACCCAAAGTATACGATGAATTGGCTGGTCTGTCTAACCCGTTTACTGATCCGTCTTATATACTAGCTCGTGTAGAAGAGCGTATGATAGACCGAGAAACGGCTTTTGATGACCTAACAGCTACCGCAGACTTCGGGGAGGTATTGCTCAAGGTTGAGTATTTAAGACAGTACTTCGAGGTAGGTAAAGGTAAGTGAGAACAATTTACAAAATATTATCCATATTAGGGGATTTTAAAGCAGCGAGTAAAGGGCCAGGAGCCTACACAAAACGGAAGATCAACCAGAAAGCACATAAGAGTTTAGCAAAAGGGTTAAGGAAACTTTGGAAGTAGGGCACCGGATAAGGTGTCTTTTTTACCAAACAAGTTTAGACAAGCTATAAAGTTAACTAGGAGGGAAGAAAATGGACAACTATATGACGTATGCAGAATTTATGCATAACTTATCAGTGCTCAATAAGGCCTACACACAGTCTATCCTAGAGCTATGGGGATTTAAAATTACCTACTAGAGTCTTTATACATAAGTAGAGCCACCTTAATGGGTGGCTTTTTGTTATTCTGTAATTGTTACAGACTCGATTAGACGCGGGTTAATGTACGTATCCGCACCACTTAGTTCCTTTACCGACTTAACCGTCATCAAGCTGCCACGAGCACCGTTAATGGCACTATAGATATATGATCTAGGCTCGTCGATTACACCTAGTGTATTCAGTAAAGCCGGGTCTAAATAAAATTTCGCACCGCTTTGCATTGTTAATTCGATTACCATACGTGTATCATCCTTTCTTATTTACCGCTAATTAGGCCGAACAGGTAAGAGATCAGACCACCAAGGAGAACCATTAGTGTGTTTTCAACGAGAGCTCTCTGCTTATCCCCTGACTTAACGCCGTTAGCTTCCAGCAGTTCGATTTCTTTTTGTAGCTGTTCGATACGGAATTCCATGTGAGATCGTTTCTCAATCTCAATAGCTGCATTCTTATCGATGTCTCGGACAATCTCTCGTAGCTCTTGTACGACATCTTTAAGCTCTTTAATATCCGCTTTATGGTCTTGAATTGTGTCTTCTAAACTCTTCAGTCGTTCTACATAGTAGTTGTTTTGCTCAGTCATAAGTCTAGTCCCTGCCTTTCTTTAATTATAACAAACTACGTTTTTTAGGCTTATCGTCTAACCCTGTATCAAAATCCTCTAGGAACTTCTCTAACACACGGACGCTTAACTCATCCGCAATCACTACGTAATCCGTTTCTGTATTAATCTTAAATGTTACTCGCCCATGCTCCTTCAAATCTAACTCAATGTGAATATACTGATCTGCTGTTTTGTTGGGGCAATACCTAAACTGGAAGTCGATTAGCAGGCCTAAGTTTAGTAAGCGGTGTATTGTATACAGATGGTATGCTGTCCTCCCCTCAAAAACAAGACTCCAAACTAAGTCTTTAAATTCCGATTTAATGGTACTGTGGTACTTATTCTCTTTTATCATCATGATATATTCTAGACTCCTTTCCATTGTGTATAGGGACTATGGATACGAGAATGAGCACGGTTAATAACCCGTTCTTAACAAATACAGAGCTGTACATTGCACCGCCAAATAGTACAATATCTGTTATAATAGAGATATACGTGATCCCTATAAACAACGAAGACTTTAGGATAGTGAGCGGAAGCTTGTATCGTATAGCGTGGTATAGAATAGCAATCGTAACGGCTGAGAGATAGCACGCTAATAAGTAAAACAATGCAGTTAAACATATTGAACTAATAAGCATAAGTATCCTCCTAACTTCCGTTTCTGTTTCTAATATAAGACTTAAGAGTGTTCATTTTTCACCAAAACGAGATTTCCCTTATATTATAGTAAATATGAGTTGGAGGAGCCCTAATGAAACGACATAGACATTTAATGATAAAGGCCTTATTAATTTTAGTAGCTGAATCGGTAGCGATGGGTGGCAGCTGGTTATTCTCCACTTATATCCACCCGATTGAGCACACGCTGCGGATCAACGTAGTTGTCGGTGCTATCCTAGCGGTGATTGTAGTCCTTTGTTACAATCGATACCTCTGGAAGAAAAAAGCACAGGTGGAAAAAGAACTAAAAGATTTACAGGTCGTGGTACTCAAGAAGGTACCGGAAAGCGAAGAAGACACAAAATAGAGAGCAGGTGCCGAGATGTTTGGATTTACAGAACACGAAATGGAAATGTACCAAGACGCTGTACAGGCTTTTGCTATTGAAGAGGTGGCTACAAATATTGTAGAAAACTCTAAATTCGTTGCACCCGCTACAGAGCAAAACGGGAAAATTGTAGTAAGTGATCGATTTGTGCAAGGGGTGTTTAACGATGTACAAACAGTTATCACAATAACAGCAGCAGCAATGGCATACGAATATGCGTTCCTACAGGATGATGGTGAAACGACAGAAGAAGATACGATTGCTCACCTACATACGAAGTACGAGAGCCACCTTATCCGGCAGTTTATCAATTACTCAATCGTGTTTACCGAGGATGTACTTCCGGTAATCGTAAGCGAGCTAGTAATGGAGATGCCTTATTTGTATGCTGCAGCTCGATCTAGTGATGAATTCGACGACGAACTATTCCTAGAAGAACGATTAGCAGCTTATACAGAATACCTAGATTCAAACTTTTATGAATACAGTGGACTGGACGATTATGAGGACTTTGACGAGGACGAAGCAGAACTAAACGAGGACGACTTTGACGAGTAAAGAAGAAGTTGTCGCTAAGCGTAAAAATCTGTATGAAACGGCCACACGCTATCACGAGTTTATGAAAGGGGACAAGCGAGTGAATACACCAAGGTTATGTGTTATCTGCTCTCGCCCCCTCTCGGCGCTGGTGATGAATGACAGCCGGTATGTTACTCTCGTCTCTCATGTTCACTTCCATATAAATGGTATGTTCACTGTAGATATTTGTAAAGATGTAATGTCCTGCTACAGGATATTAAAAAAGAAAGGAGAGCTTTGATTATGTCAATGGCAGAGAATATTAGAAAGAAGCTTGAGCAGCGTAAAGCAGGGTTTTCGAGTGAATCAGAAGTAAGAGATGCGTTTAATACAGCAGCCTCTAAGTCATTACAGAAGTTCTTACAACGGATTGATACAGGAGAAATCCCAATTGATAACATGTCCGACTTTGTAAGATTACTAGGTGCATATAAAGAGATCAATGATATTGCAGGTGCGATGGAAGGTACCGCGGGTCAGTCTATGCTGCCTGAGATTAACATGAAGCAGGATAAGGTAGTAGACGATACGATTGCAGAGGGTAAGATGGTTACGGATGATGAAGGGTTAATTAATACAGAGGATATGTCTACGGAAGATATGGCTGAGCTATTAAGACAGTTAGACATCGCCCAGAACCAAGCAAACGAAGGGAGTTTCTAAGATGATTGTAAATCCGATAGACGGTAAAAAAGTATCGAACGTTGCAAAACAAATGTTCGGTCGAACAAACCTATCCAAAGACGAGTTAGCTTATGTACTTACTATGCTTAACCCGTCTTCTTATTTATTAAAGCACCACAAAGTTAAGAACCATCCCATTACTTTTCATGTGAGTGGGCAGGACGCTACACGGGCGCAAGCACACAGGCCCTGGCAGGTTCAGATGCTAAACGATCAACATCGAGATAAAGCAGTAATTAAGAGTAGGCAATTAGGCCTAAGTGAGCTTGGGATTGGTGAGATGGTTCACTTTGCTGACCTCCACAGCTACGCTGGTGTTAAGTGTTTATACACTTTTCCGACTAATCGCCAGATGAAGGATAAATGTTGTCCCGTAGCCTAGTGATGGGCTAATGAATAACCTTGTTAAACGGTCTAGCTTAATAACCAATAGGCTGGTAAGAGAAGCTACCCCCAGAAATGGGAAGTGCCGATACCGTGCTAAGTCAGTCTAACTAAGACTGTAAATGCCTAACGACTAAGCTTCTAGGTAGCTACGCAAACGGGTGTAGTGAGAACTAGATAAAAAAACCTTGCCTTTTGTAAAATTACCCAATATAATAACACTATAATAGAGAGGAGGAAGAAAGATGACTAGAAGAATGACACATGAGGAGTATGTATCTAGAGTGTACGATTTAGTAGGTGACGAGTATACAGTACTTGGGACTTACATAAGAACCGCTACCAAAATTGAAATGAAACATAACGTGTGTGGAGAGCCTTGGGAGATAACCCCTAACAACTTCTTAACAAAAAATAAACGTTGCCCTGTTTGTGCTGGCAAACGGAAGTTTAAAACACATGAGCAGTTTGTTAAAGATGTTCAAGAGAAGTCGGAAGGTAAGCTAGAGGTTGTGGGTACATACACTCACTGCGAAACGCCTGTGGCGGTTAGATGTAAAATTCATGATTTTACTTTTGATAAGTTACCTACTAGTATTATGCGAGGTAGAACCGTATGTCTGAAGTGTAACCTCTCAGAAGGTGCCTTAGCTGTCTATGAGTATTTAGAAAAAGAAAACGTTATTTTCGAGGTAGAGAAGGAGTTTGACGAGTGTAAGTTTGAGAAGAATCTACGATTTGACTTTTATATTCCTGCACTTAAACTTCTTATAGAGTATGACGGTCGCCACCATTCGGATAAGAACGGGTTTAAAGGTGAGCGAAGTACTCTAGAAGCCATTCAGGTTAGAGATAACATAAAAAATAAGTTCGCTAAAGATTACGGGTATAAACTGCTTAGAATCCCTTATACAGCACCTATTCCAGAAGTTATAGAGAGAGTACGTAAGGTTGTACAGACGTATCTGCAAGAGGGTAACTTACAGATACAAGGCAAGGAAGTAAAGCAAGGGCTCTTAAACCTAAATTTAAGAGTATGATATAGTCTAATCCCTATACAAATACAGCGAAAGCTGGGGTATAAATGTTCGTTTCAACACGTTTAAACCCTCTGTTAGAGACCGGATACTATGGCTCAATTACAGATAAGGCTACAGACTCATTAGAGAAGAAAAAGTTACGAAACAGCTTCTTAATGTTCCGTTCATCTTCTAAAGGTGCTGCGGTAGAGGGTGTCGATATCGATTACCTATCTCTGGATGAGTACGACCGTGTAAATGCGTCTGCTGAGATTTCGGCAATTGAGTCTATGACATCTTCTACGTTTCACTATTTACGTAGATGGAGCACACCAACGGTTCCTGACTATGGTATACATGCACTATTTAACCAGTCTGACCAGTTTGTATACATGCATAAGTGTGACAGATGTGACCATACACAACAGCTGGATTACGAAGAAAACATTGAATGTCTAAATGAAAACGGTGTAGATGTAATGGCTAAAACCGTTAAAGAGGGTACGTTCCGATATATCTGTAGCAGATGTAAGGAGCCAATGGATCGCTGGTATAATGGTGTATGGGTAGCTAAGTACCCAGAGCGTACAGCAGATGGGGGTGGTACTCGTGGATATTTAATCACTCAAATGAATGCAGTATGGATCAGTGCAGATCAGTTAAAACGAAAAGAACTGCAGGCAAAGTCGAAACAGCATTTCCATAACTACGTTTTAGGGCTACCCTACCAGGATGTTGCGCTAGCCGTCCAAGACAATGATGTGTACAATCATATTCGTGAAGACCTTCCAGGGCCTTTAATGGATCGTGGAAACTATCGATTTATCTCTGTAGGGATTGATTGGGGTTATTGACTAGCCCCCATAGACAGTAATGTCTATCGTAAAACCTTGTTAAACGGGCATAGCTGAATAACCAATAAGCTGATAAGAGAGCCTAAGTCCAGAAATGGATAGTGGTAATCCCGTAGGAAAGAAACCTTTATAAGGTGGAAAACCTCTAACGACTAAATTTCTAGGTAGCTGTAAGAATGGTTACAGTGAGAACTAGATAAGAGTTGCATTATAGTACTATCGTGGATAAAATAAAGATAGGAGGTGATAATATGCCAGTACGTAAAACTAACGCACAGTGGGTTAATGAGGTAAGAGCACTAGTGAACGATGAATACACCTTTTTAGAGGAGTATGTAAACAAAGCGACCAAAATAGCTGTAGTACATAACTTATGTGGAAACAGATACAAGGTGGTTCCGGGTGCATTTTTAAGAGGTAACCGTTGCCCTAATTGCAATCCTGCAAGGAGAAGAACTACTGATGAGTTTAGAAAGTTAGTCTATAACTTAGTAGGTTCTGAGTATACTGTGGTCTCCGAATATACTGGTCATCATAAGCCAATTACTCTAAAGCATGAAAAATGTAGTAAAGCCTACGAAGTTGCTCCTAGTGACTTCCTCAAAGGTAGACGTTGTAAACAATGTTACCTTAAAGACCGTATGAAAACCAACCAAGAGTGGTTAGCCCAGGTTCAGCTATTAGCTGGGGACGACTATATCTTCTTAGAGGAGTATAAAGGAGACAATGTTAAGATCAAATACAAACATCTCTGTGGTACGATTCACGAAATTAAACCTAATAACTTCATAAATGGTACGAGATGCCCTAAGTGTAACCAATCCAAAGGTGAGAAATTTGTAGAGACCGTCTTAAAGAAAACCGGAGTAGTTTTCGAGGCACAAAAAGAGTTCGATGATCTTAGGGATACAAATAAGCTATCTTACGATTTCTTACTAGCTAGTATGGGTATCTTAATAGAATATCAAGGGCTTCACCATTACGAACCCGTAGACTTCGCAGGAAGAGGAGAGGAGTGGGCCTTGAAGAGATTCAAGATACAGAAGAGGCATGACGAGATGAAGCGGAGATACGCTAAAGATAAAGGATATACCCTTATCGAAATTCCGTATAAGTATGATTCATATGAAAAAGTAGAACAGTTGTTAGTTTCCACGATAACTAACAAACTATAATGCAACGTAAAGCAAGGGGCCCTAAACCGAAAGTTAGGGTCATGATATAGTCTAGTCCGACTGTTAAAGCAGTGTTAAAGTATCTCGAAAGAGACGGTACAAACGAACAGACATTGGGTAACTATCCGAGGGTTCCGAGATAACGGGATGGTAGATATGATTCGTATCTTTTCAGTAGATCGAGCTCGTGGGGTGGCTAATATCGAGGCCGATTTAGAGAAGATTATTAACGAGCTAGTCCCCTACAACCCGGACATTATTTGTGCTGATATTGGGGACTCTGGTAACTACGTAGACAAGCTGATTCAATATTTCGGTCGAGGTAAGGTATACGGAGTTAAGGTGAACCCTAACCCACGTTCTACAGGCCAAATCAGACCTAAATGGTCAGAGCAGACTTCAATGGTCACTGTTGATAAACTCACTCAAAATAAACACCATATTTCCGATATGAAGATGGGACGGCTAGGTTTCTATCGAAAAGATAAAATGTTAGAGATGTACACACTTCACTGGAAGAACGTTGTTATTCGAGATGAAGAGGATGACAAGACGGGTGAAGTATACCAGATCATCACAGACCGCGGTGACGATCACTTTGCTCAATCTTCCGTTTACTCGGCAGTAGGTATGGAGCACGTACTAGAACCTTATGTGTTACAAGAACAAGAAAATGCGTTTGGCTATACAACGGTTCAGAACATGTCATCATCCCCTACAGATATCTTTTCTCGGGGATACTAATTCTATAAAGTGGCAGAAGAGTAGGGGTTACAGCCTACTCTTTTCTTCATTGACTTTAAGTTATAGGTATGTTATACTAAAAAGGAAGGAGGTAAAGCAATGAGACCTAAATACAACTTATCCGAAGAAGCTGTACAAGACCTTACAGAGCGCCTTTTAAAGGCAGCTAATGAAGGGGTTAACGCAGTACATATGAATGCTGATATCACAACAGACCTCATACATAAAATGACCCATGTAACGAGCTTAACAGAGGTTATTGACCGTGACGAACAGCTATCTAAGACATATGCAGGCTTCTTAAACCTTTATGGATTTAACTCGATGTATGACATGTATATGTACGCTAAGTCCTGTGAAGACCTCCCATCTTCATTACTTAAAAGTAAGGACTACAGCAAGCTTGTACCTGTTAAACGGAAAGTGATCCGTAACGGAAAAGAAACAGAAGTAACTGTGTATGAAGACCCTAACAAACAGGGCAGCCAACCTAATGAAGGAAATACCCAAGCCAAAGGAACACCTAATGCTACCGCACACTCCCATGCGAGAGAGCTAAAAGGCAGGCTCCATGGCAAAGGTAAAAAGTTAGATACACAGAAGATTGCTAAGCTAAAACAAAGTACAGCAAACTTCCCTAATAAAGGTAATTTTAACACAACTGCTGATTATTTTCTAGAATTAACTTCCGAAGATGGACGAGTTTTTGGTGTAGTAGGTTACTCTATCGAGGGCAACTATCTAAAAATGGACTTTTTCGTAAGCAACGGAGAAATTAATGGAGTAGCTGCTAGAGGTTTAGCTGAGCTGATCCAAGTAGCTATCAGCGAGAAAAAAGGGGTAAAGGTGGACGATAACCCACAAGCAAGTACTGTCCTACACCAGTACGGTTTAGAGAAGAAAGGTAGTGAATGGTCTGCCGATTTTAAGACATTAAACAGTACATTTGGCGAAGGCTGGCACAAAGGTGTCTAGGCTGGACTATGTTATAATGGTTATAGAGGCTATCTGGTATCCTGTCTTTCTAATTATGGTAATGATTGTCGTACACTTAGTTACGCGCCATAGAGAAAAGGAATACCGATTAGCATTAGGTGACGTTGTTTTAGACCTAAAAGATATGATATTTCAGGAGGAGATCAAAGTGGTACGAGATGGATTAACAAATTCAAATGAACTAACATTAACAAGCATGTTAACATACACACCAAATCAAGGAGACTATGATAAAGTATTAAACCTTTTGGTGACATTAGCTAAACGTCGATTTGATGAATATAAGTTTTTATTAGCCAAATCTTCAGACGAAACAACAGATACAAACTTCCTACAAATAGTAAGTAATTGGACGGAAGACCCTGAATTACATAGGGAGATTTTTAAGGGTGCTATTGATGCAAACTTAGATATGAAAGAACTAAGAGAACAATTTGCTCAACTAGTTGCTATTGGTGAAGTTATTAATCTAGGGGACGGTGTAATCGTTATTGTCGATGATAACACAGGTAACCCTCCAACAGGTGTATCCCCTATTAACTCGGGGTTAGAAGGCGGAGAGATTGCCTTTATTATCAGTTTTATTAAAGAAGAGAATTATGCTGCTTGGGCGAAAAACACTTTCCCTGAAGAAGAGGAAACGGAAACTAATGAGTGAACGTAAGACGTTACTTGAGTCCCTAAAGGATTGGGTAGTGATCTTCCAGTCGCGGAAGACCGTAGGGAGGATGAAAACGGAACACTCTATTTTCATCCCTGTACAACTAATGAAAGACCAGGCAGAGGAAACAACCGCCTTTATCAAAGCAGCTCGTGCGATTAATAATGATGCTTTACTAGGATGTCCGGTACTGGCTGAACGTAAAACGGACAAGTCCCTATCAGGGCCTGGGATCGAGTTTATCTTTTCTTTCGACACAAAGACTGATTTTGATTCCATTATTCGGGAAATTGAGACTAGGTTAGGAAATAGCTAATCTAGTCTTATATTATAAGAGACTATAATTTTGAAAGGGGTCGTTTGAATGGCTAGTTTAGAAGGTCTTCATCCGTATGTAAAAGCAAAGACAGAAGAGCTTATTGCAAATGCGAATAATCGTTTAAAAGGTAATTATAAGATCATGATTACTCAAGGTTTACGTACTAAAGCAGAACAGAATAACCTATATGCGCAAGGTCGTTCACAGGCACAATTAAATGCGGTAGGTCTTGGTAATGTTAAAGCTAAACCAAGTATGCAAAAGGTAACGAATGCTCGTGGTGGCTATTCAATGCATAACTATGGTCTCGCTATCGACTTTGCACTACGATCTGTAGATGGTAAAGACGTTACATGGGACATGAACAAGGACTTCGACGGTGATGGTAAAGCAGACTGGATGGAAGTTGTAGAAGAAGCTAAAAAACTAGGTTTCGAATGGGGTGGAGATTGGAAGAGCTTTAAAGATTATCCGCATTTCCAGCTAACTGCAGGTTTAACGGACAAGCAGGTATACAGCGGTATGGTTCCTAAGTTCCCTGCATACAAGCCAAATACGTCTTCTGTAAAAGCACCAGTTAACACACCAGGAATCTTCCGTAAAGGTGACTCTGGATCAGAGGTTAAGGCGTTACAAGAGAAGCTTATCAAACTCGGCTATAAGCTCCCTAAGTTCGGTGCAGATGGTCAGTATGGTGACGAGATGATTGCAGCAGTTAAAGCGTTCCAGAAAGACAATGGCTTAGCTGTAGATGGCATCACTGGTAAGGATACAACGACTAAATTGGATGCTCGTCTTTTAGAGGAAGCAGCACCTAAAGCAGAGGATTTACCAAAGGTATTGAGCTTAGGTGATAAGTACTCATTCCAGGTAAAAGCATTAAAAACCATTAATGTGTATAAATATGCAAACTTAACCGGTGCATTCCGATCGTTAGCGAATGACACGATCTTCTCAGTTTACGGTTACACAGAGGATGGTAAAGCTTATGCGGTTCCGGGTGGGTTTGTATCCGCTAAAGAAGTACAAGCTTTGCTGGTTACTATTACAACAGGCGGATTATCGACCGAAATGGAAGCCGAGTTCCGTGCCTTCCTTAAAGAGGCTAAGATTGGTTCACAGCTTAATGTATACGTAACAGGTAACCCAAGCTCTACGATCGAAACAGGTGGCTTAGACCTAGTAACAGTTAAGAAGTTCCTAGATCAAAAAGGCTGGTATTATAAATAAGAAATTAAGTCTCCTCCGGGAGACTTTTTTTATATCCGTTATATTATAAAAGATCAACTATACGAACGGAGGTAAACAGATGTCTGAATTTTTAAGGGATAAACTCTACGGTAGTCGTCCAGACTTAACTGAGAAAATACTGGGAGATTTAACAGGTATCCAAAATATTATTAACGATTTAGTTGGTGGTAAAACCCCTGAGCTATTGGTAGACCAATATCGAACACCGTTAGATGCTGATGAGGCCACTTGCATCATTACAGCTATGAAAGAAGCTAATAAGCGTGGTGGAGGGACAGTGAAGTTAGGTAACAAAGGGTATACAACTGCTCTACTTAATCAACCTTTCTACTCTAATGTTACCTTAGTAGGTGGGGGCCCCTTAGCTAAAGTTACCATGACAAAAACAGGTAGCTTATTTGTTTCAAGTGGGCAACAAGCGATAGCTATTAAGGATATAATTTTTGAGGGAATTGACAATAACTCATTAGTGTTAGCTGCTGACACAACTACAGGAATTTCTATAACAGGCTGTAAAGTTAAGAATATACGCTTAATAAAGACTAACTTAGCTACAGGAGAAACGTATACTACTGCGGACTTATCCAAGCTGAACAGTGATATCTATATCGTAAATAATAGAGCAGCGGGGTTAAACAAGAGCCTGTCATCTGCTTGTATCGAGTTAAGATACGTAAAGTCGGTAACTGTGAAGGATAACAACATTTCTCGCTATCAGCACGGTATACAGTGGTGGGGCGGGGATTCCAATATCAGTGCGAATGGAGCCTTGACAAATCCACGTTGGGCTATTGATCTTACTATATCTAACAATATTATTGACGACATTGGGCTAGGCGGTATATGGGGTAGCATGGGTGTAAACATTACTATCGATAATGGGAATAAGGTGTCTAACTGCGGTGACGTAGGAATTGACCCGGAAGGGTGCTTGTTTGTATCTATTGTTGCTAATAAGGTTAAAAACTGTGTAAATGGAGGTATCACCACGTTTTTCCTAAACAAAGGAGTAGTAGTTACAGGAAACACAATAGAAAGTGATGTGGATGGTCAGTACCTATTCAAGGTTCGTAACTCGGCTAACTCCGGAAACCACTCTATCGAGTTTACAGACAACGTATGTATTCATACAGGAACCGGTATAGGGTATATCGGAGGTGAACAGGTTGATTCCTTAATCATTACAGACAACCAGCTTACTAATGTAGGTATTCAACTAAACAGCCTAAACTATGTCGATGTTAAGATAGGCGATAATCAGTTATTATTTTCGAATGTATCTTCTGCAGCGTTCAACGCAATTAACTCCCGTTATGTGACTAGTGACGGTAAAATTACAGTTAAAAATAACACAGTCAAAAGCAAGGTCGCTCAACCAACAGGGAGTAGAGGCGTATATGTTACGCTGAAAGATTACAATAGTGCGACTAGAGCAATTGTAGAAGGGAACGAGATTGAAGGGTTTGACATTGACTTGGAGACTTTAGCGGACTCGGGTAACGCAGGCGTGACTCCTAAATTTGTTATTCGTAATAATATGCTAGGGAACAAAAAATATGTGCGGAGCGAGGGTACTACACAAAAATCAAAAGTACTATTAATTGGGAACTACGATAAAAATGGTGATCCCTTCCCTTCGGCAATACCGACCTCAGGTAAATGGGATGCAGGGCAAAAAATCGAATACCTTGCACCATCTGCCGGCGGTAAGATCGGCGCTATTTGTGTTACTGGTGGTTCCCCCGGTACTTGGAAGGACTACGGAGCTATTGATGCGTAAAAGACACCTTAACCGGTGTCTTTTTTTTATTTTCTTATTGACTTTCTGTAACATACAGTGTATAGTAGAGATAAGCTAAACGGACGAGCAAACCGACCTCCCAACGGTGTCTGAATAGCCTGAATCTCCCGAAAAGTATGGTATAATAGAGATAACAATAAACATAAACATACAGAGAGGGTTGGATGTGCTTGGCTAGTATTTATAACGATATCAGATATAAGTGGTTAATCGAAAAAGGATTTAACGTATATGGTGACGAGCACCAACTAGCATACATGCAATCTTTATGGGCACCTAAAGAAGAAGTACAAGCGGTGTTCTGTAACTCCAAAAGTGGTACAGGTAAAACAACACTAGCTGTACTAGCAGCAGCTTACGAAGTAGAAAAAGGCGAAAACTACAACAAGGTTATATACATACGTAACACAGTAGCAACACGTAACCAAGGGTTCCTTCCAGGTGGTTTAAAGGAGAAAGAAGCTCCTTTCATGAAACCATTTATTAGCGCCTTAGACGAAGTACAACCAGGACTATACGAAGTATGGGCGTGTACTCAAGAAAACTCAGAACTTAAAGAGATAAAAGCGGAAGCTATCTCTACATCCTATGAGCGAGGTGCGACTTATAAAGACGCTTATGTTATTATTGATGAGGCACAAAGTATGTCCATGCATGAGCTACACACAATCTACACTCGTTGTTCTGACAGCTGTAAGATTGTAACTATTGGTTGTACCGAACAGCTGGATGATCCTAAAATCGAACGAGTAGCTGGCTTTATCCCGTTTGAAGTATTTATCCAGCATTACAAAGGGACAAATACGGTCGAGCATAAATTATATAAAAACTATCGTGGTAACTTTGCTGCCCATGCAGATGAAATCCATGAGACCATTAAGAAGTTAAAAGAGGTGAATTAAATGAGTTTAGACAAGTCACACGGTATCTATCGGCAGTTTAAACAGGTTAAAGCACAGATTGAAAATATTAATGATCTTTATGGGACAGCTAAAGAGCTTGGACAACTGACTGGCGAGGACATGAAGTTTACTCAAACAGCCTACGATTTACTTAACGATGTAAAAGAGTTTGTCAAATTAATTGAAGAATCAGATACTAACCTAGACCCGGCTACGACAAAGTTAGAGGGCGTAGATAAGTTTTTCGAGGGGCACGAAGCTTCTAAGTATGTGAACGAGGCGATTAACGAGGTGTACAATAACCAGAATATCTATGGTGATAATGAAATTCGAGACGAATTATTCGAAGGACTTTGTTGGTGTCAGTTTAAGGCCAAGTTAAAACGAATGAATCTAACAGTAGACACCGCACCTATCTCCGCATATATGCTTAGCAGTATCGAGGCTACTAAAGATGTAGAGGGTAAATGTTTTCATTGTGGTAAGGACACGACTAGACCTTGTAGTGAGCTATGTACCAATCCTTGCCCTTGTTTTGATAAATAACTAACTAAGAAGCAGTCTCTTTGTAGGCTGCTTTTTTAAAAGAAAGGATGAATAAGCATTGCTAGTGTCTAAGTATGGCTATAGGAGAAACTATAAAAAGGAGTGGACTAGGAGACTAGTAACTGAACTTAACAATAGCGAGCACTATGTGCTAGTCAAATGCGACGACTGTTCTCGGCTGTTTAAGACTATGTGGAGTAACCGGAAACGGCGGGTAGTTAGCGGGAAGTTAGATTTGTGTCGTTACTGTGTGAAGAAAGGTAGCAGAAATCCTACATATGGGAAAGATAGACGAGATTTATTGATGTACGCTCGTACTTTCGCTAAACAGAATCCAATGCAAGGTCGGCACCATTCTCCGGAAGCGAGAGCTAAGATGTCTAAACGGAAAGTAGACGCCATAGCCAACGGTGATTTCGATATAAAATCGAATAATCGTGGACAAAAAGAATGGCACCTATCCAGCAAGAGTAACGAAAGATTTCATGCGGACTCTATACTAGAATTATTAAGAATGATTCAACTAGATCAAGACGATACAGTGGCGTTATGGACTAAGAGACATGGTATAAAAATACCTTATCAGTTCGACGGGGTAGCCCGGTACACAACTCCTGATTTTTTGATAACCTACAAAGACGGTCGTGAAGTAGTTGAGGAAGTAAAAGGGAGAATAACTGATAGCGAGTTAGCTAAAAAAGAAGCTACCGCAGCTTGGTGTGCTGTTAATGGCCTTGGATACAAGTTTACTACGCAAAAGGAAATGAACAAGAATGGTGAGTACAGAAAATTTTTAAGAGATCGGAGAGTTAATAAATGAGGTTATTTATAGATTTTGAAATGACAGGCCTGCACCAACATACCACTCTTATTAGTATAGGTATTAAAGCGGAAAATGGGAAGAAGTTCTACGCAGAGAGCACTACTTACGATCCTAACCAGGTGGATGACTGGATTAAGGAAAATGTTATTGATAACCTATTGTTTCCAGAAGAGGGAGACAAATATCTTGAATTAGGCGATTACACCTACGTTAAAGGCCCGGAAGACGTTATAGCTATTCAGCTTGCAAAGTGGCTCACTCAGTTTAAGCAAGTAGAGCTGTGGAGCGATTGTCTAGCCTATGACATGGTACTGTTTAACGAACTATTTGGTGGGGCGCTAAACATCCCTAACAACGTACACTATATCTATTATGATATCTGTACACTATTTAAAATGTTTGGTATTGATCCGGATATTAGCCGAGAAGCATTCATTGATAACCCTATTAAAGGTGTTAAACATTCAGCTCTCTACGATGCAGAGGTAATAGAGGCTTGCTTTAATAAGTTAGTCCGTAATAAAGATTCTTACCCGTTTAAGTTATATACAAACTAGAATATTTAGAAAAATTTAAAAATCATGTTGACAAGCTTTACCACATATACTATACTATAGCTACAGAGGTTGATTAAAAGTAAACAACCTCTGATAAAAAAGGAGGAAGATGAATGAGTGTAAATCAACATAATTACATCTTGATCGGTGCAAAGGTCGATCCGAGCATAGTTACAGAGGAAGTATACGAGAGTAATAACTTCGAAATGCTTAACTGGGCTAGCCAGCATAAAACAGGGGAGTTGACCTACCTATACGATGGTATGAATGGTGAATACTTCATTGTAGGAGTTCCATTACATGTAGATCACTATTCAGAGAATGGACTCCCACTATTCGAATATACAGATAAGTTCGATTACACAATGTACGCACATAAAGTAAAGGAACATGTTAAAGCAACATTTAATCAGGAAGTGAAGCCCACACTAATCGTACTAACACACTATACGTAATTAGTACGAAATATACACGACAAGGAGGGGATGGTGATGGCTTCCAGCGCAAGAACTAAAACAAAGCAAACATTCTTACAGTGTCCGTGCTGTAACACGGTAACGCCAATTCACAGAAAGAAACGACTCAGTAAACAAAAGGCAAAAGGGCATATTAAAGATTTGTGGTGCTGGGTTTGCAAAAGCGAACAGAAGTTCGTAGAAGTGAAAGAGAGTGTATTCGAGCCTGCTTGGATCGAAGAGTTCCAATCACAATTTTACACAGATGAAGAAAGGGAGGTTAATTAAGTGAAATTACAGGTATCGCTATCTGAAAAAGAGGTTCAGGAAATCTTAGAGGAGTATTTAGCTAAAAAGTTCAAAAAGGTAGGAGAAGTGCATCTAGAAGTAGGTAAGCAGCTAAAGGGGCATTATACAGGGGAGCACTATGAAACAGTATTTAAGCAAGCAACTTGTGAAGTTGAGGTATAAGGGGGAGCATAATGAGCAAGAAAGTAGCTTTTAAAGCACAGATAGGGTCAGCGAATTATAATTTACTTTTACCATCATCAGATCAGGATTTTGTTACTGTATATTACCCATCTTTCGAGGACTTATACAACCGAGTTGACCTTGCAAAACCAAGTAAAGTAACAGAAACCGAGGATAACTCGTGGCAGGATGTTCGTAAGCTGCGAGATGGCTTAATCAAGAGCAACCCTAATACACTAGAGATTTTATTCTCAGTTAATGTAAAAGATATCCAGACACCTTTATGGGAGGAGCTACACCACATCCGAGAGGATATTGCTAAAATGAACCTATCCCACCTTTTTGATGCATCCTTTGGCATGTTTCACAATGAGATGAAGCGGTATAAGCGAGAGCTAGAAAAAGGAGATAAGGTTCGAGCAGGTAAAGCAGCTTCATCAGGGCTTAGAATCATACTTGCAATGCATCAGTACCACAAGCAAGACTTCAAGGGTTACTCAAATTGTCTATGGTATGGTGAATACCTAGATGCAGGAACAAGAAACACTTTATTAGAGATCAAAGCAGGTAAAGGTGACCCAGAGGCTATCAAGAATAAGGTAGCAGTAATGTACAAACGAGCAGAAGTTCTACGCCCTTTATTCCACGCAAACACAAAAGATGCAGGAGTGGAGAAGGAAGTAAGAGATATTGTATACCACTACACAGAAAAAGAAGTAAAAAACGAATTACTATTTGGAGGTAATTATTAATGCACGCAGATTTAGTATACAAGCAACTTATGGAGGACGTATTAAATAGAGGTAAGTTTAAAGGAGATCGTACAGGCACAGGGACTATCTCGTTGTTTGGGCCGCAAGCTGAGTACGATCTTCAAGAAGGATTCCCTGTACTAACTACAAAGAAGCTGGCAGTTAAAACTATTATTCATGAGTTATTGTGGTTCCTACAGGGAGACACAGACCTATTATCTTTATTACAGAACAACGTAAATATTTGGACAGACGATGCATATAGAGATGCACTCGCTAACGGGTTTGAGGGAACCAAGGAAGAGTTTGTCGCACATGTGAAGGAGAACCAGAACGGGTATGACATGGGGCCTATTTATGGTCACCAATGGCGTAGTTGGCCTAAACCAGACGGAAAGAGTATTGACCAGTTAAATGACGTTATCGAAGAGATCAGAAACAACCCGGACTCTCGTAGATTACTAGTTACAGCCTGGAACCCTTCCGATATCCCACATATGGCGCTGCCACCTTGCCATGTACTATTTCAGTTTTATGTACAAGATGGTGAGTTAAGCTGTAAGATGTACCAGCGCAGTGCGGACGGATTTTTAGGTGTTCCTTTTAACATCGCAAGTTATGCTGCTATTACACATATTGTTGCTAAGATGACGGGGTTAAAAGTTGGAAAATTTATTCATACTTTTGGGGACATGCACATATACTCTAACCATACAGAACAAGTAAAAGAGCAATTAGCTAGAGAACCTAGACCGATGCCACAGATTAACATCAAGAAAGTACATAAACGCATTGAGGACTACAGAATTGAAGATATTGAAATTGTTGGCTATGATCCTCATGCAGCGATTAAAGGTAAGCTATCGGTTGGGTTATAAATAGTATACACATACTGGGGAGGAACTAAACATGAAAAAAGAATTAAAAATCGCCTTATGCGGGAAAATTAGAAGTGGTAAATCTACGCTGGAGAAGCACTTAGTAGATAAGCATGAGATGACATCTTTTGCTTTTGCAGATAAATTAAAGGAGGAGTTTCACGCTAAGAACCCTAGCGTGAAACGTTTCCCTAAACCTGTCTCAGGTTACCAAACTTACGGACAAGGCGAACGAGCTGACAAGTATGAGGATATCTGGGTAGACAAGTGTTTTGCTGAAATTGAGCGTATTCGTAAGGCAGCGGCTAATTACAATATCGTCGGATCAGAGAATCCCTTTATGCCACTAGTTACAGACTTACGCCAACCAAACGAGTATAAACGCCTGTTAGAAGAAGGGTATATCATCATTCGTGTATCTGCTCCGTTAGAGGTGCGTAAGGAACGTGCTGCAGCTAAAGGTGACAATATTTCGGACGAGAACTTTGAATTTGATACAGAGAACCATGTAGATACTTTCGATGTAGACTATGATATTATGAATGATGGTACGTTAGAGGAGTTACTGTGGGAGATGGATATGGTTATGGCAACTATCCAAGAAAAAAGAAAACTCTCTATTTTATAAAAAAGTTATTGACAAGCTATAGAAAGTGTTATAGACTTAGAGTATACAAGAAAGGAGGAAACAAAATGAAAGATGAAACAGTGTATGAAGAAAGAGCTGAAAGGTTTGAAGAAGGTAAGACTAGGCTTATTACCGGTGAAACACAAGAGGAAGCACTATCTAACCTTCTTGATGAAGTAAAGAAAAAATCTAAGACATTTAATAATGAAGAGAGGAACTAATTTGCATGTATCATTAATAGCTGCCATGGGAAAGAACGGAGAGCTTGGCAAAGACAATAAACTCCTATGGCACATCAAAGAAGACTTTAACTGGTTTAAGAAACACACAAAGAATCGAGTCGTAGTAATGGGCAGGAAAACATATGAGTCTCTACCTAATGGCCCGTTACCTAAACGACTAAACGTAGTCGTAACATCTGATCCAGACTATAGCCCTCACCCGGATGTAGTCGTAATGAACAGCCTGTATAAGGTATTCGTAGAGTTCAGACATGAAATAGAAATTATGGTCATTGGAGGCGCAACACTGTACGAGCAGTGCTTGCCTCTAGCCAACCGTATCTACCTTACAGAAATAGACAAAGCTTTCGACGCAGATACATACTTCCCTGAATTTGATACGGAGCTTTGGGATCGATTCTTCCACCAAGAAGGTGTAGAAGATGTCGGTTTCAAATACAGCTTTAACGTATATAAGAAAAAATTAATTTAATCCTAGGGAGGAAAATAATATGTTATACATTCATGATGTTTGGGTTAACTGGTTTGAAGGCGCTGTAAATGGTTATGAGGTACCTGAGTTCGAAGCTTGGAGAAAAGACGATGTAGTAGAATTATTAGATCAATCTCCGTTACTATACGTTACAGAGGAGTTATTCGACTACGTAGAGAACGGAATGAATGAACTACCGAGCAAATTACTAAAGGCCATTCACCAAAAAGGATATATCAGACGTAACCATGAAAGAAGCCGGGTAGAGCATTTAGCTGTTCTAACTGATGGGCTACGCATCTTAGTCATCGATACAGATGCTATGCAAGGGGAAGGCGACGAAGAGGATATCGCTTTCTACGCCTACAAGAAGAGCCGATTAATTCCTCGCCAATACCAGTTAGTGTTAGAAATGATTGAAGATACAGAACCTACAGACTTTGGGGTACAATTTGTTGAAGAGGAAGCAGCAGAGACAACAGACGGTATTATCTTAAACATCACGAATGTACATATGATTGGCTTAACACGTAGAGAAGCAGCATTAAAAGAGTTACTAGTAGATTGCCTGTACCAACTAAGCCAATCTTCTAGCCTAGAGGAGGTACGCTACTGGTATACGGAGCTATTCCCGGGGTCTATGATCGATATCACAACGGAGAACTGGTCAATTGAAAAAATGGTATTAGACATGCACGACCACCTTTCTGAAGGATGGGATGAACAGCATGTAGCTATTGGTTACAAACTATCTCGTTATTTCCAAATGGAAGATGATTGGAAGGACACAGCGAAAGATGCATATAAAGCTACGGGGGTGAAAGTAATTTGAGTATGGCAGATGATATGATTGACGGTATGTTCGAGGAGATGTTCGCTAGAGAAAGGTATGGCGAGGAGTCTGATCGAGAAATTGAACAGCAGGAGGTAGAGGGGTATTTACACGATACTCCCCTACCCGAATTGCTTGGGGATACAAGAAAGACGTTAGAATCCCTGGAACCTTGGCAAAGGGAGCAACGCCTACCTACAACAGCACAGAGTATCTTCATTCAAGGGCTTGCTGGTAGGAAGTTATCTGATAAGCAAATAAACGCTCTAGGCCTGTTTGTTGTAAGGTACGGAGAATAAGGGGGAGAACATGAATGAGAGAACCAGCAGAGAAGCATTTCAGAATCACATATATTAAACGAGTAAATATGATTGGCCCTACTGTGGTCGCTCATAAAGAGGACTACGCATTAGACGACTTACAGGATGTACTAGACCGTTACAAGGACTTGTCGGCTAAAGATAACGTAACGTCTTTAGGAATCTCAACAGTTGAAATATACCCTGTTGATCCACAAGAGTTGCTATGAAGAAACAAAGATGGCGTAAGACAAAGAAAGTTAAAAGTTGTTTATGTGTAACTTGTAACGCAGAGGTTCAGGGTGTTCCTATTGACTATCGACCTGTATACTGCTGTGACGGATATATGTGCGGGTGTTATGCAATGCCTTTAAACCCTATCCTATGTAAGAAATGTGAAGAGCAGTTATTTGGAAAGAGAGGTTAATTAAATGATTAAATCAGAGCTAGCGTATCGTATTATTATTTCATACGACTGTGCGTTTACACATAAAGGAAGTGAAGCCGGTCATAACACTTTAGTATATAGTTGGGAAGGTAAGGAAGCAGCAGAGAATAAATACCGGTTTTTGAAGGAAAGACCTTCGGTGTCTAACTTATCATTAGAAGTAGTTACAGTTATTGAAAAGATAACACCGGAGGATGAATAAATGTCCTTTATCCTATTTTTGTTCTTCATAGTTGGTGGGTGCTTCACCCTATTCCTTACAGGTATTATAGCGGATTACAAGCTTGAGAAGGAGAGAATTAAACGATCCGACTTCATTTGCCAAGAATGTAGAGGTAAGACACCCGTTGTTATTCATACAGATAAAAAATAAGGAGGAGAAGTAATCATGAAAAAAGGCGATGTATACAGACACTTTAAAGGTGGCATTTATTCTTATTTTGGGATCGTAATCCCCAAGACAGAAAATCATGAGCACGCAGACACAACACATAGAGGATTAACTGCAGTCCATGAGCCAACAGAAAAAACCATTAAGCTAGAGAGACCACTCTTCACGCAATCATATATTTCAGACATCCAAGAGCCGTGTGTACTTTATAAGAGCACAAAAGATGGACAGCTGTGGGCTAGGCCTATTGAGGACTTCTGCGGATGGGTAATGGAGGATGGAGTTCCTAGTATTAAGCGCTTTAAGTTAGTGGAGGCTAAATGATAGTCTCCCTGGCACTCATTGTAGTGTATCTCTTCATAGGAGGTTTATATGGGATATGGTCAGTACGCACAAGACCGATGTTGTTCACAATACCTTGGGCGATCCTTATTGTCATATTCCTCTGGCCTTACTTCTTCTTAAAGGAGGTTCTAAACAGATGACAACATTCCTTATTATTGCAGGTATCTATTTAGTGATAGGCATAGTTCTTATTGCCTGGGCTGTACATGTAGACGCTCGAACATTGTGGGCACTACCTATGTTCCCTGTTATTATACTAGCCTGGCCTTACTTTCTGGTGAGGATGTGGGTCGATAAGTAGACCATTACTCAATTACGGATAACAAATACTCAGACCCTACACTATAGACCTAACTAAAACAGCTAATTATTCTTTATCTTTTCTGGTTCTAACCTATCACCTTGCGCATAGAATAAACGTGTAAGGTGATTTACTTACAGCAAACAAAAATACTTATCAAGCAAAGGGAGGAAACAATGTATGTTTAACAGTGCAATTTTCAAAGGAGTATTAATCGGAGGATTTTCATTAGGGGTAGCCGGTCTACTATGGACGGGATCAGACACAATTAAGGATACAAAGGAACTTATTGCCGACCAAGTAAACAAAATTACTCACTACCAAGAAGCCCAGGAGCTGCTTGTAGCAAAATTCGGGAACTTTAAGAAAGAGGCTGCAGCGAAGTTAGCATCCGCACAAGAAGTCATCGCAGGCAAGCAAAAAGAGATCGATAACCAACGTGCCGACATCGAGAGCAAACAAAAGGAAATCGAAGGTAAGAAGAAGGAAATCGAAGGACTTACTGCACAGAAGGGGGAGCTAGAGTCCTCTATCGGCTCTCTACAAGGTGAAATCAAGTCGATTAAGGAACAGCTTGCATCTTCTAACGGAGATAAGGATGCACTAAAGAAGCAGCTAGCGGAGAAAATAGCCGCATATGATAAAGCCCAAAAGGACTTAGCAAATGCTAACGCTAAAATTAAGAACTATGAATCACTGCTGCAACAAGCGTATGACAAAGCACAAGAGGCAGATAACCATGTAGCCAAATTGGAGGCTGAACTACAAAAGGCCAATAAAGAAGCAGCAGAGTTACAGAAGGAAGTGGATAAAGCTCGTGCTCAAACAAAAGACGCGAAACCTATGACTAAAGCTGAAATTAACAATCTTGATACGTCTTTACCAGGTACACCAGCTGCGCCTACTAACACGAACCCGACTCCTAAGCCAAAGGAACAGCCTGCTCAACCTCGTGACGATCACGAGAAGCCAGCACCTAATGTTACGACAACTAATGAACAACCTGCAACAGAACCAGAAAAGGAACCTGTAACAAACTAACTACCCGATTATAGGGAAAATAATATAATAATAGGAATAATTAGCCAGTTTCGCCAACAACCCCTTATATTGTATAGGTATCGCCATTCAGGTGCTTATACAGAAAGGGGTTTTGTTTATGTCCGTCTTTAGAAGGCTCTATAAGGCCGTGAGAGCATTTTTACGCCGCATGAAGGTAAAACTACTCTATAGCTTAATTAACACGCTTATAGGGCTTCTCACACGCCTCATGCAGTACTACAACAACCGGAAGTAAGTACCATACATACCCCCCTCGACCAGTGGTATACTACTCTTATATTAAGTAGAGGGGAGGACTATCATGTATCTTCTGGTATTGGGTGTCTTATTCGCCGCAACATTTCTTTGGCTCCTAACCGGGAAGTGATCGGAGGTGAACGCACATGCTTTATACGATTTTTATGGTATTGGTAATCCTTGTACTCTTAGGCTGGTTATTCGGCCGTCTGTAACGACTTGAATAAGGGAGGAAATTTATTCATGAAGACACCTGTAAGAAAGTCCGATCATGCTATGCTCTTAGTAGCAGCAGTTGGTTTCGTCACATATGGGGTTATCGCTATACTCTCCCCTACAGGAGCACGTAAATGAAGGCCTATAACCTGATAATGGGTGTGATTGCTACGGTGATCCTAGTCGGTATGTTTTATTGGATGGCGTTGGCTAAGTAGACATGGAAAAATATGGAAGTAAGATATAGGAGTCGTAAAATTTTTCTGGGGATTTTTAAGGGGATATAGGCTAGTCCTGAAAGTGGAAAAAGGATTCCTATATAAAGCACGGGTAGGGGGTCTCTTAGGAGGCTCCCTTATTTATGTTTAAGATACTAAATATTTTAGGCGTTCAAAACCTTCCGAAATTTCCTACCTGGGGTAGTAGGCTCACATAGGCATACCCCGTCCTTATGGGCACAAAGTAACGGGGGAGGGTATATAGACCTATTCAATTATTTTAACCAAGCTCTAACATACAGACTAGCTTACTGTCAAGCAATTTATTTAATAAACTTCATAAAAACTTTTTTCATCTGCTTATCAATCTTAGTAAACATATTTTCGTTCTGCTTCTTATAACTCTCTAACCGCTTACCGTTTGCCTCTAATGCTTTTAATACTTCGTATGCGTCTTTCATGTTCATCCGCTCCTTATAATATGTTATTTATTAACTGTCTTTATTATATCATGCGTATTTACTTAAAGTCAACAACATATTAAAAGAAAAAGGAGAAAGTTTTTATTCCCCTTAATATTCGTAGAAGTCTTCTCTATTCAATCCGTTATATTCGTAATCGTCCAGGCCTTCATAGCCCGCCTGGTGCGCATAGTCCTCTCTAGCCGCTTCTAATAGCTCGCTTATCTCGCTCATACGATATTCAATTAAATCCGCTTGTTCCTCTGTCCTAGCATGGTCTAAAGCCTCTTCTAAGCGCTCATACTTATTCTCTAATGATTCAATTTGAATAGCTAACTCATTTAATAACATTATTTATTCATCTCCTCATATGTGATAGACTCAGCAATAAACTTTCCATACTTTATATGTGGTTCATCATACACTTTTACAATCCTCATGAAACCGTATTGGCTACGTGTCTTTGTTCCTTCTTTAACATTTCCATACGGATAGAAATTATCTTTATTAATAAAGCAATCCTCCTCAGAAGGTGTACCCATAAAGTCGTATCTTAATGTAAATCTATATTGTTCACTATTCATTTTACATATCCCCTTTGTTTGAATTATTTTCGTTTAATATCGATTTCAATACCTTCCGCGCCCAGGTCTTCTATATGAGTAATATTCTCTAGTGGTACGTTAATGTTTAGCGGGCTATTTTTATTATACGTATTCCAGCTAAACACCTCCTCACCTTGCATATACTTATGATAGTTCTCCATTGATACCCATACAGACATAGTTTCCATTATGATCCGCCCCTTTTATAGTTGACCTTTACGCCTCTTTATATTCGCTATCATAACCTTATAGATAGGTTCGTCTTTATGTTGCTCTGCATGACAGTCTTCACATAGTGTAGTAAGATTGTTCATATCATGCGTGCCGCCATGCTTCTTATGCTCTATATGATGAACGTTTAACCATTCCTTAGCGCCGCACGTAGTACAGGTATTGTTATCTCTTTCAAGAACTGCGAGCCTTGTTTCCGGCGGTGTCTTATATCCTTTACGTTTACTTTCCCTTTTCTTTTTAGACTTAGCTTCTAATGTTTTAACACGTTTAGTCTTTATTGGCTTAACTTGCTTTTTGTTATCAGTGTTAATAACCATCTCAACATTATAATCGATACCACAACAGAACCTATGATTTATTCTGTGTATAACCTTTGAACACTTTACACACTTAGTTATTAATGACATATGTAATCACCTCTAACTATATTATACACTATAGCGGCGATTACAGCTAGTATTTCTTTCAAGCCTCCTTATAGCCTCATACAGGCGTTTTATTTGTTTCCTATACCTAAACCCTAGAATCTTATTTAAACCTCACCAGCGGCCTTTAAACGGCCTTAGCGGGCTTAGCTACATTGATAACACTATTACAGTTACACCAAGTACAAGCATATTCCTCCTGATCTCCTATAACCTTGCTCAATACGTGCTCTGTTCCCTCCTGGCATTCGTAACAATATAAAGGCTTTATTAGACTAATCATGTTTATTCTCTCCTTAGCGGCCTTATAGAGGCTCTATTTGATATGTTGAAGAATATAGCAGGTTATAGGAGAATATTAGAGAGTATATCGGAATATCTAGATATATAGTTAATTATATAAAGTTAATGCCTGCGTATACCTCTTGTGTGAGACAAGCCCGCGAGCGAGAGCC